ACCGGAAAAGATTTTGGCAAAACTAAAAAATGAAAAAAATATCTTATAGAAATATATTGCCTAGAGAGCAACAGACAATAACTTCTGATAAACTACCAACCATTGGAAACTCTGATTCTGCAACAGAATCTGGAGGTAGAGCAGGATATCTCTTTACCGGACTTCCGGATACTCACCCTCTTCCCGACGAACCTATGACAACAGAGCATGTTGGATTAATAAATGAGTTTCTTTCTATGGCAGATGAACTAGATGATGATGGATTAGAATCTGAAGCTGACTTTATTGATTTCTTAATCCAAAAATTTGCAGCAGTCTCTCTTCCTGCATCGGAAGAAGAAAAATATATAGAATATATTTATAAAATATATAACTCTGATATTCCAAATTCATTATCTAAAATTAAAACTTTAACTACCGATTATTCCAAAAAAATAACAGAATTGATGCTCACAGGGATTGATAAAGAGTCCTCCAAAAAAGAATCATTTGGTTCCGCACTTATGAGGGAGAACATTAATGCTTAAAAATGCACAATATAGAGAGTCGGACCCAAAATATGTTGCAGAAGAAGTTTCTAAAATTATCAGGGTAATTATCAGCAAAATGTCCATTGAATCTCAAAATAAAGCAAAAATTAATCTTAAAAATAGATTTCTAAGATTAAATTCACAAGAAATGAGTAATAAAAAAACTCCTGCTGGAGCATCAATTGGAACCAGTATTGCTTTAGTTAAAAATATATTAAATGGAAGAGATGGTTATTTTATAAAATCAGTCATAGACGAATTAGTAAGATTACTATAAGAGAAGGATATGAAGAAATACTCATCATCAACATTAACAACAAGAAGCGAACCATCGGATCATGACTTTGATTCATCAACTGATGAGATAAATTATCCAGAGAGAGGCTATCAAACTTTCAACACAACCTTTGTAAACATTTTTAATGGAGAATCTATTGCGGAACCATTTGGATACGAATCTGGAATGATAAGTCCACTAGATAATAATGCAAATGATGGTGAAGAGTTTTCAACTCCTGGGCCAAAAGAAGCCTCTATATCTACCTTTAAAGGTATGGTTTCCACTGGAAGCTGGTCATCAATAGCTACCTTTAACCTTAACCTTGACATTGATAAAATTCAAAAATATTCTTCATCCAATTCTTTTGGATTAAAAAAAGATCTTAGGTTTTCAACTATAGATAAAAAGTATGATCTTTTTTATTTTGATTTTTCAGAAATTAAAAAAGCAGATCTTACATATTGCATAAGCAATGCCCTAGCCTCATCAAGACCAACCTCTGTTGGATTTATATCCGGAATTGGTCCTGAAAATTTTGATCAAATTACCTCTCTTGGATTTGTTAAGTCCAACTCTTTATCAAGTAAAGATGTTTTTTTTCTAAAGAAAAATGATTTATCTAAAATATCTCATATTAAAATAACAAATTTTGATAAATCTAAAAAAGCAGAGTTTTTATGTGATGTTGCCATAAACCTAGAAGATAAGATAGCTGGACTTCAGCCGTATAAGTCTTTAAAATATGGTTCAGGACTTTTGTTTACTTATGACAAGCCGCAAGATGTGACCTATCATATGGGAACAGTATCATTTCCAATTGATATAATCTTTGTTCAATCATCTGGAAAAATTAAAAAGATTGCTGAAAATATTGCTCCAGGAACCTTAGGAGTATTTGGAGCATCTGATGTAGCGATGGTTCTTGAGATTTCTGGTGGAGCCAGCAAAGAATTAGGACTGGGGATTGGAGATTATGTTGAGCGGAATGTAGTTACCGCTGAAAGTATAGATAGTTTTAACAAACTATATGGAAATTATTCTTTAAAGAATAATTTTTATGTAAAGAAAGCATCGTTTACAAAAAATATTTCTTTTGGAGAATTTGAGATAATTAGCATTGATGGGTCTGGCAGTGGTCCATCAAGAATGATTAAGGCGGCTTCACTTGACTCCAAGAGTGTGGCTAAAAGAGAATTATCTGTATATAATTTTGATGATATTTTATTCTCTAATTTTGGAAAAATTAATAATTTAAATTATTCTAAATTTATAGAAAGAAAAGAAAATAACTTATTATTTACTAAATCTTCATCTTTATCTAATTTTATGGCAATTAATTCCTTTACCCCTCCTGAAGTTAGAAAAGCATTTTATATGATAAAAGAAGATCTTTCTTCAAATAAACGTGTAGTCATTGCAACTAAAATTTCTAAAGATCTAGGTATTTTAAAATCATTAATTATCAAAAGAGCATCGGAAGAGGTAATCTTTGATAAAAACATTCACTCTATAGGTATTATTTCTATCCCAACTGACCTTATAGAATTACACAAAGAAGATCTTATGGAAAGGTTTTCTTCATCATCTATCTCATATAAAAATATATCTTTAACCAAAGAAGCAGGCGCTCCAATTTCTGATGATGTAAAGTCTCAGGCATCAGAATGTGTTAAGCTATTGTCTGAAGTTAAAGATGATTTAGATGAGATATTGTCTTCTTTTAAAAATAACTCTGAACAATATCTAAAAAATAAAGATAAACAAGAACTTATTAAGGGATCAAAAGAATCTTATAATTTATCTTGCAAAAGAATTTCTAAAAAAATTGTAAAAATGCTCTTAGGCGTAAAAGACATAATAAAGAAAATGAGCGATGTAAAAGATATTTCATCTGTTGATGAGAAAATAGAATCATTATCTCTTTCTTGCAAAGAATTTGTTGATGTTGCCGAAGGCATCTTTGAATTAGAAACTAAAATAAAAGAATCAGATTTTGTTGATAAATTATCTACAGAGACTAATAAAATTGAAAAATCTGCAGAAGATGTAAGTAATAATATTAAGAATTTTTCTGATTATATTTTAAAAAATATTTTAAACAAAAAAGTTTTATCGAGGTAAATAATGTTTGTAAAGCATGGAGATAACACTAAGTCATTTTCAATAGAGAAGACTGGTAATAATTGTGAAGTTTGTAATCAACAAAAAATTAATATTAATGGAAAAATAGAATGTGGCTGCTCTGAGAATAAAATTTTTGAAAAGTCTAAAAAAATTCTTACACAGGACAATCTTTCGGCTAATTTTCAAGAAAATAAGCGAGTAGAAGATGTTTAAAAAAATAGGTTATTCCCCATCCCCCATTACAAAGCTATCGAAAGACGCAGTTCTTGCCGATCCTGTTATTGTCGAAAGAATGACAAAACTAGCTCACGAGATCAAGAGTCTTGCTGCAAAGTCTGATGACTTTCTTTATTTCTCCATTATCTTTCTTAAGTCCGCAGAATCCTCCCTTCTTGATGAGGCAGGAAATCTGAAGAAAGTAGGAAATGATAGAGCTTGGGGTTACTTTGATGAGGGCTGGAAGTGGCACGGAAATGTTAAACCACACAAGAATAACAACGGCGATATTTTTCCTGAGATTGAATTAAAAAAGGCAGCATCCAAATGGATCGGAATGCCTCTCTGCAAAGATCATGAATCATCCTCCGTTGATGGAATCAGAGGTATCATTCTCGATACCTATTATGATGATAAGATGAAGCAGGTAGTTGGTCTTTGTGCTCTTGATAGAGTAAATTATGGAGATCTTGCTAGAAAAGTTGAAACTGGCGTAGTAAGATATGGATCAATGGGTACCGCAGTAGAAACCTCTGTTTGCTCTGATTGTCAGAATTTTGCAAAAACTGCAAGCGAATACTGTAATCACGTTAAGAGTCGCACCGCTTGGGGAGAAGTAAACGTAGGACTCAAACCAATTGAGTACAGCTTGGTTGTTCAACCTGCAGAACCCGGTGCAGTTCTTCTTCGTTGCATTGCTTCACTTCAAGACTATAAGAAAGAGTTTTCTAACTATGGCGTTCAGAATTTTGATGAGATGCTTGGAAAGCTTTCTCTCGATCAAGCACAACACCTCAGTACTATAGTCAAAACTGCTTGCGGAGAGGAGGGATGTTCTCCTTCCGAAAGAAGAAAAATTATTACATCATTTTTAAAAAACAACAGCTTTTTAGCTCCACCAATTAACGAAGAACAAAGTATGACCTCCTCTTGGAGTGATGCTCTTCGTAATCCCGGAGAATTTGTTAGCCATAATCTTGATGGTGTACCAGATTACACCGGAACTGATGGTAGCAAGGGAGTTATTGCGTCTGGCGTAGAAAATTCAGCCGATAGAGGAAATCCATTTCTAGGAGATACGATTCTAGATAATATTCCCGATATTAACGAAACTGTCAAAAGTGCCTCTCAATTAAATGAGGGCAGGAAATCTAAGTCTCTAATTTCAACAATCATGGAGGATATAATGACCGAGTCACAGCTCAAGAAAAGAGCAGAATTAAGAAGAAAACTAGCCTATCATCAGGGTGGAGCAGACGGTGTAGAGCCAACCGGCACCTACAAGTCCAAACCATTCTCTCACAACGAAGATAAACACATGAAGCAGACCAAGACCATGGGTAGCAAAGATAGCCTCTTCCCAGGCGACGAGCAGAAGAAAGAGAAGCTTTCTCGTGCAGATCTTGAAGAGCGTCAGATGCGTCGTGTTGCTTACTTCCAGGGCGGATCTGAGAAGGCAGCTGAGCCTGTAGGCTACAAATCTAAGCCATTCTCTTACAATGAAGATAAGCACATGAAGCAAACCAAATCTATGGGTAGCAAGGAAACTATGTTTCCAGGCGATGAGAAGACCAAGCAGACTCTCAAAAGAGCCGCTTATAACGGTCCATCCCTCAGCACCAAACTAAGCTGGCCAGTTTCTCCTGCCGGTGGCATCAACAAGTCCGCTGCACTCTTCGAAGTTTACGCTGGTGATAGGAAGGTAATTGCCGCAACAGGCCACGAAATCTTCGGTGATGAAGTTGGTCAGAATTGGGGTTGGTTTACCAGCAAGGAATACGGTCAGGAAGTTTGCAAACAAATTAGAACTGCAGGTCTTAGCCAAGTTGCCGTACTTCTTAAGGGTGCACAGGCCGTAGACCCAGCCGCACCAGTTCCTCCTCCTGCTCCTGCCGATATGCCTCCAGCCCCTCCAATGCCTGATATGGGCGGTATGCCTGATATGGGCGATGAGTCTGAAGAGGGCGAAGAAAAGAAGTCTCCAAAAGAAGAAGTTGAGGAATCTCTCACAGTAATGGAGAGTGAGATTGATAAGGTCAGAAAGTCTCTACAGAGCCTCACCGGCGGTGAAGATGTTAACGTAAATGTTAATGTTGGAAAAGAAGAAGAAGAGGGCGGCTCACTTAAGCTTTCCCATTCTGTTGCACGTCAATTAAAGACTGCTCTAGCTGAAATGAATGAGTCTGCTGACGAACTCGCCATGATTGCTGAAACCTATGAAGGTGCTGGTCGCCTTTCTTCTAGCAATAGAAGAGAGCTTGACAAGATTGCTACAGCTTCTCTTAGAGAGGCATCAAGCCTTATTGGCCAGTCTACAACTCTTACCAAAATGGCAAGAACACTCTCTGTTGAGCTAACCAAGGTTGCAAAGATTGCATATGCAGAAGATCATTCTTCAATGGCCTATGATTCCGCAGAAGATTATGCTGCAGATATGATGGGCCACATGTCTGATGATGCTGCAGACATGATGAGCCATATGTCTGATGATTCTGATGACGATCTTGCTGATGATTCAGATCATGAAGATGATTCTGTTAATGACCTTATGTCAAAGGCAATGGATTTTAGACGTATTAGAAGAGAACAAATTGTAGTTGAGGCTGCTAAAAAGTCCAAGAAGATGGATGAAAAAATGGAGAAGCTGAGAGCCTCCAAGAAGGGTGATAAGAAAGACGAAAAGGCTGATAAAAAAGACGAAAAGAAAGGTGATAAGAAAGACGAAAAGCCTGCAAAAAAGAAGGCATTTGAAGAAGTTGAAATGTCAAAATCTGCCGGTCTTCGTGATATGGTAAACAATGCATTTCAGACCAAGAAGGCCGAAGATGAGAAAGACTCCTACAAGATTAAGCTTCGTAGAGCTTACGATGTTGCCATAGAGATGCAGAAGAAAGGATTACTTCCTATCAGCAAGACTGCTCTTGATAAGCAAGTAGATGACATCATGGACTTTGATGATAAGGCCTTTGAAGCATTCAAGAGAAGCGTTGCCTCCGCCAGAACAGTAGAGACAATAAAGATTGCAAGAGATCTCGGCGGCGTTAATGTCGGCGTAGAGTCAACTGCAGATCAGTCTTCATCTAGATCAACTGCAGAACTACTCAGCATGCTCTGGGAATAAGGAAATAAAATGAGAAAAATTGCCGCAGATTTAATTGCAAATGAAATGTTCGCTCTACTCAAGAAAAATGCTTCTTTAGAAGAGAAGGTAGTGATGGAAAATCAGGCTGAAGATGACTCTACTGAGGATAACTCTACTGAGTATGATTCTGCTGAGGATGATTCTGATGAAGAATTAGAAGACAACCTTGAGGATTTTCTAATGGCAGACGACGAAGTAGAGGATGACGTCTCCTACGTTGATGATGAAATAGACAATATGAAAGGTATGTCTAACGATCTAATGAGACGCTTTAATGGCTCCGATGCTATGAATTCGGATAAATCCGATGATAGCGCTGACCTTATGGCTTCCGCCAGTGATCGTCATCTCATGCAGGGTCTTGGTAAAATTGAAGCATCACTTCGTCGTAAAGGCGAAGGATTTGCTGCAGACCTAGTCCGTACTACCGCCCTCAGCATCCAAGAAGATATCGTCAAAGAAGCTTCTCAGAAGACTTACGTTTTAAGAAGTCTTATAAAGATGGCATCCAATCTCGACCGTAATGGCGACAGAAAGGCAGCCTCCCTGGTAAAGGCAACTATCGCAAAAATCAACAGATAATAATTTTTCTGTAGATTAAAAGAAGTAGGGGTAGTAACATACTCCTACTTCTTATTTTTTTGCTAATTAATAAAGATTACTTTGGAGATACCCAGTGTTAAAAGTAATACATTCCGGAAATGCCATGCCTATGTCACTTCCTGTGGATCCAACCGCAGAGTTTCAGCCCGGAGCATTTGCCCAACTTAGAGTTATCGGCAATGATATAGTCGCAGGAGTTTCTGACGGAACTGCCCCCATCGGAATTATTGATGATGCCAGAATTGCGGCATTTACAAGATCTCAAATTGATGAGATTGTTCAGATTCAAGTTCCTGCAGCATCAATAGGTGTTGATACTAATGGAAGGCTAGTAAATACTGTAGAGGTTAGTAGCCCACTTGAAAATCCACATTTAATTCAGTCCAGCTTTATTTCTAACATCTCTGTCTTCTTAAACTACGTCAATGGCATTGTTACAGTTCCTGCTGGAACAGAACTAAATTATGATTTTGATGGCGATGGAACAAATGATGGATTTAAAATTGTAACTAGCTATATATATCGTATTTCAAATAAGCCCGGAGATGATACAACTCTATCTAGCGGAAGAGTTACCATTCACTATCAGCGCGGTATTTATGCAACAGATCAGTTTGATACAACTCAAGCCTATCCTCTAAATGCAACTCTATATGTTGGTCTTGATGGACTTTTGACATCAAAACAACCTACAGAGAATCATCCTGGGATTGCCCTTGTTACTGGCCCTCCTGCATCTACCCAAAATAACTTAGAATTTTTGCTTCTATAATATTAAAATAAAATAGCTAATTAGCAACCTACTATTATTTTGCTAAGTATTTAACACACGGAGAGTTGTATGTTTAAAAAATGGCCAAAAGAAGATAGAGGCTCTTGGGAAAGAAGCGAAGTAATGAAAGAGCTTGAATCTCAAATTCTTGCAAAATATGCTACAGTAGAGAGATTTGCTCAGGCAAAAGTTAATCTTCCAGATACATCTAAAATAAATGAAGCCACCAAGGCGGTTAATGATTTTAATGCTGCAGCTGGCAAACTATCAGAAACAATGTCCGGTTCCGCAGATGATGGGGCAGTAGAAAAGAACTGTACTTGTGATAACTCTTCCGATCAAATGTGTGCCGCTTGTGGTGATAACTATGCTGATGATGAAGTATCCATGGCCAAAGATGAAATTATTAATGAGTTACAAAGAATGGCTGATGAAGCTATTGGTATGAGAAATATAAAATTGGCATATAAAATTGAAAGAACTATTTCTGAGATGAAGGAAGAATAAGATGATTAAAAAGACTGCATCATCTGAGATTTTTGATATTTATGCATCAAGAATGATTTCAAAAAGAGCATTGCTTAATAAGGCTGCTGCATCGCCTGTTGGGGCTTTAAAATATATAGAAGAACTTGCTATAGGAGCCTCCAAGGTAGGAGCAAAAGAATTTGAGACAGCTACAATTGCGGCCCTTGGAAATCCCACAGCCAAAGCCTCGTTAAAAGTTATATCTGAAGCAACCGAGGCTGAAGCAAAAGGTCTTACAAAAGCTTTGGTAAATTCTTCAAAAATAACAGAAACATCAACGTTAATTCTTGCAAAAGCAGAGCAGTGTGGATATTCTGGTCTTAGCAGCTCTGATGACTTTTTGAAGGAGTTTTCAAAAGACTTTAAGGCTATGGGCGAAGATATGACAGTTTTAGGAAATACAGAAGCAGAATTAGCAGCCTTTTATACTAAACATAAAAAAGCAGTAGACTTTTATCAATTACTAAAAAAAGATCCAGAACTACTTCAGGCTTTTAAACAATCTTCAAAGCTAGGAGAACAACAATTATTACAGGGGGGCAGAGCAATTTCTCAGGCTGAGGCAGAAGCAGCTCATACTGCCGGTGGAGCAGCAAGAGAAGGCGCTGGTATCCTTGGAAGATGGGGGTCTAGAGCAACCTCCGCTGGAGTTATAGCCAGTAAGGTCATAGGTTTGGCTGCTTTGATTGGAGCAGGTGCCTTTTTAGCTAAAGGATATGACTCTCCAGTAGGAAAGGCAATAAGAGCCATTTTTTCTTCCCCTGAGTCCGAAAGACACATTAAGGCTGTAAAGGATGCAGTAGACTGTATCAATAATATAGATCTTATTCCAGGAAGCCCTGCGGTGGCTGCTAGAGAAAAAATAATTAACAATATTGATATTTTCTCAAAATATGAAAGTGTAAATAACATTACTGATCAAAAGGAACTTGTAGATACCGTAGATGCTGCAGGAATAGCATCTCAGGAACTAATGGGAGATGCCTCTACAGAAGGATCTTTCCAAAACTTCTTAGCCATAATTGCAGAAAATCCTGGAGATAATCTTTCTGGATATTCAGATCTACAGGCCGGTGGGGCTGGGGCGGTGGCAGGCGGGGCCGCTGGGTTCTTAATGGGAGGTCCAATAGGAGCCGCAATAGGAGCAGGACTAATAGGAACTGCCGGTTGGTATGCTATGTCAAAATATTATAAAAGCGAAATAAATTGCATTGGCAATGCTGGGGATGGAATAAAACAATATAACGATCTATTTAAGTCAGTACTAGAAAAAGAAGGAAAAGAGACTTCTCAAAGATCATCTTCCTCTCAGGGAGCATCTTCCTCTACCATAGGAGAAACCAGTGCAACTCCCTTATTAGAAAATATGGTTGGGGCAATGAGTCAGGAAAAGATTTATAATGTTCCTGGTCTTAAAAATATATTCTTAAATGAAAAAAAGATTGTATCAAAAATAGTCGAAGAATATGGAGTTACTGAGGCATCAAGATTAATCTCTGGAGCAAATCCAAATATAGGCCTTATATTAAAAACCATTTCAAATCCTAATATAAAAGAAACTATAAATGCAGAGACAATATCCGCAAACAAAGTTCTGCAGGATTTAGCAAAGGCAATTGTCTTTGGGGCCAGAGCTGCAGGAAAGTCCAGCCCGCTTTCTTCTAAAATAATATCTCAATCAAAAATAAAAGAAGATAAAATGAAAAAAGAATCAAAATCTATTAATAATCAGGAGTTATTACGAAAAGCTGCTCAAGCAAGAGTTTCTTATTTTGGAGACGCCAATTTGGGTCTCAAAGATCAATTAACCAAATCATATTATGCTGGCCTTACAGGTATGTATAATGAAAAACCTCCCAAGAGACCCTCTGACTACAAAGATCTCTACGGCTTTCAAGAAGAAACCGGACACGATCTTATGGCAGAGAGTCATCCAAAGTCTGTTACTTTAGCAGATGCAATGGGGAAGGGAGGATTGGTAGAAAATAACTTAGAGCAACAACAGAAGTCAATCTATGTTGCTACAACCACACCCAGTGGTAATTTTCAATCTAAGTACGCCCAAACTGTCAGCTATCTTCAAAAATTAGCTAAGGCAGCTGACAGTCAAGGCAAGAAAGAAGTTTCAAAACTTATCAATCAGACAATTCAAAAACTAAAATAATTTAGGAGAATTTTAATATGGCACTCAAACCCCTCACACCTGGCTACCTTCCACTCGGCCAGTTTGACCTTCTCGATAGCTTTGCAGCCAACTTTGTTGGTGGCGAAGTCGGCGTCTTCACCACACTAGAGTCTGGCGATTACTACGCCGCTGACGCTGGTGGCTCCTCTATCACCCCAGACGTAAAAGTAACTGGTGGATCAGTCGATTCCGGCGGCGGCCTTCTTTACGGATTAGTTGACGAAGGATCCTCTGGTTACGGCACCTCTTTTGGCACTGTAATTGGTGGAACTGTCGGTCAGGGTACTGGCTTCGCTTCCGGCGTTGCTTCCTCTGGCGCATCTGGTATCGTAGTCGTTGGCCCAAGAACCTCTTTCGGCTCTGGCAAGGCAACCCTTTGGACTCAACCCGGTCTTTATGGCATTACCTCTGATGCTTTCCTATCTGCAACTGTAACGGACCTTCCAACAACCGTAAATACCAAGCTTTATGGTAAGGTAACTGGCGGAGCAACTGCAGGTAAACTTACCAAGGTTGATACCTCAAACGGTCGTCAAGCAGCAGTATTTGTAAACACTGTTTCTGATGGCTCCCTAGTTTCCACCTCTGCCGCAGCCGCTACTGGCTCAGCCTCAACCGCTGAGTACTACGCAGTTTACCTCTTAGGCGTATCAGCTTAATTAACATAAAGATTAGGAGAATTAAATATCATGTCAAACATCTTTAATACACACGGCGAACTTAACGCCGGAAACGTCAAAGAGGCCCTTCAGCAGATCGTAAAATACGCTTCTATGATTGAAGAGCTTCAGCCATCCAATGCAGTAATCGCTTCTGGCCCATCACTCAATGATGACCAGCGCGACGAAATGATCAAGCAAGCACTTCTTACTCAGGAAGGCAAAGTAGCTCTTGGTCAGGCAATGGCAACCCCAATTCGCCGCAACTTAGACTACTCAGGCGTTGGCCGTAAGGCTCTCGTTGTCGATCCACTTCCACAGGGCGCACTTCCAGTCTACGACCGCGACATCGACGTTGCAGCCGTAGTCATCTCTTCCAATGGTTCCGCTCCAGAAAGCCGTGTATTCGGTGACCGCGTAACTGTTCCAGAGTTCGAAATCGTCAGCAACCCAACCGTCCGTATCGCTGAAGTCAAGCGTCGTCGTTTCAACGTCATTGACCGTGCCCAGCAGAAGGCTCGTCAGGAAATCCAGGCCCAAGAGGACGCCAACGTCTTTGCAGCCCTCGACTTCGCATCTGACACCACCAAGGGTGGCGAGAATAGCAATCAGAGACTTGACCTAACCGACACCACTGTCACTGGCAAGCTCTCCAAGAATGGTATGCTCTCCCTCAAGCGTCAAATTGACCGTTGGGACCTTGTTACCTCCAAGTACTTCATGAACATCAATGAGTTCACTGATATCCTCGGTTGGGAATCTGCAGGTTCCATAGGCGCTTCTCAGGTTGACCCAGTCACCCAGAGAGAGATCCTTCAGACCGGTCTTTACGGTCAGATCTTTGGCGCAGACATCATTGTCTCCAAGATTGTTCCTGCTGGCAAGGCTTTCGCCACCGCAGAGCCAGAGTTCGTCGGTGTTATGCCTGTTCGTCAGGACATCGAAGTTCTTCCTGCAGACGAGCCAAAACAACTCAAACTCGGCTGGGTTGTCTCTGAGATCATCGGCATCGGTATCGTCAACCCACGCGGCGTTGCCGCTGGTACAGTCCAGGGCGCAGAGTCTATTTAATTAATTAGGTAGATACCTCATTGGGCCAGGTAGGGAAACTTACCTGGCCCTTTTTTATGCTAATAGATTTAAAATAAGTGGTGTAAAATGAACAAAACAAATATGAAAAATAGAATTAAATTTTGTCCTGCTTATGAAAAAAAAATTCTAGAAGCAAAACCCTCATCAGTCTCTAGAAGAGATCCTAATTTTATTGATATGTCTGATTTTAAAACAGATAATATTATTTCTGACTTTTTTGAATTTGAAAAAGAGCTATCAGAATTAAAGGCATCTAATAAAACTTCAGAATCAGATAATGATAAATAAATTATTATTCATTGATAATGACAATGATTAGACTCTAAGATACTGATGATATCGTGTTTTCTACTTATATTTTATTAATGTTATTATAGCAACAAACCGATAATAAAGAAGTGGAAATATGGAAGAAAAAACTTTTATAACATCAGATCTGTCACTTGCCGCCTTTTTAACAATGAAGGGGATTTCTCTTCTTCGTTGTACAAAAACTGCAACTGGAAAGTTTGAATTTATTTTTGAAGATCCAGAGGATAAAGCTCCTGGATTATCAATGAATTATTTAAATAGTGATTTTTGTAAATTTGATAATCACGTTAGAACTCTTAAAAAAATGTTATATAAAAATTAAAAATAATTTTAAAAAAGTAATTTTTCTATTAATATTATGCTACACTTGTAGCAGTTTAGTCATAAGTTAAGTTCAAACAATAAGTATTTTGGAGAACAGCTTTATGGCAAGAGTTTTTCAAACCGGCTTTGAATTTCCAGGATCTGGAACAGTCATTGCCTCTGGAACATATTCTGGAACTCAGAATATAGGATCAGGCTATGTTCCATCGCTTGGACTTCCAGTAATTTCATCAGCAAACCCAGTTCATAAAATACCAGCAGGCTATTCTGGTGCACTCACATCACATAAGTCTATAAATGGACTTGGTGGCTCATGCTTTCTTGTACCTTACGGTTCTAGTACAATAACTTCCGTTGGTAACTTTTCAATACCAATATCTGAAGGGTATATCTCATTTGCTTATAAGCCAATAAGTACTTCTGCTGGATATAAGATAATAATAAAAAATTCTGCTGGAAATGCAATATTTCAAATACTACATAATGCCGGCGGATTTTCAATTTTAAGTTATGCAGGAGCCTCTCTTGCATCATACTCTGCAACAACAATAGACACGACTGTTTGGTCATGGGTCTCTATTGACTTCAAGGTACATCCAACTGATGGCTATATAAAAGTCTATATAAATTCAATGCTTGGATCGTCAACACCGACAATTCAAATAACGGGTTATGCGTTTGGTGCAACAGTTGGTGCATACAAAGCATCAATAATTGACATTTATGGTCTAGCAATTGCCTATGCATATTATGTTGACGATCTTGTTGTAAACTCAAAAAGCATATCATTTATATCTTCATCTGGAGCAGTATCCGCTGGAAATACAGTAACCGGATCTACAAGTGGAGCGACTGCAATAATAGATTATGTAGAATTATCTGATTCTACATATGGAACAGCAGGAAACGGAAGATTGACAATATCAAGAATAACAGGTACATTTCTTGACGGCGAACAGATAAGCAATGGTTCTGGTTGGACATCAGCAATTCAGCTTGCTGGTGGTGGAGAGGCTGGACTAGATTTTAATTCTGCAAGACCATCAGAGACTTTTGTGCTTGGATTATCGCTTTCTGCAGACAGGGTTATAGAAATGACAGGCTCTGATGGAAATCAGACAAATAATTATGCCCTACTTAACGAGCAAATTGCTGATGATACAACATTTGTTGAGGCACTTGGCGTTTCTACTGCAATGGATCTTTATGAGCTTGAAGATATAATACAAAATGCAACTGTAATATCTGCAATATCAATAAATACAAGACTTAAAAAAGCAGGAGATATAAATACTGCAATTCTAGCCGTCGATCTAAATGGAACAACACAATACTCTCAAGGAACTCTTGATATTTCAACAAACCTATCTTATAAAAAAAAGCACTCAATTGTTGACATAAATCAGGCAACGAATGATCCATTTTCTAAGCAGGAGGTAAATGATTTAGCAATAGGTATAAGATTTAAGTAGGAGGTTAGCATGGCTGGAGATGCTAACAATTCACAAGCATTCATTGAGGTTTCTTATGTGGATCCTCTTGGTGATGCTTGGCTGGGAGCTCAAATATTTGCAGAGGTTGGAATTGAAACTCCAATTACAACTGGCACTTATGGCTCTGCAGCATATACAGAAATTGCAATAGTAGGAGAAAATGCTGCAGTAGCTAGCAAGATAAACTTAGAGATTTCATTTGACGGATCTTTAGGTATAACTCAGTCAAATTTTGCGATTGAAATCGCAGTTCAAGAATCAGTTATAGACCCAATAGATCCTAATCAAGGAAATAACAATATGGCAAGAGCATTTAATACTAAAATTTCAGGTGATCAAATCACAGTCGAAGCCCGTGCTGGCGTCGGCACAGGTGGTATTGACACCAATGATGCCGGAGCCCTTAAGGCTGACTGGTCTGTCGTTGCAGACAAATCCTCCGTTGAGGCTGCAATCTCCGCTGAGGCTGTTACCCGTGGTTCAGCCGACACATCCCTCACAACTCGCGTAAGCTCCGAAGAAGTAACCCGCACCTCTGGCGATTCTTCTCTTACAGTGGCAGTTTCTGCAGAAGCCTCTTCTCGCGTAGCTGGTGACAGCTCTCTCACTGTAGCAGTTGCTGACGAAGTATCTAATCGTACCGCTGGTGATCTATCCCTCACTACACGCGTCTCTTCTGAAGAGTCTGCTCGTACCGCTGGTGATTCCTCTATCGCTCTAGTTGTCAGCGCAGAAGTTTCTGCCCGTACATCTGGCGATCTCTCCCTCACCAATCGTGTTTCTTCTGAAGAGTCTGCTCGTACCGCTGGTGATTCTTCACTTACAATCGCTGTTTCTGACGAAGCATCTTTCCGCGTATCTGGCGATCTCTCCCTTACTGTAGCAGTTTCTAACGAAGAGTCTGCCCGCACTTCTGGTGACCTCTCCCTCACCACCCGCGTTTCCTCTGAGGAGTCTGCTCGTACTGCCGGTGACTCTTCACTCACAATAGCTGTTTCTAACGAAGCATCTTCTCGTACATCTGCAGACCTCTCTCTAACTGGCCGCGTTTCTTCTGAAGAAGTAGCTCGTGCAGGCGCTGACTCTTCTATCATCGTAGTTGTTGATGCAGAGACCTCCGCTCGTACATCCGGCGATCTCTCCCTCACTAATCGTGTTTCTTCTGAAGAGTCTGCTCGTACCTCCGGTGATCTTTCCCTCACCGGTCGTCTTTCCACCGAAGAGGCTGCTCGCGATGCTGGTGATTCTTCACTCACGATAGCTGTCTCTAATGAAGCATCTGCTCGTACTTCTGGTGATCTCTCCCTCACCAACCGCGTTTCTTCTGAAGAGTCTGCTCGTACCTCTGGCGATCTCTCTCTCACAAACGCACTTTCTTCTGAAGCTTCCGTTCGTGGCTCTGCAGACGTATCTCTTACAACTGCAGTCTCTAACGAGGCCTCTTCTCGCGTAGCTGGCGATAGCTCTCTAGTTGTAGCTCTCGATCTCGAAGCATCTATCAGAGGCTCTGCTGACACCTCCCTCACCTCCCGCGTCTCTTCCGAGACTGTTGATCGTGCTGCTGGTGACTCCTCTATCATTGTTCGCGTAAGCGTCATCGAAGCCGGCCTTGTTGCCGGTGTTACATGGATGGGTTCTTACAATACTGTTTCTGATCTAACTTCTGCAATGATTGCACTTGCTCCAGTACTCAAGTCTGGTGGACCTGCTGCATTCAACGCAGCTGGCGGAACAGGCTCTGCAGTAATGGAAGGCTGGGCATACTACGTCAAGGGTGGTAACGACGCATACATCGTTGTTGCAGATCCAGATGGCGATCTCTCCATCTCTGGTTGGACCGGCTTCTCTCTCGTTAAGTTTGCAGACTTTGCCGAAATGGCAGGAATTGAGTCCAGCATAAACTCCAGAGTTTCTACCGAAACTTCTTCTCGTATTTCTGCTGATTCATCTCTCACCAGCCGCCTCTCTTCTGAAGAATCCGCTCGTACTGCTGGTGATTCTTCTCTAGTTGTAGCTCTCGATCTCGAAGCATCTATCAGAGGATCTGCTGATTCCTCCATCGTTGTAAGCCTCTCTTCTGAGTCTTCTAGCCGTGTTGCTGCTGACGGATCTCTCGCTACTGCAGTCTCTAACGAGGCTTCCAGCCGCGTAGCTGGTGATAGCTCTCTAGTTGTAGCACTCTCTGATGAGGCTTCTCTCCGTACTTCCGCTGATAGTTCCCTCACCAGCAGACTCTCCTCTGAAGAGTCCGCCCGCACTGCTGGCGATTCCTCTGTAGTAGTTCTTCTCGATGCTGAGGCTTCCCTCCGCACTGCTGCTGACTCCTCTATCATGGTTCTTGCTTCTGCAGAGACCTCCAATCGTATCGCTGCTGATGGTTCACTCACCACCAGACTTTCCGATGAAGAAGTTTCTCGTGCAGGCGCTGACTCCTCTATCATGGTTCTTGCTTCTGCAGAGAAGTCCGAGCGTATTGCTGCTGACGGCTCACTCACCACAAGACTCTCCTCTGAAGAATCTGCTCGCACTGCTGGCGATTCCTCTGTAGTAGTTCTTCTTGATGCTGAGGCTTCCCTCCGTACTTCTGCTGATTCCTCTATTGCAGCTGTTGCTTCTGCAGAGAAGTCTGAGCGTATTGCCGCTGATGGTTCTCTCACAACTCGCCTCTCCTCTGAGGAGTCTGTCCGTGGTTCTGCCGATGTATCTATAGTTGCAGATCTCTCCTCTGAAGCAAGCTCCCGTGTTGCTGCTGATGGTTCCCTCACAACTCGACTCTCCAATGAAGAATCTGCTCGTACTGCTGGTGACTCTTCTCTCCATGTTTCACTCTCTAACGAATCAGCCTTCCGTGTTTCTGCCGATGGTTCCCTAACCACTCGTCTTTCCTCTGAAGAGTCAACTCGTAATTCAGCCGACGTATCCCTCACAACTCGTGTTTCAACCGAGGAATCAGCAAGATCTTCTGCCGATCTTTCAGTAATGAATGCACAGAAGGATAGACTCTTCGTTGCTCGCGTAGGTACATCTGGCTTTGCTGCCGCATCATCAGCTGATGGTATTGCACTTGACACTGTATCTGGAACATTAGTGAAAACAACAAACTTCAGGTTTGTAGAAGACGTTATTGAACTCAATCTTGGAACTGGTATGTACTCTGGTAAGGCAGGATTCCCTGTTTCATTCCAGGTATACATCAACGGTGTTCTACTTCGTCCAGTCATGGATGGCGCAACAAAGATTAAGACCTTTGAATCACCATCCTCAGTATCATTTACTGGAGCAACTGGCGAAGGTGACTTCGTCTTCTACAGAGCAGTCGGTGTTCCTCCAGCTTTTGCAACTGGAAAGATTCACTTCGCATTTGCTCTCAAGGCCGGCGATGAAGTCCAGGTTCGCTACAACAACGGCTAATCTTTAGTCTAGGCTGAATAAGCCGGGGGAGCGAGAGAAGTCTCGCTCCCTTTTTTTGCTAATATATCTTCTATATTTTAGGAGATATTATGAAGGCAAAGACAAAGTTATCTGACTTAATTTCAAAAATGAAAATTGCAAAAGAAGAAACAACAAAGGCTGTAGCTTATTCTGAAGGGTACCTAGATTGCATAAAAGATCTTCTTGGTGATGATTCAGGTGATCTTAGTAAAATAATGATGGTAAAGTACGATGGAAAAGTAAGAGGCGAGGTTTATTCTGAAATACTACCTGCTTTAGAAGATTTTGAAAAAGATGATAAATTTAATTCAAATGTTGCAATAGAAGCTGCAGAGGAAGAATCTTCTGCAATGCACCCATCGGACCGGGCCAGAAGCTTCCTAGAGAGAATAGGGAGGGCATAATATGCCGATATTTATAAAGCCACGAGAACAGATCTGCAATGAAAGAGCAGATTCTGATGCAGACTTTTATTATAGTCAATTTGCCGATCTTTTGATGCAGACAAATAATGAAGAAAAAGATATGGAGACAAAACAAGAGCTCGTTAGGCTTTATAAATGGATTGCCAGGTATAAAGTCTTTGCATACAATTACCATACAAAAAACTATATTCCAGGTGATGATATGTACCTAAAGAAAGAAGATGCTGCCGCATTTGGTGGTGGACCAAAAATTCCAAGAGCACCATTTTTACCAGTTTTTGAGGAAATTAAATAATGCCAACAATAAATATCTTGACAAAGAAGGCTCCCTCTGGGGTTACAATTACCAATGGTACGGCAACAGACCTTGGAGATGCAATAATAAGCTCTTCAATAAATGGTGTCGTATTTATGAGTGAGGATATATCAAAGCAGATTGGCTATTCTGGAAACTTTTTTAATACATCTTATAGTTACTTAACTCATAGTCTTGAAGTATTTATAAATGGAATGAAACTTTCTCCAGGATTTGATTACGAAGAAAATTTAGATTCAAATGGATTCAATTTAATTGAAATAAACGCAAATTTTCAAAAATGGATTAATTCCGGAACCTGTATAGTTGTAAAATATATTAAGGTTAGCTGATATTTTCAACTAAATCTATATATCCTTTTATATTTTTTTCATTCTCCACTGAAAACTTAAACAAAACCTCTTCTGCTGATTTTTTATAAGAAGTAATATTATCATCGTGAGTTAATATTGCTTCTTTTATTTTTTCAACACAAGTTGTTGCATCAAATCCCTTATAAAAATATCCGGCATCCATACAGGCTTCGCTATTATGAATTACTGGTACGCCGGTATATAGCCCCTCAAGAACTAGATAATTTAAATCACAGTAGAACTGGTGAGATAGTATCGTTCCGACAAATCCTTTTGCTAGCATATTCGGCATTGGGTATCTTGCCTCTACCGATAATTTTTTGTTATTAAATAAATCAAAATTGTTTGCTATTTCTTTAAATTTTTCATTTTCTTTTAAGGAAAGGCCATTAAAAATCAAAACTTCTTTAATTAAATCTTTATTTTCTCTTTCTAATTTTTCAAGAGATATTATTGGATAAATTGCTGTTTTTATAATATTTATATTTGATTCAAATATTCCAATTTTATTTATATTTTTGGAGTTTTTATAAAATGGATCAAGCTTGTTTTGCTCGCAATATTTATTAAATATTTTCGGATCCCAAATATATGGACAAATACTGACTTTACCTTTTGATGTGACTTCAACAAATCCTTTAGAAAATTCAAAATGTGGAGAAATCCAGGTATCTAATCCTCCTCGATTAACTGCAGGATAACTTGTTGGATTTAAAATCATATCTTCTTGCATTAACATTAAAATATTTCCATAGTTTATTGTTAATACTTTTACACCATTTTTTAAGGCATAATCTAGAAGACTATCTGTTACTGAATAGCAGACCTCAATAACAATATCGTATTCTTTTATTGTGTCCATATTAAGAATTTTTATTTCAAATTCTTCTATTTTTTTTCCGGCCTCTTCAAACTGAGAAACTGCATCAACTTTGTAACCACATTTTTGTAGTAATCCAATTAAAAAATAAGAATTTTGAGTTAGGCCATTTGACCAAATCCTAGAAGAGTCTTTGCATGTAATTGCTATTTTAAATTTACTCATTTTATAACACTCTCTATAAGTTCTCTTGTTCTTTCTTGATTTTTTTCATTATATATAGAGACATCTTCTAATTTTGCCTCATATGATTCTACATGCTTTAGCTGGTCAAAATCTTCTATGGCAGCAAGAAGCTGATCTGATCCTATATTGATATTAAACTCTGGATAATAATATCCTACATCTTTAAATAAAGGACTATTGTGAACTAAGGCTCTTTTATAAAAGAGTGTTTCTAAATATACATAATTTTGTTCGTTAAAAAGCTGCGTTGACACAATCGTATTTGCAAGATTTTCTTTAAATATTTTATAAAAAGGATATCTCGCCTCATAAGAAGAAATTTTATTTTTATGTATATTTAAATATTTTATATAGTTTAAAAATACGTTATTTTTTTCAAGCATTTTTGATCCAAAACAATAGACTTCTTTTACTAAGTCTTTATTTTTATCATATGCCATATCACAAACTGCAAGAGGAACCATACAATTCTTTAGAATATTCATATTTGGCTCTACTATTGCTATCTTTTTAAAGTCATCTTTTTTTACAAGCATATCTTGATTATGAAAACCACCATCATGTGTTCTTAATATTGAGGAGTCCCAAATATAAGGAATTACTTTTACTTCAGATCTCGTAAGAACTTCTATATAATCTTTAAATTTATAGAACTGTTCAGACACCCAAATCTCTCTATTTCTGAATGGCAAATTTGTTCCTGTTGCCATATTTGCAGCATCAGAATTTTTCTTAATAAATTTTTCTAAATCTAACATAAAGTTATTTCCATACTTTATAGAAATAAGTGGCTTGCCTGTACTATTGTAATAGTTAGTTAGTTTATCACTAAGTGGATGAGCAACTTCTAAAATAATATCAAGTTTTTTAATAGAGTATATATCTGCCTGTTCAATTGAAACGTCTAAAAGTTTTTTTGCTCCAGGAGATTCTGATATTAAATATGGCTCATATTTCATATCTTCTAACATTTTATATAGAAAATATATGTTTTGGTCTAACCCATTAGACCAAATACTTGCCTCATCTCTTGTGGTTATTCCAACTTTTAATTTGTTCATGTTGCTCTCATATATTAATAACTATCCCTAATAGTAGGTGAAATAATAATGGCAACAGGAAATTATCTACTAGGTGCTACAGTCAAAATTCCAATACAACTCACAATAGACAGTATTCCATATTCTGGATATACTCCTATTGTTGAAAAAATAATAAAACCAAATGGAACACTTGTCGCTGGTCTGCCCATAAACTCTACGGTAATAGATGAAAGTTCTGCCATGTATTCTTTCTCTTTTGTCCCAGATCTTGTTGGAGATTATATTGTTATAATAAAAAACACAATAGACGGACAGGATTATTATGCTCATGATAATTTTACAGTTACAAATGGAATAAAGTCAGCACCAAGGGCGGAGCCTAAATAATGGCAAATACAAGAAATAAAGCAATTAGAGGACAGGATGTAGTTCTCTCAATTCAATACTACGGTATTGACGGTCTTCCTACCAATACTGACGCTACACCAGAAATAACAATAAAAGACCTGCAGTCAACAACTGTTATTGGACCAACTTCTTTGGGAGTATCTAGAGTAGATATAGGCTTATATAACTATACCTATTCTGTTCCTAAGCTAGCAGACAAGGGAAATTGGTCTGATACCTGGTCTGCTACAGTCTCTGGAATAAATGTACAGAACGTTTTTCAATTCCTTATAGTTGATGAGGCATCTTCTACTGCAGGAACAATTCGACTTGGTGACGATGTTGCATTTGATTTTAATGAGGCAGAACTATTAGGAATAAATACTCTGCTAAAGTTTCTAAAAGCAAGGCTTAGAAATGATGGAAAGAAGCCACTTAGAGACCAATTTGGTGCAATAGTATATGATGCCTATGGAGATATTGTTACCGAAGAATGTAATGTTTTTTCCGATGATCTTTTGGTCTGCTTTCTTTGCCAGGCTTTATCAGAATTTAATATGGTTCCATTCTTTACTGGATTTTTATTTTCCGATCAGGTCATCTACAAACTATTTGCAGCGGCAATTGTCGAGGGAGCTTATGTCTTTGCAGTAGCTTCTCAGGCCTTAGTAGAGAAGGGAAGAGATTTCACAATTAGTGATGGTGGGCTGAGTTATCAGCCACCAATGCTCGGTGATTTTTTACAAAGTCATTATGGAACATGGCTAACCAGCTACAGAGAAAGATTGAAATTTATTAAGAATAGCATCAGACCTGGACCAAGAAGCTTTGGAACTTATAGCAATCTGAGCAGTGGTTCTCCCGCTTTTACGCGCCTTCGCCATGTTCGATCTAGACAGGTTTATTAGTTCCTGGCGAATTATTGAAATCTATTAATATAAAATCATAATGTGAAGGATGGTGCATTATGAAAAAAAATAGTTATCTAAAGAATATCTTAACAAAAGAATTACTTGAAAAAGAATTTGCAGAATTAAAAAGTTCTAAAGCTATAGGAAGAAAACTTGGTATTTCTGGAGAAACAATCTCGCGTTATATGGAAGATTTAGGATTAATTCCAAATAAAAAATTAAGCTATAATTGTAACCACAATATATTCTCTATTGATACGGAACAATCATTTTATCTTGCCGGCTTTATTGCTGCTGATGGATGTATTAAATCCAAAAAAGGAACAACAAGCAGAAGCCTTTATATTGGGCTATCAGGTAAGGATAGGTCGCATCTTGAGAAAATTAGGGCTGCACTCGGAGCAGAGCATCCAATTTGTGACTATGTGGTAAAAAACTCAAAAAAAAATTCAAACTGGAATGATTCGCCCGCAAGCTCGCTGACGGTCACCTCCGCACAAATCTACCAGGATCTCCAGCGTTTCAATATTACGGAAAGAAAAACTCACACTCTAACCTTTTCAGACTGGATGAAAGATCATCCACTTCGCCACCACTTTATCAGAGGCTATATTGATGGAGATGGATCTTTCTACCATGCTTTAGGAAAAGGAAAAAAGGTCAAACAAGTTTTCTTTTCTGTCAGAGGCACCGCCCAATTTCTCACCTCCCTCCGCTCCATCTTAGAGGCCGATCTTAATCTAGAGGAAAGAACAAAAGATATAAGATTCAACGGTGGCATTGGGGTTCTGGAGTATGGCGGAAATCGACTCTGCAAGGCTCTGGCCGAATATCTCTATGAGGACGCTACTATCTGCCTTGAGCGAAAGAAAGAGGCTGCATTTGCATTCCAGGGCTGGGATACGAAGGAGTTTTTTGAGGACAAGGGAATCTCAAAAGAGGTCCTTGAGGAATCATACTTGAGAACTAAAAGCATTTCAAAGACAGCCGCAGAACTAAAGCTAACTATGGGAACGACCTATAATTACCTCTTAAAAAATAAGATTCAAATCTTTGAATCTCCGCAAGCTAAGAAAGAAAAGCTTTCATCAGCCTGCACCCCAGAGGCACTAAAAGATTCTTACAATAATCACAAAACAATTTCAGGTGTAGCAAGGGAATTTGGCATAGGAAAAACAACAGCAACAAGATATTTAAAGTCTGTGGGGATTATCTAATACTAATATAATATCGATATAGACTATGGATCCCTTAAACTTAATAATAAGTGCTTTAATTGAGAAAGGTGGAATCTGGGGAGTAATCGCCTCGGCTCTATTCTTTTGGAATATTCATAAGGAATCATCCCTATCAAAAAAAGAAAATAAAACACAAGACTCTATAAAGATAATTCAAGAGAGCACCGAGAAAAAAGAAAGGGAGCTAAAAGAAGCTTTTGAAAAAAAAGAAAAATATTTAAGAGAAAAAATAGAAGAGCTGGAGAAGATCATAAGCAACCAACAGGAAACAGTCCATAGACTGTCTCGGGATATTTGTGATTTGGAAAGAGATAGAGTAGAGGATCTTAAGGAGTTGTTATCTGAGTACCATTCTACTGCTTCCGCTACACTTCAAGCTCTAGAAAAATTTGAATTTTTTATAACCAACAGCAAGCGGGTGTAGATCGTGAGAAATTTAAATATTTTAGAAAATAAAGAAATTTTTGAGTTAAAAAAGAAATGTAAAGTAGTACAAGAGAAGATATCTAGAGTAGTTGAGAAGATCCCTGTTGGAAATACAAACATTATAGAGCTTAATTTAAAAAAAGATAGTTTGCAAGATAACAAAGAGCGTACAAAAGAAAATGATCTCCCCGGAAACATGCACAATTGAATATTTAGGGTTTGAGAAGCCCAAGAATCCTGATGAGCTAAAGATAGAGATTGCAGGCTTAGAGCACCTGATTGCAAAGGCTGGAGAGAAAATTGCCGCACTAAAACAGAGTTTAGTTTTGGCAGAGATTATAATTGCTGAAGAGGCGAGAGGGGAGAAAAAATGATTGAAATTTTTGCAGCAAAAAAGAAAAAGTTAGAATCTAGAACAAAATTAGTTGCAAGGCTCAAGCAGTTTTTAAAGGCAGATGAGACTTTTCAAGATCTCTGCAAGGAATATGGTCAGAATACTGGTATTTTAGAGGGGATTCCTGTAGTATTTACTAGTGACTTGGATGTTACGGCTAAAACTATAGACGCCAAGGTCTTTTTAAGCTCCTCTCTTCTTGATGAAAAGATGGAAATAATTGCAAGATATCTTCTTCATGAACTTACCCATTGTTTTCAGCATATGAAAAAAGAGGGCGAGAAAAAAGTTAAAAAAGAAAAAATTTATCTTAATCGTCCAGAAGAACTTGAGGCTTTTCAATATCAGATAAAGTTTGATGCCGATAAAAGATCTGATAAAAAAGTTAATGAATATGTTAATGATTTGCTCTCTTATCATAAAATTCCAAAAGAAAAAAGATCAGGAAAGAAAGAAGAGCTAATGAAAAAGATGAAAGAATAGCTATTAATATTCTTGCTCTACTTTGGGAGTTGGAATGATTACAATTACTGGAGTCGAGCCAGCCGCAGGATCGAAAAGAAATAGTAAAACATCCTTGATTGAGTTTACGCTCAAAGACGAGGATGTCTCTGGAATAAATTCATCAACCCTAATTGTGGAGATTTCCGGGGTTAGAGCCCTTGAAGGTTCTACCTTTGTTCCGGGATTTAATGGACCATATTCTGAGATAAATATTGACGTTGATACTTTAGGCGTTATTATAAATTCTGAGGCAGAGTTTATAGAAGATTCTATTTCAGAAATAAAAATTCAAGTTCAAGATTATAATGACAAATATTATAACTTTAATTATTCTTTTAAGATAGTTAGTCATAAGCCTTTTATTTTTCTGTCAACTCCCCAAGATGGTGATAATCTTGTGACTCCTCAAAAGTTATATTTTGATGTGCGAGATGATATTGACAATATTAACGCTGCAAGCCTGAATATATCTTTAAATAAAGCTCCAGTGTATTCCTCAGGATCTTTTGTAGCTCCATTTAATGGAGTTCAGAGTGCAATATTATCTAGCACTGGAAGGTTGGAAATAACAATAGATAGAGATGAATTTATCAGAGACGGAAATTATGTTCTTAAGTTGGAAGTGGAAGACCTCGCCGGAAATAAATTAAATCAGAATATAAGATTTTCTGTTAAATATACCAGTGTTGTTCTTCCTCCGGTCTTTCCTCAGGGTGGATTTCTTGGATTTTACCAAGGAATGACAAAAGTAGTTGATGTGGGAAATGGCACAGACATTGATCTAGAATGGTCAACTCCAATTTCCAGATATTATAATAGTGATGTTAACGTCCTAATTTATTATTCTACAGATCGACTCAGTATCTTTGATTCTTCTCCAGCATATTTTGTAGAGCAGGGGTTAACCTCTGCCACCATAAGTGGATTAAAAGTAGGTACGGGTTATTATTTTGCCGCAAGAGTCATGGAGTCATACCGCAGCACAATAAATACCTCTGGAATGAATGAAGATTATCCAGGCTTATTCTCAGTACCCCCTAAGACATTCCTAGCCTCAATTCTAGAGGCAGATGGATCTGTTGTGGAGGTAGAGGATACCTCAGGATATCCAGAAGAAGGATTTCTTCTAATAGGAACAGAAGTTGTAAAGTATAACTCTGTTGATAGAATAAATAATAAATTCCTGATCCCATCAGGAGGAAGAGGCCTAAATGACACCACCGCAGTCTATCACGACGTAGGTGAGGACTCTGAACTATTTCTTCTATGTCAGGATAATAATAATGTAATTATTTACGGAACAACAACTTATCAAGATCCTGTGTCAACAGGAAGGCAGGATAACTCCGTAGGAATAATTGTTCCAGATTTTTCAGATTTTGAAAAGATGGAGCATGATGGTCTTGATCATTGTGGGTACCATAAGGCTCTACCGTGGGAAGCTCTAAACGGAAAAAATGACTGTGGAACATATCTAGGTGGTGTTTATAATGGATTTAGAGGAGTAGATATCTTCCAAAGGGCTATGGATAGAGAAGAAGAGTTAATGGAGAACGTAGGTGAAAAATGTGTTCTTTTTAGAAGAAAATGGTCAGGAGAAACTTGCAGCTGTGTCACTCTAAGAAGACAACATCCAAAAATCAGAAGTTGTAAGTTCTGTTACGGAACAGGGTTTGTTAGCGGATATGACCAAATATTAAATACTAGAAGAGCCGATAAGAGAGTTATGATTAGGTTCTATGAGGCTACTGAAGATTTAAAGTTGGGAGATCACACTCACCTTATGCAGGATTTTCAACCTACAGCATTGGCCTTATTTAAGCCAACGGTAAAAGATAGAGACCTTATTGTAAGGTTTGACTTTACTGGAGATATAGAATATATCTATGAAGTTCTAAATGTAAATAGAGAAAGATTTGTCTTTAATAAGTACGGAAGACAAAAACTATCTATTATTAGATTAGATAAGACTGATATTCTTTATCAGATTCCTTTTGAATTATAAATTGGAGATTTTATGTCTAAGAAAATTATAAAAATAATGAAGTTGTTCAAACTTGCAAATGAAGAGATAAAATCTGAAGGAATTATTATCAATAGAGATTCTTTTCTTGCTGCGTTAAAAGGCCTCAGCTCAGAAAGACCAGTTAAAGTCGAACAAGTGATAGTTTAGGTATAGTTATGTCAAAATATATTTCATTAATAATATTTGCCTTATTTAACTATGCTTTTTTCCAATGTTTTTTTGAAAAAAAAGATTCTATGGAGAGCAGCAGTACAATCTCTCAAGAAACTTTTAATCAAAATTCAGATGAGAAAAACTTAATAATATTTCAAAATAATATTTTTGAAAATAAAGAAAAAATAATATATCTATATTAGAATATAAAGCATGTCAAAAACAAAATATCCAAACCAGATTGATACACCATCAGAACTTCCGATAGTTAGAGATAATATATTTGAAATAGGCTCTGATGCTATCAACTCCTTACGCTCAGCGATTATCCAGATTGAAAAAACACTGGGAATAAATCCACAGGGAGCGATAGGGATGACGGTTGGTGACAGAATCTCCCAATCGCTTGATTACTCGGGAAATATAAGAAAAGAGGCCTTGGATATTGCCGGAATTATAAGCGGACCAGTTTATGATGACCAAGTTTCCGAAGTGGCCGCAATAAAAGAGACAAAATTAAAATTAGATTTTCCAACAAAAATTCTTCAATCGGAAATATCCTATGTCTCCTCTTTAATTGATGAAATTCAAAAACAGATTGAGGAAATTTCTTCTAAACTTTCTGCACATTTAAGTACTGATGCTATAAACAGACATTCAGCAAAAGCAATATCAACCACTACAATTGCAAATACTACTTCTTCATCTGGAGTAAGGGAATTTTCAGCATCAAACGTTCAGAGTGTGCTGGAAGGAATTTTTTCATCACATATAAATTATGATGGAATTGATATTTCATCTACAAATAATTCACATTCTGCCTCACAGATTTATTTTGATAATACACTGACTGCAGATATTTTAAGTAATGATGTTCAGGGGGCAATAGAAGAAGCTTCCGCCTTCTTAACAAAAGGAATTGAAAAACATCAAGATTTATTTCATTCTAATGGATTTTCAAAGACTGCATATATTTCTGATAAGGAAAATTCTTCTTATGGAGTTTTGTTATCAGAAAATTCCACAGTATCTATTTTACAAAATTTAGGAGAAAAGCCTTATTTTGAAATAACATTAGACTCCATGATCTCTGTCCCTACGGAGGGAGTCGGTATCGGAGACATTATAGAACTAACTGTTAATGGAGTTTCAAAAGAATATCAAATATATAAAGTTCAAAATGATATTGATTCTGGAGATATCACGGGATTTTGGCTTTTTGGAATATTTTTTACTACAGAATTTTCTATTGATGCCAAGATATTCTTAAGAAGACACAGATCTTATAATTCAATAGGTCTTCTTGCATCAAATAGAGAAAATTATGGTTTAAGTTCCTCTAGTATCATTCAAATTATAAATCCAGATGCTCCTTTCGTATCTTCCTTTGAAGCAAATCCAGCAGAAATTACATCTAGCAATAGATATTTTAATATAAAAATCAATGGAACATCCTATTCTTTTGATGCATATAGTCTAGCGGCATCTACTCAATCTATTGATTCCGTAATAAAAGCAATAAATGAAACTGTAGATCAGCTTGGATTGCCAATATTAGCCTACAGGATAAATATAGAAAGCGGCGGATCAGAAATAGTAATTGCTCACAACATATCATCACTTGATGATTCCTTATCTAGCCTAGAAATAGTAAGAGTTGACGGAGCAATTGATTCTCTAGGTCTTTCATCTTTTGAGTCAAAAGTAATTTATGGGCAACCAGGATCATCATATTATATAGATGGAAAGCAGTATACCGGACTTCTTAAGAAATTAGATCTTACTGGGTTTAATATAGATGCTAGTAGAATAATAAGCTCTGGTGCCTTAGGTATAGACTTTACATCATACAACATAAAGAAGGGAGACGTAGTCAATATTATTGACTTAGATGTAAAATCATACGAAGTAGTCTCAATATCTACATCTTCCATAACGCTTTCGTCTAGACAGCTCCCATCAGGATTTTCTTACTCCTCCGCTGGCACTGCAAGACTCGTCATCTACGAATCAACTATTAGCGCTGATTCTTTAGAGTTCTTAAGTGTAGGCATAGTTGATGGTAGCGTGGGAGTTGGAGCTTCCTTACTTGAAGTGTCCTTAGATTCAAACAGAGGTTTGAATTTAAACTTAATTTTAGAGCAAGAATCTGAATTACTTGTTGATAAATCTATATATTCTGTAATTAATTTTTACAATCCGGAAAATCTAGAATCCGTTCAAATAAACTTTGAGAATACAATTGATAGTTGTGTTGAAGTATGGCTAGACGATAATCAGAGTAGAAAAAAAATAGTTGGTGATTTTAATTATTTAAATTTAAAATCAAATATAAAAAACTTTAATTGTGATATTTATATTCAAAATAAATCCGAACTATATAATTATGCGGTAGGAATTGGAGGATCTTTTTCAAGAAAGATTTATCTGTCAAAATCAATCAATAAGGAAAATAATCTCCTAATTGCTGCCGTACATTATTCAAATTTTATAGGAAAATTTGATGGTGGAATAAATGGCGCATTATTTGTCTCAAAACTTAATATTGGAAATCTTGGTAAAAAAGATTTATCAACAGAATTTAAATCAATTTTATTGGAAACTCCAATAAAAGAGCTAAGAAGCTCAGGGTTTATCTTTGGGTTAGAAACAACAGAAGTAGCGGGACTTGATGGATATGCCAGCGGAATATATTTAGTATCCATCTCAGATGGCGTCTGCTATGTTGATGGAAAAAGATTTGAAATATTAGGAGGAACAGCAATCTATTCCGGAATAGATGCATCCACTTATGACAAACTATATGTTGGAATTAATTCTTATGGCAAAATAGTTTTTGCTCCACCAGATCCAAACTGTTTATATCCATGGGAGGAAGAGAGCACTCTTCTTGTTGCAACAATAGAAAATGATGGAGCTAATTTAAATATAGTTGATCAAAGATTATTTATAGATAATCTAGATTTGAAATTACTAAACTCTATTTCAGTTAGTCCACAACCCGGAATGGGACATTTTTCTGATTTCAGCAAAGCTTTAAAATATGCAAAAAGATTTTCTCAAATTTATTCAAAAGCTGGAATTCCAGAGATTTATTTAAAATCAGGAACTCACAACATAAACCTTGAAGATACAACATCTTTGACTTTATCAGATTGGTTTTTAGATTTAAACATATCTGGCTCAATATCAAGAAAAAATTATTATAATAACTTAATAAAAAATGGAATCTTTATAGATTTTCCAGCCTCAATTAGAGGAGAAGGTTCTTCATCTGTAGTTGAGATAGTTTATAAATTAACAGCATCAGATCAAACTGTAAATTTATCTTCTGGAATATTTGTTGCAGGCCAGGGATTTAATACAGGAAATACTTCTGCAACAGTTTCCCATACAAGAGTTTCTTCTGGAAAAGTATCACTAAATAATTTTTATATTCAAGATGGTTGGATATCATTATCCGATATTAATTTTTTTGAAAATATAAAGTTTGAAATAAACAATATTATTTTTAATAATTTAACAGTATCTACCGCAAATAAAGAGGTATTTTATTTTGGAACAAATTCATACTCTGGAATTGTATTATCAGAAATTGATAATATCACAAATATAAAAGGAAATGTAACAGTTACAAATTGTTCATTTATTACTGGTGGAAACGTAAAAATTTATCCAGATACTACTCCATCAAGGTATTATTATATTTCTATAATAAATTGTTTTACAAGTTCAAGCAGCGGGATATCTACTCCCTCACTAATTGATGCTTCAAGATTTCCAAGTAGTAATAAAGTATATTCATTATCAAATATAACCTCACTAACAACACCTAATGATAGAATATCATCAAACCTAACAATAGGAAATAATCTTTCAGTTCGCGGTATTGCAGTCTTTACAGGTAGCTTGTTAGCTACATCAATATCTGCAGGTAGCATAGTATCCTCTGGAACTATAACTGCACCTTCATTTACTCTATCATCATCTACCAAGGCTCTCAGGGTAATTCCAATTTCTGATTTTTATCCAGTATTACAGCTTACTGCAAGTGGAACATATACATACTATGGAGTTACATTTGGGTCTGGACCAGGAGCAGGGCTTAATCCACCTGGCGTATTACAGTTTGGAACATCTGGAACATATATATGGATCAATATTGATCCATATTTAATAAACAATGCTTCAAATATTACATTTGGAATGGTATGTTCCAATTCATCTGGCTCATCAATTATAAAGGCTGGATTATATGGCATTTCTTCTACTGGATCAGGAACATCAATAACTCTCATTGGAGAATCTACAGAAACTGTATCTGGCACATTACGAGAAGAGGTTGTATTTTCCACTATTTCAACAACAATTACAAAAAATAATATGTATTATTTAAAAATAAACAAAGATACTGGCACATCAACAACATATATTTACAGAATTTCAATAGCTGAGTCATATAATAATAATATTGAAACTGCCTTAAGTGTATTTTAGTTATTAATATTAAAAGAATGTTTATGAAATCAAAATACCCAAATCAAATTGACACTCCATCAGAACTTCCAATAGTAAGAGACAATATTACAGAAATAACTTCTGATATTGTAAACTCATTAAGATCTGCAATAGTTCAGATTGAAAAAACTCTAGGAATAAATCCACAAGGAGATGTTGGTCAGACTGTAGCTCAAAGAATATCCGGCGTAATAGATTCTTCTGGAAATTTAAGTGCAGAATCAATAGACCGCGCAGGCTTAGTGTTTGGACCAATATATAATGATCAAATAGCAAACGCTGCTGTAATTGAAGAATCAAAGTTAAAATTAAATTTTCCAACTCAAATTCTTCAATCAGAAATTTCTTATGTAAATTCTCTTGTTGACGAAATACAGCTACAAGTAGAATATCTCTCTGCAATAATTTCTGCTCACGTTAATCTTGAATCAACAAATAGACATAAAGCAAAGGCAATTGCAGTAGACTCTGTCCTACAGATAACGTCAACTACCGGCATAAAAACACTGGTTGGTAATAATCTTCAAAATACGTTATCCACCATTGTTCAGAGCCATTTTAATTATGATGGTACAGGGATTAATTCTGATAATAATTCACATTCAGCCAATCAGGTTTATTTTGATAATGAAAATGTGTCCGCAGTCCTAGACTCCTCTTCCGTGCAGGGTGCTATAGAGGAATTGGCAGGCGGAAGCGATGCGGCAATAAGAAGGAACTTGTCATATTTAACAAAAAACGGAGTTGTTAGATATGGAAATACAAATGATGCTTTTTCTAGCAAATCTCTTGAGGAAATATTAGTCTCATCTTCTAGAATATCATTCTCAGAAACATCATCAAGCACATCATCTATATCATTTGATCTAACTCCATCAATTACTAAACCAATATCAAAATTTGACATCTTAACAATCTCAAGTGCAATATCAGATTTAGACAATAAAAGTTTTTATATATCAGAAGTAATTGCAAGCGGAGATACCTTAGTAGAAATAAAGGTATATGGAAAGCTTTACAGCAGCTCTGCTGGAATTGCATTGGGAACAATAACAAAAAATAATTTTAAAAATCTTAATCCAAATGGACTAAATTCAACATTCAGACTAAGAAACGGATATTCTAATACCCCAGATGTAATTGTTGCAAATCCAAATTCTGCAACGATAACTTCATTTGGGTTAAGAACAGATCTAATTATCCCAACCTCAGATTCTTTTAAAATTCAAGTTGACGATTATTCTGAAGTTACCATATCTTGTTATAATAGTGTTTCTGGAATAATTCAGACAATTGATTCAATAATTGATAAAATAAATGAGCAACTGGTCGCCAATCATTTGGCAGCCTTTGCATATAAGACAAGGCTTAAGAATTGTTATGAAATATCAATAGCTCATGTTATTCCAAATTTTAGCGGAGATATAAAAAATAGAACTTTAAAAATCTCTCCAGCCGATACGAATGATGGATTTAGCTCTTTAGGTTTTTCATACTTAGAATATGAAACTTCAAAATATGAAACTATTCAAGGCTCTTTTGGAAACTCTACCTTTATAAATGGAAAGTTATTTAGAGATTTTCAAAAAACAATTATATTATCAAGTTTAGAAGCTTCTTTTGGCTCCGGATCTGCTAGAATAAATTCTTTAACTGATGACTTTTTAAATTTAGATATTAGGCCTGGAGATTTGGTAGTAGTTACCGGATCATCTGATGTACAAGATGACGGTTTATTTTGCATAAAATCGGTCTCTATATCTGAAATGATATTGGATGCTCCAACGGGATTTGAATTTCTAGGAAGCCTATCCTCTTCATCTTCCGTCTTAATAATGAGAAGCTCTGCCCCAGTTTCTGAGCTAAACTTTGAAGAGGTTGATGGGGCGACCGGCCTTATGATGGTCGATGTCTTTGCAACGGAAGATTCTGATATTTTTTACTCCAAGAGATTAGAGATTAGTAATGTACTATCATCTACTGGATTTTATGCAGTAATAATTGATGTTTCAAGGGACTTTATAAAGTCAGGAGAGACTTTTTATCTAAAGATAACTAGTTCTGGTATGGCATACCTAGAGGACTCCACCTCAAATACAGGCGAACAGATTTTTGTAGGAAATTATCTAACCACACAAGCCGATGGAGTATTTAAGGTAAAGTCTCCAGATGGCGGATCTTTTGTAACAATAAGAGTTTTTGCCACAAGCAATCCAACTACCAGCCTAGAGTGTACTATTCATGGAAACTATGAAGTTGCCAAAAATTCTCTTCATTTGTCCAGATGTCTTTTTTCAAACGCAACCGGCAGAATATTTGGATCAACTGTTCCAGCAACAATTCCATCCATAATTGACAAGAGAAATTTTGGAACAATAGATATTGAACAAATTTGTCCAGCATTTGTTGAGAGATATATTGAAGGACCAAGAAATGAGCTTCGTTCCTCTGGTGTTATATTAGGCTGTGAACTATCATTAGTATCTTTATCTACAGATGATATCGGAAATTACGTAGAAATTAATGTATCTTCCGGGGTATGTATTTCATCCGGAATAAGAGTAGAATTTTCAGGGATACTTGGATTTAAAGCCAGGGTTGGAACACTATCTTATTTCTGTATAAATGAAGCAGGATGTATTGAGGCTGGAGATCAAATTGCTCCAGCGTCAGGAATGTTCATTGGAATTTCTCCATTTATAAACAGAAGAGTTACTCATTTAGCATTTTTAGATATTTTTGGTGAAATTAAAGATTTAAGATTTTTTATCAATAATCTTGATGGAAAATTAAGCCATAATATTATTGTTGCAAAATCAGAATCATTAGGTCACTTTACCGATATTCAAAAAGCAATAAATTACTGCTCATTATTTTATCAAGTTAACTATGGTAGAGATACCGATAACTATACATATTCTCCTTCTATTTTAATTAGAGAAGGAGAATATACTATAGATGCTCCAATTATTATAGAAAATGATATAACAATTAGTGGAGTTGGAAAAAGTACGGTATTAAAGAGAGGAGATAGTATAACTAATTGCTCAAGATTTGCTACTACGCCAGATCCTCTAACCTCAATTTTTATTATTGGAAATGGTCCAGGCATAGTTAAATCTTATAATACAAATGCTTCTTATTCTACTTTTGATTTTGGAGTAACAATAAAAGATTTAAGCTATTATTCTCCAACTCTTACCTCCGCCTCTAGAACCTCCTTCTGTATATTTCAGGGTGAAAATGGCAGTAGTAGTACTTCATCAACCTTTACTTTTCAAAACATATCTGCCACCGGCGCTCCAGAAAGAGAAACTGATGCTACAATAGCGGAGTATTTCTTAGTTGTAGCAAGAATAAGCGCAACTAGTGGTACAGAAGTAGACAGAATTGACAAAATTTCTAAAATATTTATTACTTCAAACTTTATGAAGAGAATTGGTGCTTATCATAGTGGCAATATTCCAGAAAATATAGCTGTAGATTTTACAAATCAGTATATTACTAGTGCGGCATTTGTATCAGATATACAGGACATAATATGCACCTCTAATATCTGTGTGGGCATCGCCCCAACTACGGGCGAATCTTCTTCAATATTAAGAACATCCTTCCAGTATGCAAACCTTTTGGGTATAATAGAGGCATCAAACGTAACTAGATCTAGCTTATAGTGGGTGCTCATGGCGGGAGAGGAAAAGACAGCTCTAGAAATAATTCTAGAATTACCATCTATTTTGAAAAAAATAGAAAATAAAATTGACGTATTAGATACAAATTTAAAAATATTAAATACAAAGCTAAATAAGATTAAAGCTCAAGAAATAATCTCAGACTCAAAGCAAGAGATAAGGCCTCAAGCAGCACAAGCACAAGCAGTAGCCGAAGATCAGACTAAATCTGAAGGTACAATGCGCCCTACCGCAACTCCAGGGCCAACAGAGTCTGTATCTGGAGGTATGCCAAACCTAAAACCAATCCAAAAACTAATACTTGGCTCAATAAAGGTATTTAGTAAAATAAAAACATCATCAGGAAAGGCTGTTGATGGGATGACCATAAATGTATTCGATAAGGGAAATGAGTTAATAAGAAACTTGGTCTCTGATAAAGAAGGTTATTGGGAATGTAAGCTTCCGCCAGGAACCTACTCCATTGAAATGGTTCATCCAAAACTAAAGACAATAAATAAAGAAATTGAAATTAAAAAAGATATGAAATCTTACGAGGTAACGTAATGCTGATAATTAAGGTTGACAAAAAAGATCTTCATGAAAATTTTGTTAAAAAAACATTTAGTTTAAATATTATATCTTATGTCAAAGATTTATTTAAAAATGAAAAATTAAATATAATTGATGATTCTAAATCTTTAGAGCTTATTACTTCTGATTTTTCTCAGAAAAATGATGGTAGTGCAACTATTGAATTAACTTTTAAAAAAGTTATAACTATTAATAATTCAGATACAATAGATAATCATGGCCTAGATAGAATTGTTTCTGAAGTTAAAAACTTCTGTGATCAGGCAGTTAAGATAAATAACTATGTATATTTACCCTTAAATATGAGGGAAAAGAAGAATGCCGATACTAGACCAAGCATTACCGGGCGGATCTAACGGGGACCACAGAGTCTTCTCCGATTTTTTTGCAAACAACTATATTGTTCAGAATGTAGCTATTGTTCAGCCAAAAAATCTATTGATCCAGTCCCTAAGAGATCTTTTTAGAAAAGATTCTATATTTACTTATCGTGACGATGAGTATGGGTTTCCGCTTACTCCAGATTTAACAGGAAAACCTCTAGATACAGAGGAATCTACAAAAATTCTTATCTCTGATATTTATCGTTACGATGTAAAGTTCTTTCCAGCAATAACTATAAAACATGATGGCGGATCTTATAAGCCAATTTCTTTTAATCAAGAGGGAACTTATAAATATAGAGTAGACTATATAGAAGATGCTTATGGTGGAAGAAGAAAAATTTCAACCCCAACACATAAGGTGTACGCCGGAAGATGGGAGCTTAACATTACCGTTGGAGTATATTGCGAAAGCTCATCTGAACTTCAAGAGCTCATAGATATAACCACCATGGGACTACAGTATGTCCTGTGGAATGATTTAAGGGCATCTGGCTTATTTATTCAGGGACTATCAATAGGTGGAGAGTCGGCCGAACCATATGCCAATGATTATATTTATTCTCAAAATATAACATTAAGATGTCTATCAGAATGGCGCGTTGAAATACCACTTGAAAACATTATTGAGAAAATAATGTTTTATTTTGATTCAGTAAAAACAGAGACAGGAAATGGTGACAGTTCTGCTAATTCTGCTGTACTAAGATACAGTGACATTTTGGAACTTACTAAAATTTGAACTACTAATAACAAATAGTCTAATTGATTTTAGATTCGGAGGTTTTTAATTATGGCTAACATTCCAGGGATAAGCGGCTACGTACAGCCAGGTACTTTTGCAAGAGACAGAGTTGTAACTCGTGGCGTTTCAATACCTGGCGGTCTTCGCATTACCTGTATTATGGGAGAAGGCCTCAAAGAAGAGGTTATTATTGATTCTGCTTTTGGTAATGGTCAGGACGGCTCTGCTGATTGCAGCCCTACCGGAAATGGCGATAGCAAGTATTTTCAGCTTGCAGAAGCACCTGTGGTTGTGGGAAGAACAAGAGTCTACCTTAACGGCACAGAGCTTTATGGCACAGAAGGTCTTGTAGACGGAAGTTCTTTTTCTAGCAAATTCGACTTTAAACTGGATCCAGATTCTGGGTGCATTGAGCTTCAGGGAGCCTCAATTGGCGACCAAAATGGAAAGAATTATTCTGCATCACCCTCTAATGTTGGAAACGGATCAATTGTAGATCTTCCTCCTTGTGGTGATTACCAGCTAATCTCTCTAGTAGACGCAAATGCCCTTGCAGAAAGATGGACAATAAGATGCGTTTCTGTCATTAGAGATTCTCTTGGAAATCCAATTCCAGGCCTTTCTACCTTTACAGTTTCCGGCTCCGTTTCTGGGCAAATAAAAGATTCTTCAGGATCACCAATCCTATTCCACGGAACAAATCCAGCACTCTTTAACAGGAGTGGTGGTGCAATCCCAGGAACAGCAGATATGTGTACTGACTCCTATGTTGTTGCGGATGATACCGTATACGGATTAGGATCTGCAGATGTCTCTGTTGATGATGCATCTCCAGGAACCACGGATCGCTTTCAGGTAAATACAGACTTAGTAAGTCCCGGCCAAGTACTTGTCGGAGATCATCTCTGCATTACAGCAGATGGATACAATCCTGCTGATGGAATTATGATTAAGTCACTTTCCTATAGCTCTGGAAAGACCACCATTGTTCTAGAGACAGATACTCTTGACTCTGATTTATCTAATGTTTCTTGGTCAATTAGAGCCTCAGACATCTTTATTGATGACGTAACTGTTGCACACAATTCCTCCGGAACTCCAGCAACTGCTGGTTATTTTTCAAGTAGAGAGATTGGAAAAGTAGTTCTTCTTTGCAACGGTCCAGCTCCAGGTTATTATTTAATTAAGTCTGTAACCTCTTCTCGCAGAGTAAGAGTTCATCTTCTTGGCGATTCTGCCACTGGGTACCCAGAAATGGCATCAGGGCTAGTTCCAGGGATTGCAGATGGTGGAGATAATATCACCTTTAGCATTCTTGAAACCAACGGTATATTAGTTTTTGGTATTAGAGAAGGACTTGCTACAAATGTTACTGGAACAGATATTCCATTTGCAGTCGGAGATAGATTCTTCATTGATGTAAAATCTAGAATTCTAAAGAGTGGTGATAGACTTGAGTCAAAGTACATCCCAGAGCTAACTTTAAATGATCCAGAGTTTTTTGTTAGTGCAAATGATCTTTTCTCTAAGCATGGAACTCCTAGCCTAACAAACACCTTATCTCTTGGTGCCCAAATGGCATTTGAGAATGGTGCTCCTGGACTACTTGCAATTCAATGTAAACCCGCAATCTCAAGACGTTCAAGTGCTACACTATTCTCTGAGCAGATCAGTGGAAAGGGCGGCTTCCCAGCTTGCGGAGGTACCTATACCAACTGTCAAGTAGATGATTTATCCTTCATTATTCCAGTGCCAGCTTCTGGACTTGGAAGCGGTGCTCCAGATTCTGCCACCGGGGTAAACTTCTTTGTTACCAGACGTGGAGTTGAAACTCAGATTTTCCCCAATAAGGTAGATTTCTACAATTCTCAATTTGAATCTGAAACTGCACAGAATGGATTTATTTCTAGCCCACAATACTCTTATTCTTATACCGTAGTTAATACTGATGTAAAAATCACCGGACAGGGAATCAGCGCAACTCTGGTAGGTTCAACAGGCTACTTTACATCCCTTGACGTAGATTTTGATAGCACAGATATTGGTAGAGTTATAGTTGTACAATCTCTAATTGAGGATGATGGCACCACCGTTGATACTACCAAGAGTGAGATTGGAACATATCTCTTTGGATCTGGAACAACTGTTGAGTTAGAAATTACTGCAATAATCAATGATAATACTGTTGAAGTACAATCTATAGAACCACTGGATTCCTTTCAGTCAACCGCTAGCGCAACTGATATCGTCTTCTTTGTTAAGGACGAATCTGACACTACTAATGTGGCTGCAAAGATTCTTCTTCATAGAGATTTAGTAGCAAGCAAAACCTTAATGCCAGGCGATGGCCTCAGAATTTCATACATTGATGAAAAAGATGCAACCTTCTTTGATACCAACTGGTTTGAAGCCTTTGAAAGACTTGAGGCTGCAGAATGCCAGATCATTGTTCCTCTTCCAACTCAGAATATTTCTGGAATCTTCCGTGCATCAGTTTCTCACTGCGAGACTATGAGCACCATTGCCAACCAGAAGGAAAGAATGACCTTAGTTGGTGCCCAGAGAGGCCTCACCACAGCCGCGCTTCTTGGACAGAGGGAAGTAGCCATTGAGGATGTCGGTGTCCTAGAGGGCATCCAGGGCGATGATGCAACAGAAATTCTTGATGGTAATACTGAGGATCTTGTTAACTACAAACTCTCTGATAATTTCAATAGCAATCGCGCAGTTTACTTCTATCCAGATCAGATCATCAGAAATGTTTCTGGCGTAAATAACTACGTTAATGGTTTCTATATGGCCGCTGCAGCAGGAGGTTATCTTTCTGCCACACAGAATGTAGCTGTTCCCCTTACCTTTAAAGAGCTTACTGGATTCTCCATCGGAAGAGATCGCATCTTCCGCAAACAGGTTCTTGACCAACTTGGTGGAGAGGGAGCAACTGTAGTTCAGCCAATAGCTGGAGGAGGAAGGGTTCTGGCTGGTCGTACTACTAGCCACTCCGGCTTTGTAGAGGACGAAGAGATTTCAATTGTCTTTATTCGCGACAGAGTAAAGAAAGTACTCAGAGATCTTATGATGCCATTCGTTGGAACAGTTGAGGATGCAAATACTCAGGGGGTTATGACTTCTAAGGTAAAAACCATTATGAGCGGACTAGTTTCTCAAGGTTTAATTACAGGCTTTAAGAGCATTAGAGTAGAGAAAGATAAGGTTGATCCTAGACAGTGGAACATCTATCTTCAGTTTACTCCAGCTTATCCAATCAACTATATTTTTATCGATTTAGAAATTGGAATAGCTTAGTAATCTTTATTACATCTTTCCCCATTAATTACTAATTAAAAAAGTATAAAGTAATTAATGGGGAAATTTATGTTTTATGCAAATTGTAAAAATTGTGAAGAAAAGATGGAATACGGCAGCCGTCAGGCTGCCAATATAGCAAAGCGTAATGGAACACTCTGTGGGCAGTGCAGGGAAGGAATAAAATCTCAAGCAGATGAGGTTGGATCAAAAAGAAACTGCCCAGAATGCAACACGGAGCTTCAATATAAAACAGCCGCAATCTGTAGGGCTGCCCAGAAAAAAGGTCTATCTTGTGTTAAATGTAGCAAGAAATCAGAAAATTATTCTGGGTTAAAAAGAATATGTCCATCTTGCAGCATAGAATTGATTTACAAAACTACCGATTCTGTAACAAGAGCCAATAAGCAAAACGACACCTGTAAGTCTTGTTCATTAAAAGGAAAGCGACCATCCGAGCAATGCATGGATGCAGCAAGAGCGGCAGTAACAGGAAGAAAACTTTCCGAAGATCATATTCAAATAATAAAAAATGCAAATACTGGATTAAAAAGAAGTGAAGAAACAAAGAAAAAAATGTCAGAAGCTATGAGTGGAAGAGTTTTTTCAGAAGAAACAACTCAAAAAATGAGTAATTCTGTAAAAAATAAACCACCAATTTCCGAAGAAACTAGAGAAAAATTTGCAAGATTAAAGAGGGGAACAATTCACTCTGAAGAGTCTAGAAGAAAAATTAAAATTGCACATAATAAGAGATTTTTTAGAGAGCCAGACTGGACCGCCCCATTTACCATGGGAGAACTGAGAACTTGGGCTTCTCGCGCAAAAAAGAAAACCCCATATTGTGAAGACTGCGGTGCAAAGGAAGAGCTTCACGCGCACCACGTAAAGCCAAAGTCAATTTATCCAAATCTTGCTTTGGATGAAAATAATGTAAAAATTTTGTGCAAAAAATGTCACATGAAATTCCATAAAATAAATGGACTTAATGATAGTCAATAATAAAAGATAACATTTTACTATCACAAATATTTATAATAAAATAAATCTATTAATTTATATTAAAAGTAAGTAGAAGACACTCTATTCGGAGATAAACTAAATGGCCTCATATCCTAGAACTGGATCTAATCTAGACTCAACCACCAAAAGCTCACTTTCAACCCAGATAATAATCATGGTTGAGAACGAACCCGTAGGTGCCATTCAATCATTTGGTGAAACTCAGTCAAGACCAATTAAACAGGTATCAGAAGTTGGAACGGATGGTATCATCGAGCTGGTTCCTCAGGGTCCAACAAAAGTTTCCTTGTCAATAGACAGAATGTACTTTGATGGATTATCCTTACCAGAATCATTTTCTCGTGGATTTAGAAATCTTCAATCACAAAGAATTCCTTTTGACATTGTTGTAATTGATCAGTTTACTGGGTCTGGAAATGATGCAATTATAACCACCTATCATAACTGCTGGTTTAACAATCTTTCAATCACTTATTCTGCCTCTGATTACACCATTGCTCAAAGAGCTGGCGTAGACTGCGAATATGTCTCTACCATTAGAGGCGGAGAAGCAATAGCACTCAGCCAGGGAGTTGGTGGTGGCAGACAGATTCCAGGAGTACAGCTTGACGAAGCAGAGACTGCAGCAGATTCTGGAGCAAACGGTAGAAGAGGATCTCTAGATTATCCCGGATTAATTTCAGCCGCTTACTAGTCTTAAATAAATCAAAAATAAGCCGTACTAATTTGTGCGGCTTATTTTTTTTAAGTATAATAATGCTGGAGTATAACAATGAAACCAGGCTCAAAAGTAGTTGCATCACATGATATTGGTGCAGTAAGAGGAAAAGTAACGTCCAATCCAAACTTAGACCCAGATCTTATTAATAAAAGATTTGAAAAAGCCGAAGAAGAATCTGAGACAAAAAAGCAAATTTCTTATTCCGTTCCAAAAGAGCTAAAAGGATTAGAAAATTTAATATTTCTTGGTGCAAATACTAGAGATATTAAGCTTGGAGAGTTCTCATTTACTCTTAGCACACTTTCTGCAAAACAGCAAGAAATTATTTTTAAAAGTGCGTTAGATATTTCAGAGCAAGAAAGAATTCTTTTCTTTAAAAAAGGAGTTTTGGCTTCTTCTATTAAAAGAATTAATGGAAGACCGCTATCCTCCTATCTTGAAGAGGATACTTTTCAAGCTAGAATAGAATTAGTTGAAACACTCCAGCAGTCAGTTTTTGATTTATTATTTGAAGAGCTAGATGAAATTACTTCTGAAGCCGAAAAGATCTTGACGGCTGAAAATTTAAAAAAATAGTAAAAAGCTCCGACCACTACATCAGGTGGGAGCTTTGCAAGATTTGGAAATGCAGAGTAGATGATCCTATCTTTGAAGGAATAAACCAATCACAATTACTGTGGTATTCTTTGATGATATCCGATGATAAAGAAAGAGAGTTTGATAAAACCCTATCTTACTTAGAGTATCATGCCTCATTTACAAATCATGAGGGAGTAAAAAAAGCAAAAGAATTTAGAAAAGAACAAAAAGAAGACACCGTTAAAGAAGCAGAAGAATTTATTAACTCCGTTAAGAATAATGAATTTAAAAATAATCCATTAATTGAGGCAATTAAGAAATTAAGAGAGTCTAGCATATTAAGTTCAGAAAAAGAAAATGCATTTAACTCTATTAATTTAAATAAACTTATTAAGGAAGATATTTAATATGGCTAATGATATGACTACCATCTTACAGATGTACAAAGATGGAAAGCTAACTTTAACTCAGACCACAAGTGCCTTAGATGAAATTTCTGGTGCTGCAAAAAGTGCAAGTAGTTCTATCTTAAACTTAGGCTCTGCATTTGAGACTTTTTCAAATCTTTCAATAAAAAATACAAAAACTTTAGAAGGAAGCCTGAATTCTTTTAAACAACTTAAAGCAGCAGCATCAGATCTTACAAATGCTTTGTCTGGTGTTTCGAAATTAGGATCTGTAATTGGATTAGATGTTGTATTCGATGCTGCATTAAAGCCAATCGCCTCTATCTCAGGTCTTATGGGCACCTTGGTCGATGCGGCAAAAAATGTAGTAGGTGCTCTTGACGGGATGGATGCTGGAACTAGAGAACTAAATGACTCTCAGTTTAAGCTTGCTGCAAATATTGGATTAGGTTTTGATCAGGCAAAAAAGTTTTCAGAAATTTATAAAGACATAGTCAAATCAAATTCTGATTTGGCAGGAACAGGATTCTATATAAAGGCAGATCAGTTTCAGGCAGCAACTGCGGCTCTCCAACAACAAGGTTTTGCAATGACAGAGTTGGCGGAAAGGTCCTCGGTTGCCGGAAAGAGTCTTAACAATGTCCAGGCAATGACCATGCAAGCCAGAGCGATGGGCATGGAGGTTGGAGATTATTCCAAAAAAATGGGAGATATGGTAAGAAAGTCCGGCTTAAGTATGGAAGACTCCATGAAGCTTATGGCATCAACTCAGGATATTGCAGGAGATACTGGATTAAGAATAGATGAAGTTACTCAATCATTAGATAGTGCAACTAATGGATTTCAAAGAATGGGAACAACTATAAACTTTGGAATGCCACTCTTAAGGGGATTTGCCGCCTCAATTACTGATGTTGGACTTGGAATATCTCAGGCCGCAGATTTAGCAGGAGATTTTTCAAAAAGCCTAATGGGGATAGTTAATAATCCGGCATTGGCGTACATAACCTCTATGAAGGGTGGATTTTCTGGAGCAATGGGTGGAGGTGGAGGCGTTCTGAATCCAAGTATTCAAATGCAATCAATGATGATGGATCAGTCCCCAGGCTCACAGGCAGAACTTGCAAAGAATCTATCTGTTGGAATGAGAGAGACTTTAAAGTCTTTCTCCGGAGGAGATATAATTAGCGTCAAGCAGGCCGCACAGTCTCCGGAATTGCAGAGCAGATTTTACACTCAGCAACAAATGCTAGGATCGCAGTTTGGAATTTCTGATACTGGAACTCAAAATAGAGTTTTAGAATATTTGCAAAAGTTAGAAGAAGCCACTTATGCAGGCGACGATGAGGCTGCAGCAATTCTTGAGAAGCAGATCTCAGAAGCCGCCAAGGGCAACGATCAAACTATGAGTATTCAGGAAAAGATGTCTCTAGCAATGGACAGAACTGTTATTTTAGCTCAAGATCAGCTTGCAAATCAAAAGGGAATTTTGGCAGCCACCATGATGGGAGTAAAGAATAAGACCGGAAAAGAAGGTGAAGATGCTTTTGTTGCAAACTTTGGGAAGGCAATGTCCGAAGTAGGAAATTTATTTGGAGGCAATAAGGATATTACTGGAATGGATTCTGACCAATTAGAAGCCTATAGGAAAGAAAGAGATACTGCAATAGAAACAACTGCAAAAAGATATGGTATCGCAAAACAACAGGTTGCGGGCGTGGCACCGGATACTGGCACTTCTAGTGGCGGTGGTGCTCAATTTGGAACTGCAGGCGGAGCCACCTCTGCCGGACAAAATAGTAATACGCTTATTACATTAGTAAATAGGACTGGAAAAGCAATGGAGGCTACCGCAGGAAAAACTGCGGCAGGACCCGCCCTCATAGTAGTCGAAACCCCACCATAAAATCTATCAATATATAATAAGAAAGTATGTTTGTTAGAGAAACCTTAAAATTCCTTATTCCCACTAATCTTCTTTCTTTAAATACCTCCGGTATGTCCGATAGAGAAGTAGTTCCACTTTATATTAACCCAAGCTCTATTCAAACCAATTATACAAAAAATATTGCCGAAACCCAAACAATTGGCGGCTTTATAATTCAATATTGGGGAGATAGAATTACCACTATGTCTATCGGAGGAACTACCGGTAGTGGTGGTATTGACGCTATAAATATTTTGCATCAAGTTTATAAGGCAGAACAAATTCAATTTAAAAAAGTTCTTTTAAAAAGACAAGTTGAATTAGCAGTCAAAATAAAAGAAGCTGAGGCTGCATCTCAAAAGACAGGATCAATTGATACACTAGAGGCATTAGATCAGGTTCTTTTTAATGGTGCCTTTTCTAATTTTGCAAATGGCGTTAGTGAAACTATGGATTTTTTTAAATCAGCAGTTGCAGGAAATGATGTTTCAAGTGCCAGCCCAGTTAGACTTCTTCCTACCATGTCTGCATTTGCAGTCTCTCTTGATATGCATTTTCAAGGAAAGGTATTTAGAGGTTATATTGAAGCTATGTCAGTAACTGAAAACGGAACATCTCCGGGACATTTTGATTACACCATACAATTTAAATCTTTAAAAGAATATGGAGAAAGAACTAACTTTATGCCATGGCATATTAATCCAAGAGATGCATCTGGAAAGCCAATACAAAAGCCAAAAGTTGGACCAAATGGGGCCAATTATAATCTTACATTTCCAATCATAGATGCAAAATCAATAACCTCAACTGCAAGAAGTGTCTCTAGAGTTACTGATGATCAGGTAGGAACATCCAATGAAACTGGAAATTTAACCCCAAGATACTCTAAAATAAAATAAATGCAGTATAATAGTTTGGGATTTAAATATGGCAAAACAATCACTACTTCAGGCGTCTGTATCTAGAATTAATTCTGCATTTGATAAGATAGCTTATGGAAAATCAGATCTTCATCTGGTAGAATCAGGCGTTGCAGTCTTTATTGATCAGAATAGATCAACAGAGATTAAACCAAAGTCTAGAGCCATAGTTGCTATGAATCCAACTGCCAGTATTCTAATTAAGAAGAAAGCATTTTCAACATTCAAGGCAACAAATGACTTAAGATGGATGGATAAGACTGAAAAAATGTTGCTCAGAACCACCAAGGCATTATTTGCCCTAAAGGTGGCTCAGCTTAGAGCTTATGAGTCTTTAACAAAATTAGATAATTTTTATGAAGAAACTGGAGATATAAATTTCAGTCTTCTTGCCGACCTAATCTCTTCTTCTAGATATCTTCAGCTCCCAGGACAAAATAATAAAAGCTCTGATGCACTAGCACTTCTTGCTAGTTTTGGGGCAGCAGCTGGAATGGGAGCATCAGTTGATGATGTAATTAAGATTGTTAGAAGAAATGCTTTTTCAACAGCAAATACAAAAACTACCTGGATAGTAGACCCCGATGATGTTACCAACTATGGAACAGGACCGGGGACAGGAGTAATAGAGATTTGCACCTTTACAAGCATAAGCACTTCTGTTGGAGTTACTTCAGAAACAAAGTCTGCTACAATAGGAATACTTGATCCTCACAGGATTATGAATATCATTGAAGATGATATTGAAATGGCAATTGAAGAAGCTCTTTATGGAACCTTAGGGCTAATGAATGATCTTGCTTATGCCGGAATGGGAGGAGAATATATAGATCCATCTCTTATAGTCTCTTCTGCGCTGGAGGTTTTTGGACTTGGAAAGCTAGACGGAACTATGGATATAGATTATATTAGAGATAGGCTCAGAGTTTTTTATCTTGGAAAATGGATAATAAATGTAAATGATGGAGTTCACATTTATATTGCTGGAAATAAATCAGTTACAAACAATAGTGATATAGAAAGCTCATCTTTTGATACAAGTTTAGATGATTCATATTTTCAAATTGATGAAAATATTTTAGAGGCAGAAAGAAAATTATATACAAATCAAAATATTTCCTCATCAACATATAAGAATATCAGAAAATATTCAAACAATTCTTTTATTATGCAGCATGTCTTTGGAGGCTACGTTAAAGGAGTATCCGAATCATACTCGGTAGATAAGACAACAATATCAGTCTCATGCCAGGATAATATGGGATGGTTGACTGGCGTAAGATTCATGGAAGAGCCATCATTACTTGATCCGAGGGCTCCTTTAGAAGACCCCGTTACCCCTTTTGATATAAAAACAAATTCTGCAAGTAACTCCTTAAGAGGGCCTTCATTAGAATTACTTCCAGAAAATAAAATACTTTTAAAGTCAGGACTTTTGTCACACAGTGCAGGCCTGTTAGCCGGATATAATGCAAATGAGTCAAACATATTTCAGGGGCAATATTCTGGACCAGGATCAATGTATGGGGCACAAATAGTTCAGCACCCTTCTGGATTAGTTTATAGATGGAGAACCGGTGTTCTAGGGCTCTCTTCCCCCTTCTCTCCTACTGGAGCCAGTAGTAATGGTGCTGCCTCTGCAATCTCCCCTGTCACTAGACAAAATTATGGATTTTCGGTTACTAATAGCGTTGTTTCAAACTTGGATGTTGCCAATGTTATTAGTGTCATGATTACTGGACAGCCTTATAATATAGAGACATTTACCCAACTTGCTTATGATGCAATGAACGTAGTCAGGGTTGGAAATTCACTTAATCCAAGCGATGCCCTATCATTTACCCTAGACTCGATTAGAAAACAAAATCCATTCTATGGAAATTTTAAGCCTTTTAGAATGATTACTATGTCTGAGCAGACAATAAATAAACTTAGCAATGATACTTTTGCAGTGGAAGATACTAAAAATAAACTATCTATCTTAAGAAAAAAGAAAAATGATATAAACAGAAAAATTAGAATATTAAAATCATCTAAAGGAAATGAGTCAATTCAACTTCTATTAGAACAAGAAAGATCTTCTATAGATGCCTCAATAAACAGCCAAATAGAGTCTGTATATAGAAATAATGGCTCTTCTGTAGGAGGAGGAGTTAATGCATCAGATCTTTTTGATATTAACTTTAATATTTTTGGTCAAAATAAAGCTCTAAACATGGGAGGTAATTTAGAAACAGATCATGATTTGAATAGAGCCATGATGAGAGTTGCTACGATGAGAAGAATAGAAGATGTGAAATTAAATCGCGATCAAAATCTTCTTATAGTCTCAGACCAATATGATTTAAATCCAGATATCAAAGCATATATGCTTAAATTAAGAACTTCTGGATTTAAATTATTTCAAGGTAATTATATGAACGTCTATGATAGATGTGCCGAAGCCGCAACAGTAACCATGATGGAATTCTTCTGTAATTCACAGGGTCATCTTGAAATTAGGCCTCCACAATATAATAAGACCCCCCTTTCTGTTTTAAATGCACTTTCAAGATATCAAAGTGCAACTAAAAGAAAAATTGTTCCAGACTTTTTATTCTCAATGTTTGGAGATAGAGTTTCTTCACTCAAACTAGAAATACATGCAACAAATATAAGAATAGCCATCATAGCTTTGCTCATGAATAAATATCCGGATTCTTCCCTAATACCTGGTGTAGCAGTTTCTGGAAAATCATCTTTTATGTTTTTTGGAGTTTCTTATTTTTCAAATTCAGAAACAAAAACATATGAATCAAATATTGACAAATATACAGTTAATTTTTCTGATACTCATTCTAATTATCTAAAACTTGATATTGGGTCTACAGAAGATGGAGATATTTTATTTGGAAATATTGATACTCCGATTGGAAATTTTGATGAAATAGTAAGAGAATATGGGGCTGGGAGCAGTACAGGATCAATTTATGACAAAACTTTAGATTCTTTGATTAATCCAAATAAAAAGATTGCAAAGAATTCCTCAGAAACAACACAAAAACAAGATGGAACAACAAAAACAATTTCTGACTTTGGAACTCCCGATCAAATTGTTAAAGGTCTAAATGCCATAGTTGATTCTTTTAGAAAAGCATCTGGGCATAACCCGGCCTCTGGTCTGGTAGCTAGTGGTACAAATGGTGAATTTATAGAAAAAGATCTTTTAATTGGAATGAGTGAGTCATCTGTGAATTCTGGAGGCCTTGAGGCAAGACTCGATAAGCTTTTTGATGAATTAGATCAGGCAGTATCAAAAAGAAATTCTCTTGTAAACTTATTGAAAAAAAATCAAGAAAAGAAAGAAGAATTAGACAGAATCGAGCAAGATCTTACGAATGGATTTTCTGAAGATAATACAGATTTTTGGGAAGATCCGGATGTTCAATCTAGAGTTGATAATGTTTTCTCAAATAAAACTACTAGCAGCGAGGGAGTTAGGGACTACGCAGGTGTAGTCAAAGGCATTTATGAGGCAGGAAGATATACAAAAAGAGCAATAGATGCAACCAAAGATTTCTTAGCAGGAAAGGCAACTCAAGGAACTCTCTTTGACCATCTAATAGATGATGACATGAGAAATCTTTTAGGTCCAGGCTCTGGTAGAAGGTTTGTTATTTATGATGAGCAGATAAAGGGATATGAGGTTAGAGAATCTGAACCACAAATGACTAGAGTTGATGTTTTTGGAACTACTCCATTAGTTAATGATCAAATGAAAGCGGTCACAGGTGGAGAAAACTTTATTCAATGGGGTGGAGCAGTAGACTATGATCTCTGGAGACAATATGGATACAAATGGAAAGGTATTCAGGATGCTCCATTTATATCTGATGCAGAAACTCAGGCTAAGCCTCTGGCACTACAGCACTTGGCCCTTCAAAGAGCAGTAATATTCTCAGGAAGTATTCAGCTTGCTGGCAATGAATATTATCAACCTGGCGATACAGTTTACATTCCATCAAAAGGTCTGTTATTTTATGTAGCAACAGTTTCTCATTCTTTTGGTTATGGCTCATCGTTTGATACCAACCTTACTTTAATGTATGGTCATCCACCAGGAGTATATCTTCCAACTCCAATGGATATCATTGGACAATCTTATTCCAAAGATACTATGAAGCAGGGTGGATATATCGTAAGGAGAAAAAATAATGGAGATGATAGCTATAGACCACTACAGCCAGATTGTGCCATTAGATTCCCCAAGAGTCCAAAAATAACAGAATCTAATTTGGAATATTTACTTAGTCATAAAAATAATATGGTTAAATTTTATAATATGGTTACCGATCTATCAAATGGACTACTTACATCAGGCAGAGTTCTTTTTATTAGAGGATTTACAAAAGATGACTCAGAAGAGGCAGATGTTTTAGAAAAGCTTAATTTGGTTTCTGGGTTATTTCAGAACCCAGTTATGTTATCTCAAAAGTTAGATACTGCGGTAGGCGATGATCTTCTTGCAGATTTTTTGCAACCAACTCAAAGCTTGTTAAATATTAACGCAGGCTCCGGAATGAACAAAGAGCTTAAGACAATGTTTCTTCCTAATGGAGCCCCAGTGACTAAGGTTCAAAAGGAACAGATTTTATTGCAGGTAGCTAAATTAAATAGAAATAATTCTGAATTTACCGCTGACAAGACAGCATATAAATGTTTCTCTGCAGTAAACTTAAAAGATATTGGAAAATTAAAGAAAGAAAAAGAAAATTATATTTCAGATTTTGATGCCCTATCAACAACCCTTTACCCAGATTTTCCAAAGGGAGGTCCATCTCAATCTACCTGGTTAGAGATGGATGATTTGCTACAAAATATTTTCTCATCAAACCCACTAATTAAAGACTATGAAAAGGTAATTGAAATTGGTATATTAGAATTAGATACTGCTAAAGTAAAATTACTAAAGAGTTTAAGATAATTATGAGTGTTCCATTTTATTTCAGAGAAGCAAGAATATTCAGCGTTGATACTGTCAACTTCACCTGTTCGCTTATTTATGGAGATTTAAATTCTGGTGAGATTTCTCATGGAGTTCCCATGCCAAATCTTATTGGGTCTGGAAATTCAGGAGTTATCTCTAACCTTCTTCCTGGAACCAGTGTTATTGCAGCTTACCTTCACGATACATCTAGAGAGACCGTAGTCATTGTTGCTGTTTTGCCATCAACTCTTCAAAAAAATTCTGATTATAACAGTACCTCTAATTTTTTAATTGATAAAAACAAAGGAACTGTAGCTTATCCAAAAACTCTTGGCATTGGTGATACTTATATTTCAGCACATACAGGCCCTCATATCTGGCTCAAAAGTGATAATTCACTTCATCTTTCATCTAAGGATGGAAATGGTATATTCTTAATTCCAAATCAATCTGGAGTTAGTAACTTATTTCAGCTTTCACATAATCATTCTACTGAGGGATCTGGAGGAAGATTAAGCTGGGGGAGAATAAAGAGAAGTTTCAATAATCTAGGATGGAGTACTTCCAGGCCCTTTAATACTGATCTTACTAGAGACTCTAAGCTAAGAGAGGTAGGATTTTGGCAGGGAGAGGGTATTTCAAATATCAGTACGACTGTAGGGCTAAGAAACCCTGCGCTATCAGAATATAAATTAATTATAAATGAATTTGCCACAGAATTTGGATTTTCTGGATTTGATAAAGAATTAGAAAAAACAGATAATATCTATGCGGCAATAAAAAAATATCCAAATAGATTAAGAGATAGAGAGTCAGGAAATGCTTTAAAATTATCAGAAGGAGAGTTAATAGAGATTATTGCCGGAAATCTTGCAGACATCGACGGCTTAGTGTTGGATCTTAATTATAATCCGGTTTTTTATGATTTAAAAATTCCATCCGTAAATAGAGATGAGAAGATTGAAGAAGCCATCAGAAAGAGTAGGCGAGGAATTGGATATCACTTTAAGCTATCAACAAATACAAAATCTACCGACGTATCTACTAGCTCTAAAGATTTTATATTTGATGTAGACAAAGAGGGAATTTTAAAAGTAAATATTCCAAAATCAACCGGAACTGGAAACATTCCCTATGTAACTGATGTTAATTTTCAAAAAAATAATGATGGAAGGGTATTGGGCATAGCCGCTGCAAATGCCGCTGTTAAAGAAAAAATACCAGTAAATATAAGAGATCGGAATGGAAAGCCAGTAGATCAGAAGCCACCAGGAACCATCCACAGGAAGACTGGAGTACGATTTGCAAACACAACTAATGATGCTTATTTCCCAACATCTGATGATAGCGTTAAAGATACGGTTAGAATAAATACCACCAAACATCACAACATCTACGCTGCGGCAGAACGTCTTATTGCCAATCATGTCACTAAAATTCAAATTCCGGCCGCATTTTCTAGAGAAAAGTACCTAACAGGTAATGGAATTAGTATAGGGCCTATTCCTGATATTCCATCTAGTATAGATTCATATTCCCTAAATTCTACATTTGAGATGAGATTCCAGCCTAGCGAAATCCCTGCTGATGCAAATGACCCAAACAACAAATCTAACGTTACAAATAACTTTTACTCTACTGTGCAAGTTTCTCCAAAATCTCCAGCAATTTCAACCGGAGGAGATACTGTAGTTGCAGGAAATATTTACAGCTCGGATGATGCACTTCAGCCATTAATTAGCAATTATTTTAAGACAGAGTCTGGACCAAACGGAATAAACGTAACTCCAGATAAAACATTTGATAATGTAGTAACTCATGGAGGCGTAAGTGCCAATATGAATTTAGAGGGAAGCTTAGAGCTATCCGTTGGAAAGGATAATGTAGATAGCAAAAGCATAGTTCTAGATACTGCAGGATCACTTGTAATGTGGCTTGGAAAAGATAAAAATAATAGAAGTATGATTTTTCAATCAGATGGCGATGTTTTAGTAAACGTTGGTGGCTCATATAATCAGTCCAGTAATCCATCTGTTGACCCGACCTTTAATTCGGGAAGATTTGATCTCAGAGTTAACGTTGTTGATAAGGGATTTTGGGATTCTGATGGGAATGCAAAAAAGGAAGCTCCATTTAGCTCAGATTATCTAATCTCAATTAGTGAAAATGGCTTAGTTATATCGGGTATGAAGGCAGGAGCACCAATGGTAATCAGAAATGATGGCCCGGTAATGATGGAGAGTGCTAGCAGCAAACTGATCTTAAAAGGATTACAAGTTGAAATTGTTGAATTTGGAAAACTACCATCTGATGGTGGCAGAAGTAAACAATAATTTCTATTTGTTGAAGATAAGTAGGTAGGTAATAAAATGTCAGACATAGTTCCTAAAATATCACAAAATCTTTTTAATTCATTGGTTCAAATAAAAGAACCTAGTGCAAGATATTTGATAGATCCTTGTGTAGATGTAATAAAAACAGACAGTGCAGAGCTAGCTGTTTTATTTCCTACTACTTCTGATTCCACAAAGAAAACAGTTCCTGCTATGGGCGGTTCAATTGTAAAGATATCACTAGGCTCTACCACAAAAACAGATGAAGAAAAGAGAAAATATGCAGCATATTTAGAGAGAATAAACGACAAAGAATTATCGCTATTTAATAGCGAAACTATTGAAAAGATGGAGAAAGAAAGTACATCTTCTCTTAGGGTAAATATTAGCCGCCTTTTTATTGAGGCAATATCTTCCGATCTCAATATAGACGGAATCCCAAACCTGTATCTATCATCAACAATAGAAGAAGTGGCTCTTCTTGATAAGAAGACAGATTATTATGGAGTAATCAGAAAGAATGCAAAATTTGCTTTCATTCCAATCGAAGCAATAACCGAAGTACTAAAGGATATATCTAGAACAACTTTAAATGGAGATCCAAAGAGATCTACTATGGGTGCTTGGTCAGGTCTAAGTGGAAGAAAATATTCTTCCAAGGACCCCTCAGAAACGGATAAAAACTTAGGGCTTTATGAAATAGCTGTCTCAACTTCGCCAAGTGATGAGGATATTTCTTGTTTAATAATGGATATGCTTCCATTTTTAAACCTATCCGAAACAGAAATGTTGGAAGACCCGGTTACTCCAGTATTGGGCGGTTACTTCACAATAATTAATGATAATATTTATCTTAAAATGCCAGATTTTAGTGGAGTAGACTCTGCAGGATACAGCAGCGATTATATTACTAATTCTGAACTAAATTTCTTATTTCAATTAGTGCAAAAAGAAAAAGGCATTTATTCTGTTAAAAATATTGAGTTAAAAGCATATATTCCAATCTCTGCAGATATAATTGATTATCCAGAAGATTATTTCTTAAACAGTGGTGAAGAATTTTCAATTACCTTTAGTGCAAATGAAAAACCAACTAATGTTTTTCTTAGTCCAGCAATTGAGGATAATGTAAAATTAAAAAATAGTTTCTTTAAAGGAATTTCAGCATCCAAATCTGGAAGCTTTATAGAATTTAATCCATATCCAAATCCATTTGTATCAATTTTTGATAATGATTTAATTATCAAAGAGAATAGTCCTGTTCCAAGCCTCAGCCATGCATCGCGCATTGATCAGCCATATTATAATGTTTCTTTTTCTAATTTACAAAAAATAAGAAAAGAGATTGACTCTAAGTATAATAAAAGTCTTGATAAAGTAGGAGCAATTGGAAAATATATTCAGAATATATCTCCAGATCCAAAAAGAAAGATTATAGTAACTGATGATCCAAAGAGTTTTTTTTCAATAGGATTTCCATTTGATCAGGACTTATTAAAATCAAAGGAATCCGGTGGTGCGGCTGGACAGACCCTATCTGCTTATGAATTTTCTGGAAATTTGTCAAGACAAAATCTAATACTTCACAATGGATTTCCTGCAAATTCTGGAGATGAGGAATCAACAGGTAAAAGCGGAAATAATTCAAAATATTTTAAAAAGAATTTTATTGCCAATTCAATAGGACTATGTGAAAATTATAGACCGAGAGTATTTACTACTCCGAAAAATTTTATTCCGTCTACCTGGATAAAGTCAACAAATATTGTGGCAGAAGGTGATTCTTTTATAGCAAAATTCTCAGTAGCTGATATTAAAAAGTTTTATTCAGATACTGCCACAAATATGAAATTTGTAGTATATGCTGATGATGGGCATAACCAAATTTCAAAATTTGAAAATGGATATCTTTCAATAGTGGTGGAGGCTCCAGAGATAGAAGTAATAAGTCCAGATGGAACTAGGGCTGATGCTACAATTATAAAATGTGATAATTCTTCATTTTCGGGAAGTAGTCTTATCTCTATATACACTTCATCTGCACAATATATTGACTCTATAAAGATAAACGGAGTTGAAATCAAAAAGGGTTTTGATGTATTTTCTGGTTGGGAGGCGGTTGGTTCCAACATTATATTTTTGTTTATTCCATGTATATCTGGAATAAATGAAGGTATTGCTGAAATAATAATATCTCAAGGTTCTGTTTCTTCTGCTCCATATAAAATATATATAGCGAACGGATTTGACACCACCATTGATACCTCAGAGATAAGTGATCTTCCAGATACAATTGCGGGAATATCTGATTTTTCAGCAGATGAGGTTAATTCAGAGAATCTGTTTATTACCGGACCAAATTATGAAATACCCATATGCTATAATGATCCTAGAGCAAAAATTCAAATAAAAAGCAAAAAGAAAATTTTTAAAGATGGAAGAATTATATATCTTTATCTTGCTTTTGAATCAGAAGATATTGCAAAAAAATTCTCTCAAAATAATGTTTCGCTTAGCAATGAACTTTGGGTTGCTAAAGACTTTTCCTATGAGCTATCAAACTCTTTACTTTCAGATTTTTATAGAAAAAGTAAAAAGAAGGCAGAGTTATTTTTTCCAGGAAATGAACATTCCACTAAGCCTTTGAGCTTACTATATTCTGGAATATCAAAAGCTTATCTGGTATTGTCAACCAAGAGTCCTTCTGAATTTTCAATTACCGATAACTTAGGAATTCTTCAACTAGGAGACTCAACCCATAATGCATTTTTTGAACCACCACTAGTAGTTGGGATGGCGGCAAGTTTTTATGACGGCAGATCTGCAAATCATCTTGATAACTTTAATTCAAACGAATATAAAAGTATTGCAAATAAAATATTAAAAAAAGAAACTAATATATCTGATTTAAAAATTTCAGAAATTAACATTTTTGATAAATTTAAAAAACTTATAGTTCTTTTTAAATATAGAGAGCTTAAAAAATTTAAAAAGAAATACTTTAACTTATATATAAAGAGCGTAAAGGTATCAAAATCATTTTCTTTAGAAGGAATAAAAAAAGTATCTGATTTAGACTTGTCGCCAGTTGAAATTTTAGATTCAAAAGGACTATATTACTTTGTAATTAGCAATGTAAATATTTCAACCAGTGAGCCTGCGGATGTTAGGATTGATATTTCTGATCGTGATTTTTCAGTAAAAAATTCTACTCAAAATAAATATATAGATTATTCCTTAAGAATTTCATCTTCTCTAATCTCTAAAAGTTCTTCTCCGGATAGTCAGTCTGTATATATCAACGATAGTTCTCAGCAGATAGCTGCTCAGAAGGATGGTGTAGGAAGCCTTTTTGGTCCATATGGATCTGATAAAGCTCTAACTGGATTTTTTATAAATGATTTTACTGGCAATATACTTAACTTTGTAACCTACTCAAAAGTAAGGGTAAGCTCTAGTATTTCAGGAAAAATATCAGCAATAAAAGAACCCTCTAGTTCAGATAAGGTTGTAGATTTATTAAAATATTCTGATTCTAATTTAATCTCAGAATTACCAAATTCTTATTTGACAATAACCTCTGGATCAGAAGTTTACTCAAATCAATATATCGAAGGAAGTGAAGATTATTTAATATTCTTAAGGCTTCAGGTTAGTGATATATGTAAGATTGGAGTTTTAACTCCAAAGATTATAGCTATATCAACAAACGTTCTGATTCCTGGAGATAGAATTATCCTAACTGCAGAAAATATATTGGAAACTTTTGTAGTTGAAATATCGGGAACACAGGCAAAAACGGTTGGAATAAATAAAATTAGTCCTACCATCTCAGAAATATCCATAATTGTTCCAGAGGGAGTTCCTAATTTAGTCTCTATTGTTGAGTGTGGTTGGTTAATATATAACGGAAATAATGTATTAAACCGTGGCATTAATGAGCTTGGTAAGCAGATGACCGACACCCTCGAAAGGGCTGCGGCAGGAGCTTTGGCAGAAATAACCAATCAATTTAATGGATGGAAAGATAAGCTATTAGCGCGCCCGCTCAAGTTTATTGGAACACTTATGGATAGGGCAAATATCGCAAAAGAATTTATTACAAGTTTTTGTAATTTTTCATTTAAGATAGTTTGTGACTTAAACATAAATCTTCAGGGATTTTCTCAATTATTAATTCCAATTAAAGTCTTATTATGCCTTATTGATGTAATTTGTAATTTATTTAATCCATTTCAATTACCATTTGCAATCATAAGATTGTTCGAATGTCTTTATGACTTAATTTTATTACTTCCACAAATTTCTATTCCTGTAATGTTCTTTAATTTATTGATTCATTTATTAGATCTTTTAGAGTGTTTGATAGTAAAAATTTTAAACTTATTTATTGTAATAAATCTTTTTATTGATGCAATAGTTGCGATTCTTGCAAACCCTGAAAACATAAGTTTTAGAGATCTGATGGTTCTAGAAGAATTGTTACTTAAGTACGTAGTTTCGGTAGAAGCAGATCTTGAACTTTTAGCTCCAGTAATTCAAGTAATAGCAATCTTCCTTCAATTGTTACAGCTAACTTTTAGATTTCCATGCTCAATTAATCCCAATTCAATAAGTGCACCCTGTGGTATTGATGGATTTGAGGTTGGAGCTATGGTCAGCGGAATGATAGCAGAAAAGACTGGAACCGAACCTCATGCTAACTATATTTTCAAAAAGGAATATCTTATTCCTATTTCTCAGCCATTTACAAAGATTGATTCTAAGATTGCAATTCCACCATCTTATGACAATGCAACGGAACCAGTCCGCGGATCAATTGCTTTTGATGGAACAGATGCTGTAGAAGGAAATCTTTATGACCTATCTTATTTTAATTCAGACTCACTAAGGAAAAAAAACTCTAGCTTTAATCCAGAAACAGATGATATAAAAGATATTACGACTGATACCTATATTTCTTTGTCTGCCTCTTATACAAAAAGAAGAAAGACATTTGAATCGGTACAAAGTGTAATCTTTAAATTCAATACAAGGACTTGGAAGTCGGCAATTCTTCCCAATATTTTTGATCAGCAAGTAATAGACGAAACGAAAGGATTTGATACTCCAGTTGTTCTTCTTTCAAAAAACTCTGAAAGTTTATATGTTGCAAATAGTTCTTCATATGGAAGTTTCTATAGTCTTTTGGATGGAAAAGAAATGATGACCACTCCTATAGATGGAGTGGCCTCAATAGTTCCGTTGACGCTAGATATCGTTCAAGATGGAGTTACGGTACAAAGGATATTCAATACAATTCCATCCATGTTACTTTTAGATGAAGAGTTTAATGTTTATGTAGTAAATGAGGGTGGAATAATCTTTGGAGAATATAAAGATCTTGACGGAAATATTGTTACTGGAATTACTGAAATTAGAGCAACCGTAATTAACAAGCAGTCCTCAACTCCAGATGCCTTTGATAAGGAGGATGAAGTTATTGGAACTGACCCCGAAGCTGATGAGGATGGCGTTGTACCAGCCGATGCAGTACCAGTTACAAAATCAATCTTTTCCCTCCCACAGCTTTATTTTGTTGATACTAGAGTTGCCGCAGAGTCAATTCAGGCAAAATGCGAAACATCTTCTATCAATCAGATTCCTCTCGATCTTTCTGGTGACGGAGGAATAGGTGAGGTCGAAAAAATGTCAGGATGCTTAAATGATTTCTTATCCTCAATAACAAGTCAAACCAATCAAATTAAATCTGACCTATCGTTAGGAAAGGTTCCATCTAAAGTATCAGAAGAAAAAGTTTCTGCTGCATACGGAGTTCTAGTTAGCTGTACTAATGATAGTATTAACAATATATGTTCGATTGTAGTTAATCCATTAAATACATCTTTCTTTCTGCTTGCAGATGACGATGAGACCCCTATCCTTCCCGATACTTCTCTTTCTGTGGAAATCCTATCTGGGTTCCAGGCCTCAGGTCCAGTATTTACAGGAGCCAGAGAATACGCCGCAGGAATAGGTGATGCAGCAACAGTTACTATTGGAAATCTAGCAATCGTTGAGATTATTCCTAGAGACAGTTATGACAATCTTATTTATTATGATCTTTCCTCAAAGATAAGAATTGAAATTATTTCTGACTCTACAGAGAGTGCAGAAATTAAATTATCACCTACCGATGCTAATGATCAAAATTATTTAGTTTATAATGAAGTAACAAAATCTTATACTGCCAGCATAATTGCAAAAAATCCTGGAGAAGTAAAGATTAAGGCCTCAATCTGTAATAACCCAATCCAGGCACTAACCTATAGCGATCTTTTGGTTGATGATGGATCTGGAGAGGTTGGCTGCGTTCCTGACTCCAACAATACAGCTCCTGATTCTGGAAACAACCCCCTTGGTGCCCTTGCCAGAATAAATAGGGTTCTAACGATTACATTTGTTTCTCCAGAATTGGTACAAACAATAATAACTGACTTTGGAATGGGCGACACCATAATTACTCAGCCGCAACTATTTGGAACTAATCTGGAGAATTAATGGCAACAACTGATCGAGATACAGGAAATCTATTTGAAGGATTAATTAGTGGAGAAGACGAGGCAAAAAGTCTAGTAACTGCCTTTTCAAATAAAAATATACAGATTGTTAGCCCTACTGTTGCCGGACTTTTATCTGGCTTTGATCTACCAACACTTAACAGCTTTAGGCTTAGTGGTTGTGATATTGATTTTGAAAGTAACATAATTACAAATACTGAGGGAATAAAGATTGATTTAAGCTCTGTATTAAATAACAACATTGATAATAAAGAATCAGAGTCAGCAAAAGAACCGGAATTTATTTTATCTTTAGTTTCTTTTTCTGAAAAAGTAAAAGAAATGAGATCATCTTTTTTACCATCTGAACTTTATAATGGGGCAACCAAAACATCTGAAAGTTTTAATAATATATCTGAATTGGAATCTTATGAAAATGCATTTATGAGAATGTTAGGTATGCCAGACGATAGAGATGTCGGAAGTAGTACTTCCTCTAGTGGAAGCGAAACTTTTGATTCTTCTATTAAAATAATTTATGCAAGTCCAAAAGATACTAACGGTCAGCTTCTTAAAAAAATTGCTACAATTGGAGAGATAACCGGAGAAGTACCTCCTACTAGTGATCGATTTGCAGATATAATTGCAGAGAGACAGAGAATACCTAGTTCTAGTAGTGGCTGGGGAAGATATTTTGATTTTGGTAATGTATTAGTAACGGCCATTCAAAGTGAGGAATATGCTAAATCAACTAAAAAAAAGATTGAGGAGGCAGGGTCCGAAGGAACAGTCATTGCTCCTAAGGATATTGCATTAAATTATTACGAACCAAACCATCTGCTTAGATTTTATTATTTAAAGTCTGTTCCAATTCAAAGCTCTAAAATTTATGCATGTGTTTCAGAAACTCAAAAAATAGTTTCAAAACCTTTTGATGCTAGTTCTTTCTCAAAGATTAATGGAGCAAAACCAAAAACTAGTTTGCTTGAAACTATAATAAGACTTAGATTAGATAGGATTACTGGTTCTCCAGGAATATATTCAACCACCTCAAATGAAAAAGACACGAATGGAAGCAGTCCAGTTACAATTGTCTCTGCGGAAAATTTAGGTAATGATAACCTAACTCAAGTTGAATGCTTTCTTCTTCAAAAATTAAGAAAAATATTAATTGAGCTATCAAAAAAATATATTATAGATATAAAATTATCGGCTGAACGTCAGACCAGAGAAATTGAAGAAAAAAAACCTCAAGATACCCCCCAAGGTGGTTCAGATAATAAAGATGTTGGAACTTTAAAATCAGAGTTATCTAATCTTGAAATATTAAAGGCAAGAGAGGATGCAATTTTATTCTTATTGAAAGACACATCCTCATCATATGACAATAGCAATTATGGTAGCCTCTATTCTTCTATGGATCTTCAGCAGGGAACGATTAGGACATCTTCTGGATTTGATGACGCATTGTCTGGCCCACTGTATTCTATTCTTTCTCAAAGATCAGAATATCTTAGTAAGAAAATAAAAGAATTAAGTGAATCAATTGATAAAGCAAGTGTCAGCTCATCCAATACTACTGATGCTGCTGGTATAGCTTCAAATGCAGAAAAGGGAGACAGAACTTCTTATTCTTATCTGGGAGTTTGTTCTGAAGATTTTATTATTTATACAATGGCACTACTCTCATTAAACCAGGACTATTTAATTGGACTTTTACCACAAAAAAATAGAGTTTATTTAGCAAGAGTAATCTCTAATTCATCATTAAGCTCCAAAAAAGATCCCTATGGAATAATAGGGAGGGTTAATAAATCTGTTGAGAGTGGAGGATTTCCATCTGTTGCAGACTCAGTAAATGCCCTATCGCTTTTGGTTTGTAAATTTTACTCTCTCTATATTTCGCTTATTAAAGATGAGCAGAAAACAGTTGTTGAGAAAATAGCTGAAAGACGTGCGGCGTCAACAACCTAATAAAATAATTTAGCTATTAATATCTTTTAAAATAACGATGTCATTTGATCTTAAAATAAAAAATGGTGATATAGTTCTTGATTCATCAGGACTGCTCTCCTCTGTTTCTGGAAATCAGAAAATTAGGCAGGATATTGTTAAAATATTACTTACGAAGTTTGGTGATAATAAATTTCATGTGAGATACGGCTCTGATATTGGAGCCTTAAAGATTGGCGAGGTTGCTGATCAAAAAATCATTGAAATGGATATAAAAAGATCCGCCGAAGAAGCAATAAGATATCTTATTTCTTTGCAAAGATCTCAGGCAAGATTTCAATTTCTTTCTCTTTCTGAAGTAATTCTTGATATTTCTAATGTTGCAACCGAAAGAGATTCTGAAGATCCTAGACTATATAATATATTAATATCTGTTTTGACTCAAAAATTAGATATAATAGAGGAAGTTATTACTATTAGAATAGTTTAATATGTGAGAGTTATATATGTCAACCTACAAATCTTTTAATGAAATAGTCTCCATAATGATGGAACAGCTAAAGCTTGTTCAACCAAACCTGGATACAAAGACAGGTACAGTTTCAAGAGATCTTTTTATAGATATTCCTGCAGATCAATTAGAAAAATTATATAAATTAATTTCTATAATATCTGACAAGCAATCTCCAGATACGGCGATTGCTTCTGATTTGGATCGTTATGCGGCAAACTACGGATTAACCAGAAGATATGGTTCTCCAGCGTTAGGCGTTGCAATTTTTACAATTAACTCAATTTTTTCAGATATTCAAATTCCAAATGGATCTATTGTGACCTCAAAATCAGGAGTCAACTTTAGGACTGTTGGAAATTATTTATTTTCATCTTCTGAAAAAGGAAGGCATGCTGCAACGGCATCGAGAATTAGAAAATCACTTCAAATAGCGGGTATAAGTGATAAGTATGCTATAGAAGTTCCAATTCAAGCATCCAGGCCTGGATCCCCTGGAAATGTTAGCTCATATCAAATTACAAATCACAATTTAGACTTTGAAATAAAAGTAATAAATCTATCATCCTCTAGTGGTGGCTCTGATGGAGAATCAGACTCTCAATTCAGAACCAGAGTTTCTTCTTTATTTTCTGGAGCAAATACTGGAACTGCACTAGGTTATAAAAATGCAGTTCTTAGTCTCAATGGAATATCAGATGCATTAGTTGTAGAGCCTGGAAACTCACTAATGCTTAGAGATGGAACAGAAATTATTGAAATTAATGATGGAACAAAAAGAATAATTTCTTCTGGTACCGGAGGAAAGGTAGATATATATGTTCTTGGCAGACAGCTGGTAGAGGTAGCAGAATCTTTTATCTTTACCGACTCTTCTGGAGTTGGGGCCACAAATGATGAAAGAAATGACTATATTTTAGGCCAAGGAAGTTTGGACCAGACCTTAACATCAGAAGAAAGAAGACTCTCTGCAATATCGTCTGGAAATTTACCACTTCAGCCAGTATCCAATCTTGTCACTATCTCTGGAAGCTCATCGGGAGTCTTATCTCCAAAATTAACCTCTTCTACTGGCATAGTATCTGGAAATTATGAACTAATAAAAGATACAAATCCAGATACTGGAGGTAGCCCATTCTGTTTTGACAAGATTCATTTTATCTCTGGAAGCAAGACAGTTAGTGCAGAGTCTATTGTAAAAAGATCTTTTAATGCCATCTCAAGACTAAATTATACTGATGTAAAAGACATTGATTCAATTTATTCAGATATTATAATTTCTTCTGAAAATTCAAATGTTTCCGTTGCCGACAAATCAATAATTTATACTCTACATAAGCCTATTTTGTCAGTATCTTCCATTCAAAATAAAACAACTGGAGAATATTATACCGTTGAGTTATTAGAAACCAATACAGACACAGGACTAAATGATTCCGGTACTTTTAAAATAAGTGGAAAAAATCTTCCAAATCAATCTGACATACTTTCCGTATCATATACTTGGCGAAAGTATTTTGATAAATATATTGATTATAATGGATACAGCTTAAGATCTAAAGACTCTGAAACATCAATAGATTCTATTGATTGGGGATATTCTAATTTTATTAGAGAAGAATCTTCTACAATAGAAAGATCTGATGATGAAAATTCATATATAGTTAACATCTCAAATGATATAAGCAGAATCTCATCATTATTTTTGCAGGTTGTTGAAACATCAACAATTCAATCCATAGTATTTGGGGCTGCACCTAAAAGCGCAATTGTTATTACTTTAGCAGCAGAAATAACTAACATAAACAGAATCACAAATACACTAGGAATGGAAATATTTAATACATCAAAGTCTGATGGTTATTTTTCTGGCACAACAATAGTTCTTCCTTCTGACTCTCCAGCTATAGTTGGAGATTCTGTAATTGTTTATTTTAATAAAGTTGAGCTCTATAATATTGAAAATACCGATGCTTCTTTTTTTAATAGCACTATAAACTTACCATCAGATTCTGTTCTTGATCTGAATGGTTTAACCGATATTATTTTTGATGCATATACTGGTGGAATAGAAGTTTTTGCATCTTATTATGCAAATCTAGAGATATTAGTAACAAAATACGCATTATCTGCCATACCAATTACTGGCTCTGAGTCATCTTCTTCACTTTCTGATTCATCTTTATTAAGTATAGACCCTTCGATTCAACCAGTAGTATTTGAATATAATGATTCTTTGGTTGTTACTGATTACATTAGATATTGTCCAACACAATTACTGATGGAGCTGACTGACTCAAATAGATCTGGAAAGATTAGATTAACTGGAAATACACTAACTAGAGCCTCTTTCGATCTTACTTATGGTGTTGATGCCTCGGGCCTGACATTTGAGTTATCATCTTATATAAAGAATTTATTTTCAGTAGCGGCTCTCGACTCTTCTTACTATGTGGCCAGAGTCGATGAAGTTTTTGTTATGGGTGATTCTGGAGAAAAATTATATTCATTTGATACATTAGGATATCAGATCTTAAATAACAAATTTGATGTAGGTTTTTCATCATCATATCTTGGCTTATTACCAACAAAGTTTACTCTCTTATCAAATCAAGCCAATTCGGCAATACCATTATCTTCTGGTTCAAAAATATCTGTAAAATTATTGATAGCCAAAGAAAATGATTCAGAAGATGTTTATTTTTCAACAAATGGACAAATTTATTCCTCCAAAACATATGCAACAATAACTAAAATAAGCATAGCCTCTGGATTTAGAGGACCTACGGGAAATATTATTGGAAATCTAGCACTATTTGTTGGTAACCAGCCTCCAACTAACAATGTTTTTTATGCTGATTATAATTTCTTAGCGCCAAAAGAAGGAGAAAGAATTTCAATTAGATATAATCTTAATAGATTGATTCTAGATGCAACAAACGGGGTTGAAAATGTCAGACCTATAGCTGCAGATGTTCTTGTAAAGGAAGCCTCAGAATTACTAGTAGATATTTCTGGGCAAATATTAATCAATGATAATCAAATACAAAATACTGACTTTATTGTTCAAAATGCTGCTGATGAAATCTCAAAAGCTCTATCTACAAATATTTTAGGTCCAACTGTAGATTATTCTGATATAATTTCTGCTGCAGCAAAAGTTTCTGGAGTTGACTCCGTAAATATATCTCTATTTAATATATCTGGCTCAACTGGAAGAAAATCTTTTATTAGAGCTTTAGACAATCAAACAATCAATCCTGGTAATATATTTTTAGAAGCTGTATCCCGAAAAGACTTCAGAATAAGCTAAAGAGAGATTGATGTTAAGACCAATATTATTTAAGATAATATCCACAACTCAGCTAAAAATTGGATTTAACTATCCAGTTGCTGATAATATATCTATTGATAACTTCAAAGTGGAGGCAATCTCCGGATCAGATACTGATATAGAGATATTATCTATTCAAATTGATGGAAGCTCAATTCTTTTAAATACTAGGCCACATCATGCTAAAGCCTATTACGTTCTCAAGCTACAGGATACAGATACTGCAGAATTTGTTAACACAAAGGGTCTGCCTTTAATTAATGATGATATTTCTAGAGATATTTATTTTATTGGAATAAATAAACCCAATCAAATAAGAGATGACATCTTTTTCAAAACTCCAAGTATCTATAATCTTCAGGGTTCTCTTGTAGAGTCTGTTTTAAGTAATCAAGCATCTCAATTACTTCAAGCACAACATGATATTGGAAGCCTTCTTAACGATAATTATATTTCTCAGACAATTACCGATGAGTACAGAGTTAGAGGACAGGGTGCGACAGATCGCCTATCGAATGAAAATGGGTATCAGATAGATCGAATCTCTACTTTTCCAACAAACTCCTCTATCCTTGCAAAGACTATAGAGATAGAACCTACCACCATATACCCCATCTGCTTGAGACAAGAGCTTGTTGATTCATTTCAGATTGATTCCAGTACAACGTCTGCAATATTTAAAGGATTTTTAGTCTCTCTTCCAAATAAGAATATTATAAAGGTTTCTTACGCAAAATTAATAAAATCAAATGATATACAAGATTGCGATGGAAATATTGGAACAGAATATAATCTCGCCAGATTTAAATACTCCTTATTAAAAAACAGATATGATCAGGAAAATTCACTTCCCAATTATTCTTTAGAGAGTAATCAAATTTTATTTTCTGACTTTGGTAATTGGGAGAGGCCAGAGTTTGGTGACACAATAATAATATCTTATTATTATGATAACTCTGCAATTTCAATAATAAATAGCTCAATTCAAGTTTATGAAACAACTTCTGTTTTAAATGAAAGTATTCCATCTAACTCTAAAAACTTTTCCTTATCTCACGGATTAATTATAGACTCTTCAGATGAGCAGCCAGAATTGTATGGAGTTTCTTTTAAAAAATCAGAAAACTCTACATCTGTTCCTGCTCAATTTTTAAAAGAATTGATCTATAATTTTTCATCCTTACCATCTCAAACTGGTGAGTTCTCCATCAATTATGAGACTGGGGATGTGTTTGTCGTAGGTACGACCGTTGGCGAGGGAACTGGATATAACTACTTTTTTGCAGACTATAGGTACAAAAAAGTTTATAAACAAGATCTTGACTACAGTCTTTTAAATTCTGAAATAAATCTAAATTACCTTAGACCACTATTTGGTAAAACTATAAAAATATCATTTGATTATGAATTAATATTTGCAGAGGGAATAGACTATAAGCCAATGACTCACCAGGAGGTCCTTGGCGAAATGATTGAGAATAGAGTAACCTCATCATTCTCTCTAACTACAAAAAATAGTCCAATTACTGATGTCTTTAGAATATACAACCAGACCACTGGAGAGGTGTATTCTTTAAATTACTTTAATGGGAATGAAGTATTTTTCACAGGAAACAAACTTCCAAGCGGTAAAGAAGTTTTTGGTGAATCTCTAAAATTTACAAAAAAGAGTGGAGAAGAGCTTTATGCCTCAGGTATATTTATCTCTCCGGTTCATTATGGAACAATAACCTCTAATTTAAGCAATTTAAATATTGAATTTTCTCCAGGCTTGCCATCAGAATTTATTGATGAGCTATCAACCAATTATGTTATTAGATTTTTAGAGCAAAATATTGATGATTATAAAATCACTGCATTTTATGCTCCAGATACAAATGGCCTAATCAAAGGATTCTCTATAGCCTCCGGGTTAACACTTCCCAGTACCGGAACAGCAATTCAGATAGGAACAAATTCTTTAATCTTTAATTTGCCAGATAACAGAATTCTTAATGCAACGGGTGATGGAGTAGGCTCTGCCCTCAACTCATCTCTTGAGGTTGATGGCAATCTTTTTCAAAATGAAAAATTCTTCAAGCCAATATCTTCAAACAATGAGCTAACAGTTTCATCATCTGGAAGCCAGACTTATGTGATCTCTTCTGATCAGGCTGGAACTTTAAATACAAATTTATCTAGATTAAGAAAGTTTGGTGATTATTCAGTAGACTATCAGAATGGTGTAATTTACTTATCAGTTAATTCTAACTCCAGCTTTAATGGTGGCCTTGTGGCATACCTTAATTCTATAGGCTTAGCTAAAAATAACAATGTAATATCTGTAATTAATGCTTATAAAACACTTAACAATTCAGATAGCTCTAGCTTAGTTCCTTATTCATCTTTTGATTTTTCAAAATCAACAATAACTATAAAAGACTTAGAGACAACAACATCTATTTATGATGGCTCAGATATAATCAGCAATTCTGGAGAAATAAAAGAAAGGCTCTTCGTTGATGAGTCATACACTCTACTAGTAGATAGAAAAATATCTTCAATAAAATATATAGGCTACTTGGAAGACATCTTTGGATTAAATTTAGACTCTACAGTTGAATCAGAAAGATATTTAGAAAGTGGTGCCACTACTTTGCTTTTAAAAGCAAATAACGGTGGTAAAAATATATATATTCCAGAATATGTTAGTTTCTCTGATAATATAATTGATTTCAAATCATCTTCCACTTCTAAGTTTTATACTTCTGGCCCTAGCCTTGAAATCAAATTTAAAACTATAGATTTTAATGCTATCTTTGAAGTATTAAATCAAGGCGGAACGAGACTTTTAGATCCTAATCTTAATTTTATAGTTGACTCCGAAATTAATGTTAGCTCAATTATAAACTATTCCACTACAGAATATCAGGTATTTTTCGACTCTGTTGATTCAAAATATTCTTTTAATTCTGGGTTTGATTATATTTGGAATGGAACAGATAGATGGTTAATAACCGGCTTTTCTACTTCTGGATATTTTATTATAAATAAAGCCTCTGAAGTTTATTCCTTAAACTTCTCAGAGACATCTTTTGACTTAGTAATAAGACCAATTATTTTACCTGGCACCCAAACCACCATATCTTATCCGGTAAATAATTTCATTTCTGTAAACTCCATCGCAACATTGAAGTATGTTACAACATATTCTCCGCAACCAGGAAGTGGACTCGCAGTAGACTATAGTAGCGGCAATATATTTGTAGATTATGTTCATCTAAATGATGAGATAATTGTTTACTATGAGTACGGTGATAATGAAATAGATTGGAGCATAAATAATTCTATATCAGAAGGCCAGTCTTATTTTGTTACATACAAATATGGTGCATTAAGAAGCGCACTTAAGAGAAATTTTGGAAGACTTACTTCTATTCCATTCTTTAACAATCAATCCCTCTCTATTGATAGGGAGCTATATAGAGATGCTGTTGCTGGAGTTCTTTCTGCATTTCCAAAAGGACCAACTATTCCTGCAATCTCTGGACTAGTTAAGAGTGTAGTTAAAACTAATCCAGAAATAAATGAGCTTACCTTTGGATCTTGGATATTAGGAAGAGATTATCTTTCTCCAGAATCGGTTTCATACAAAGGTAGTCTTGAGTTTTTGGATGGTAGATTTGGATCTGGATTAAGGATAAATAAAGACAACGTAATATCGATTCCATCCGTCTCAAACCTATCACTCGATGAAGGTACTGTTGAGATGTGGGTTACTCCAGACTGGTACGGAGTTAATAACGACGCCGACTTAACATTCTCATTTACCAACATTGGTAATGCAAAGTGGTTCTATATTGGTGGAGATCCATTCTCAAGCAAGTCGGGCTACGATGTTGTTGGCTCTTGGGATACTAATGATGCCAGACATGGCTTTGACTTTAGTGGAAATAAGCTTAGAATCTATAAAGTATCCTCAGAGCAAGATGGATATGTTACTAGCGATTACAATGCATTATTTGGAGTATATAAAAAAGAACTATCCCTAAATAGAGAAACTTCTATTTTACAAACATCAGAATTTTTAATAAATTATTCATATCTTCCAAGAAATAGTTCTTCTTTTTCTGAACTTGTAACATCAGGATCTTATAGGGCTGCTGGCCTGGTTATTGATAATGATCACAAGACTATGTTTGTTAAAGTTGCAGGCTCTACATACAAAGATGCCGGTTTAACAAAGCTCTTTTTGGTGGAATCAGAAACCTCTGATTCACTTCTTGATTTTGGACCTCCTTATCCTACGGCCAGTTGCAAATGCTCCTTTCCTTCCCAGATTGGTGTTTTGGAAAATTTTGATAAATTAGAAATAAAGATCACTTTTAATGATTATCTCTTAAAGTCAGATCTTTTTAGCGAAAATTTCTGGGGAAGTGAATCTCCAGGATCACTCATAATTGTCGATGAGAAGGGAAGATTCTTCCAGGTATCAGGTTTGGGTGATCTTTATGGCAAGAGATACACCTCATCTATACCAGATATTATTTCTGAAATATATTTATCAAGATATCCAATTAATTATCCAGAATTAACTGGAAAAGATTATAACTCAATAAACGATATCTCTTTTTCTCAGTTTATAATTGTAAAAAAACAAATAAGCTTAGAATTAAAAGAAGATCAGAAGAGTTCCTTATTCTATTCTAATGACTATATTTGGAATTTCAACTGGGACAATAAGATAAAAGTTATTTCTTCAATTAATCCAATAACTAACCAGGCTAGTATAGGAAGCGGCCTATTTACCAGTCCATTCTTCTATACCGATCTTCCGGATAGTAACCTATATTCTATAGTTGGTGATACAGTAACTTCCAAGTCTACCGCAATTGGCGTATTTGGAATATCATCAATGAATATTTTTAAAAACTTAATTGATGTTAAATATAAATTTAATTATAATGATATTTGGATAGGAAGTGCTGGAGTACATCCAAATTCTAATATCTTTACTTTGAATAGATTTGATTCAAAGATAGATTCTAATGGAATTTCTTATAAATTTGATACACAAGACGGAATTTATATTGGATATGATAGCGAGTGTCTTTCTCCAATAAATAATAATATTGGACAATGGGTATTACGCGCAAGATTCTTAAAGTATAGTCAACTACCATATGATGTTGAGATTTCTGACTCTGGTGCAGAAAACCTGATGGAATATGTTTCTATTGACTCTCCTGTAATAGGGAGAATCACTAGCAGCGGTGCATTCTCCTCCATCACCAAGGGAAGACGGACTATATCTGATTCCTGCAAAGATACCGCAACTTGCTCTAAGCATTTTCGATTCTTAGGAAACAAGCTGCTAGACTTTGACGGCTGGTCATTAATGCAAGAGTCAGAATCTGAATTTATAGATATTATTCATGGCGGAAGAGAAGCGGAGTCTTTCTCATGGAGAAGGCTTGGTGAATTTCAGACTGAAAATTCTTCCGGCATCTATAGAGTAAGCTCATTCACCTCTCTTGATAACCCCGAGGATTATTTCTCATCTTCTGCAGGATTAACAGTTCAAAATTCATGTAATCTTGGAAATATAGAGCTTGTCGTTAGTGCAAAAATTGTTTCCATAGATTCTGGAGTTTACTCCCTATCTAATAATGGTGTAATTCTATCGTCTGGTATCACTATTGCTGAAATTAACTCTGGAGATTATGATCTTGGAATAACACTGGATGTGGATGTTAGTTTAAACGGACTCGTCTCCATCTATAATTTTGCAAATGGTCAAACTGTCTCTTCTGAGTCATTTAATTGGAATGATTCATTATTTCACAAATATACTCTATTAATCGATAGGGAAAACTCTATAGTTACTCTTTATATTGACAACGTTGTGGTTAGTCAAAAAGATCTATCTTCTATTGCAACTTATTCTGCGGATGAATGCTCTTTTAATTCTAGTCCCAGTTTTTCCACAATATTTGTCGATCAAAGATTAATCTCTTCTGAGAATTATATTACAGCGCTGTCCTCACCAATAATAGACCTAAACCTTGTTGAGTCTAATTCAAATTATAACCCCGGAATAATCAAGCTTGAAGATTCTGATATCTTTATTGTCTCAAACTCTTCTGCCACATTTGAGTTGCATCCAAATCCAAACGAATTTGATCAAATAGACATTGATGGCTACATTACAGAGTCAGATGTTGATGAAATTATGATCACTTCTGACAATGAGAGATATCTTCTTGACTCCGGATTGTCAGAAGATAATTCAAGATTCTCTATTTTTAAGGATGGAAAAGGATTTCTTAACTTTAGAATAATAGATGGTAACAAAAAAGATCCATCTATATACAACCTTGCTACAAATATTAAGAACTTTATCCCAGGGGAAAGACATCATATTGCTGCCAGCTGGAAATTAAACTCCACCTTTGAAAAAGACGAAATGCACCTCTTTATTGATGGTCAAGAATCACCAAATCTATTTAAGTTTGGAGGAACAGCCCCACTACGCTTTAACTCTAAATTCTCTGATATTAGCAAGGAAGTTCTTTGGAATTACCTAGAAAAGAAGATTATTTTCCCAGACGAAATTCAAGACGGTGTAGTGGTAGGTGGAACAAATGTACTCAATTCATCTACACTGGTAATATCAAGTGATTTGATTGGAAGATCAATTATATTTGGAGACCTGAGTAGCATTCCAGGAAAAATGGTTATAGTGTTGGAAGTTGGATCTGGCTGGGTTGCAGTAGGTGATCCAATCACAACCGAGCCATATATTTTTCAAGGATCTGAGGTCGGTATGCCATTCTCCTTGGCTCCGTATTCCAATAATATTCTTACCGACCTGGAAAATGAAAGATTCTCTATATTTAGAACCTCTTGCGATGGGATTGAGGAGGAGTTTGGAGGTCTGGGATACTCGATTCAAGATGGGTCAATAATAATCTCGAATTATCCAGACTATGTTGGATATAGATATAACAAAATCTCTAAGCTTATAGAGTTTGTTAAAATAAATGAATCTTGTAGTTATGTTTCTTCAGCATCCAAAACAGATATAAATATTCATATCAAGACATATGGGTTGACTGGAAGACGCTTTAGAGATATCATGAGCTTGTCCGGTACGTCGTTATTTTCCGATGAAGGATCTGATCCTTTAGGAACTCCTAATTCTAGAGATGGTTATAGTCTAATTATGACGACTGGACCAAGACCTAGAAATCTTGCAGATGTTATTATCAAAAAATATCTATCTTACAATTACTCTATTCCCTCCGGTACGGTCACAGATGGTGGAGGCGGGATCTTCATATCTGATTTTGAACTATCACTAACCGATGCTTTCACATCACTTCAGACTGTAAATATTTCCAAAAATAATGATGGAAGATATTTAGAAATTCAATTTGACTCAGATAACATTAATTATGGTTCAACAAATACCATCGTAGTTCATGGCATAACTCCAGGTGGTCCATCAACAGAATCTATTTTGGTTAATAAAAACGGATCTTTCTTTACTCAGGACAGATATCTTGAAGTTGAAAAGATTACCGGACAATTAGAAATAATAGACCCCGATTACGAGTTTGTATCAATTGTGAATGTTATTGAGGCAAATTCAATATTTACTCAAGATGGCTCTGGTGATTATGCTGAAATATATCGATTCTCAAATGGAACATTTGTCTTATCTGTAGCAGGAAGCACATCTTATTCTGCATTTGAGTTGCCTCCTGGTTACTATTTGATTGATTACTCTTCAACATTAAGAGTATCTATTCCAGAGTTAGGACACAAGCTATATATTGGTAACGATATAACAGAAAGAAAGTATCTTGCAGGTTCTGTAGATGAGTTTCAAATTCTAAATACCAAGCTTAGCGATCTGAGACCCTGGGAACCTTCAGCCTCTGGGGTAAGGACAATCACAGAAGATTTCTATAAACAAAATCCAGCCTGTATTACAAATTCTACTCTTGCCTTAATTGACTTTGAAAATCCAATTGAAAAGCAATCCAGAAGATTAAGAAATAAAAAGTTTTTAGATACAGATCGAAACTTTACTTATACCCTCTCATTACAAGATAGAGAGACACTCTTAGAGCATATAAATAATGAAGAAGTATTTGTCTCTTATATGATATTTCTAGGATATTCAGAAGAAACTGCGGAAGAAGTATTTTTTGAGTGCAGCAAAGCAGAATCTGGACCACTTTATAATTTGGCAAGTTATCTTCCAAAAATTGGAACTCAACAGATCTCGCCCAACTCAGTTAATTCTTCATTTGGACAGTCTGGCAGATTTGAAAATAGGGCTGGGTTAATACTCGGCAATAATAACAATACCTTAAGGAATGATTCTGGAACAGTAGAGTTTTGGTATCAGCCAAAACTTGATACATTTAATGATGGCGATACTAGAGTTCTTTTTGAATCCTCTTCTATTCTGGCGAATAGAGTTACATCAGTAACTCCATACTTAATTAAGTTAGCTACACCTGCCTCAAAGATACTTTCTATAAAGTTGATTTCATCTGGTAAGCTTAATAATGAGCAGTATTATTCTCAATCTGAAAAATCTCAAATAATCTTTAATGAGATTACTACCGTAGAGTCAACTGGGCGATACTCCAGAGGAACCGGCACAGATAAGGACTTCTCCACAGGGGGCAGGCTTTCTCCAAACGGCTTAGAGGTAATCCTTGCCGATGGTCTTCCTGGGGCAATGATAGACGTAATAGTCACCTATATTCCTAAGCAATACTCTGGGGAAAAGATATCAATCTATAAAGATCCCTTCTCTAGAATAATTGCAAGAGTTGAAAGCACTGACTATGCATATCTTATTCCCTGTGATGTATATTGGGTTGAAGAGTCTTGGCATAGAATATCCTTATCCTACAACTTTAATGGCAACGTAAAGTTTATAAAAATGTTTATTGATGGTCAAGCAAATAATACAATTTATCAATATGATAAGACAGAATTCCCAGAAGCTTTTGATTCTGCGAAAATTATTAGCAGTATTAATTTTACACTAAAAGAGCAGATGTCACAAATCATCATAGGAAATAACTCCGATCTTTCTCTTTCTGCTGCCGGCCTTATTGATAATCTAAGGATCTCTAGACAGGCTAGATCTTATCCTAGAGATTCTTCTGGAACCGAATATGATTTGAATTACTCTTCTAATACTGGCTTGGTATCTCCGGTAAAATCTGACGATCTAACTACATATATTCAGGACTTTGATTTTGAAGATATAGAAAGAAATATTCACTTAGCAAGCATAATTGATCCAAAGTATGGAATATTTGATTTTGAAGTTATCATAGGAGATGATTTCAATAGGGTGGTCGGTATTAATGGTGGAAGTATAGAGGATCTTATTGTTGATTTGATATCAAGAATTAAGCCGGCACATTCTAATGCTTATGTTAAATTTATCGAGAAGAAATGTAAAGAGTAAGATATACTATTATATTTTTTAAAAATGCATAATAGTGCTTCTTAGGAGAAATTTATGAAAAGCAGAGTTAGTTCCGTATTGCCAAAAGCAAATTTCTATGACGGACAGAAGGTTACTGAATCAGATCTTGATGCAGAGCAGCTTCATAATCAGTCTGTTACAAGCGGAATAATAAACGACTTTCATGGTAGCGGGATAGTTAGAGATTCTCTATTCGAATCTAACATTCTTCTGAACACATCTTCTCCTGGAGTATATGCCAAAGAAGGAAGCCCAAATCTAACTAAAGAGACTATTGAGTTAGGGAGATACGATGGAATTCCCATTAAACTTGATCTTCAACCATCAGACTTATCCTATGGTAATAGACTTGAGTTTGAATTAGCAAATGCAGATGTAGGAGGAAGAGTAGAGACAAAAGTTCTTATTGTGGGATTTTCTTTCAGTAGTCTTTCTTCTCGTGGGGAGCTTGTCAGCGAAGTACTTTCTTTTCAAAAAAATGAAGTATTGCTATCAAAGTATTATTACAAGGAAGTCCTTTCTATAATCTTTAACAATTTTTCTGGTGGAACCGGAAAAACAGAATATGAGTCTAGCAAGGATAGCTTAAATGTTATAGGTGCTAACTCTGGTTATTTGGCAGTTAGAGAAGCAGAATCATTAAAGGTCTTCCCAAAATCAACAGTTGCAGAGCAGATAGAATCTCCAAGCTCAGATTTTAATAACTTTATCACCGGAGATGTCGGAACTTCAATTGAAGCACTTCTTATGGAGGCGGTTGGAGATGATGTAAATTTTAGTGATTTATATTTCCAGCTAGCTCCAGCCTTAGTTGTTTCTTTTGAGAAGAACGGAAGTGTTACAAGATCTTTTGGACAAAAATTCCTCGCAAAAAGCAATAACCTTCAAAGAGTTGATTTTCTACTCTCCATCACTGCTGATACCTCTCTTCCCGTGGATGAACAATATGACTTTTCTGGAGAACTGGTACTATCAGTACATAGCCTTCAAACTGAGATAAGGTGTGCCACCGATCTTGTTCCAGACAGGCTGCTCGATTTTGATCCAGAACTAGATCCTATCATTGAGATTTCTTTTAGCCAATCTGATCTTGCAGATCTTGGATACTCCTTAGATGGTGTTCCACAGTCCGTATCCTTCAATCTTGCCAGTACCCTGATTGCAGACCCAAACATAGATCCTGGAATTGTAGAGGGCCAATATTACGCAGTTATTCTTAGCAGAAGGGGTGATACCAGAGCTGGAACTATAAATCTCCAGGTTGGATGGGATAAGCCTACCAAGAAAGAATCAGATGGCCAACTCCTAACTCCAGAAGAAAGATTCCAAAAGCAAACCAGCAGATTCTTTGAGTTCGATCCTGCCACAAAACGCTATGTTGATTATTCCTCTTATTCCTTGTGGCACAAAATCCATGCAGATTGTGTTGAGATTACCACAGGTACCGCTTATTCAGATGATTCATTCCTAATTACCATTCCCAAAGCAGAAGGGTTTGTTGGTAGCACAGAGATTTCAAAATATGTTGATGGAATTTCTCTTTCTAACGTAGCCTTTGGATCCTCAAATTATGTTACCCTAACACATATTCAATCTTTCAGATCTCCAACCACCCATCCAAGAACTGGGAATCTAGCTTATACCAGAATCCTAGACACAGGAGAGATTGCGGTTTACAATGAATCAGATTTTGCATCTATAGCTGATTCTAATCCACTTATTCTTGCTAAGGTCGTAGATAGAAACGTAAGAAGCGCCTCAAAGATAACTCAAGCTGTTTCTCTCCCAGGAACTGTCAATAAAGATTATATTCTTGTAATTGAACCTTCCACAACTCTTCTAACTGATAACTTAGTAGGAAGAGTACTTACACCAGATGTATTTTGTGAATGTAATAAGAAATATAATATCATAAAGACCGAATGTCTTACATATTCAGTTGGCGATATAAATAACGATGGAAAGATTGATAACCTAGATATCTCTGAGATTGTAGTTATTCTTGGTAATACGATCAATTCTCTTGCCACACAAAGATCTATTCTTTCTGGAAATCTTGAGATAGTAAAATTTAAACAATCAGATCTAAATGGTGATGAGACTGTCGATGGGACAGATCTTGAGATACTAGAAGATGCTGTCGATGGATATGTAAACTTCTCAATTCCAGAAAAATTTAAAGTACTAAAGATTCACCTTCAAAATACTTTTGAAGCTTCTGATTATCCCGTAATTCTTGATGATATTTTAATTACTGCTGCAACAACATCTATATCAAATGTTATCACCTTTACCACCACCGACTATAGAACTGCTCTTGCAACTAGAGTTGGAGATGTAATTTCTCTATCTGGAATTTCAGATTCTGGATTATTCTTGATATCCTCAAAGGAGCTAGACTCATCAGGACTTCAGGTAACACTATCCGTTACCAATGATGATGTAACATCCCCATCCTTTGTAGGCGAAACTGGAATTTCATTCTCGATAACTAGCGGTACAGCAACAAACCTTCTTGCTGATAACTTAAATCTAGTTAAACTTCCATTCTCTAACTCAAGTATGGCAATAGACTTCATTGAAGCTCCATTTAAACAAGAGAATATTGAGGTTTGTGATCTCAGAAGATATGTTTCTCGTAATTTTATAGAAGAAAAGATAAAGAATGTTTGTATCTATACAGATGATTCTTGCGGAACAGTCGTAGATTGCTCTCCAGTATTAAAGAATCAGCAGTATATCTCTGGAGACATGTACATCCCGGAAGGCGAAATTCTTTCTGCTCCAGGTATTCCCTATCATGGAGATTTTGAATATACCACAGTATCTGTAGCTCTTCCACCTGGAAGCTTAGATGATTGCCAAATAGATCTTTATAATGCCTTCGTTAAGGCAGAATCAGGATCCATAAACACTGCCGCAGGTTATCCTGGTATGAGGTATTCTGATGGTACTTATGTAGGATGCAATGATGAGTCTGAGATGAATGATATTCAGCGTGGCAGAGTTAAATTCTCCAGTGCCATTGCCAGTCTTCATGTTGACTCTCTTATTACCGGCCCAGTTACCGATGGCTATGTTCCAAGCCCAGATCAAAATACTTCCATCACTTCTGCGAAGGATATTGTTACCGAGAATTTTGTTGATCAGACTTTCTCAGAATTCTCCGGCTGGACAATAGATGGTCTTACCGATACCGGCATCTTCACCGCAACTTTCGGATCAAATCTAGATGTCTCCTTTTCAACACTATATGTAACTGGAGCAGGAAATGAAAGATATGGTCTTTATTATCCCACATCTTTTACTGATCTTACCGGAGATCTTTTAATTGACTTCACTATGGCAAGATATCTTTGGCCAACCACTAGCACAGGCGGTGGTGTTTATTCTGTTGTTAAGTTTGACGTAACGAATGGTGACGGAACTACTGCGGAATTAAGATTAGGATGGAAGCAATACTCAATAGACTCTGTTAAACTATTCTGGTCTGGGATCATTAAGGATTCTGGTAGCGCCGTAATAAGTTCTTTTGAATATTCAATAGAGGCACCAGATGCAGTAGGTGATGATCTTCTATTCAGAATTAGAAGAACTGATGATACTTTCTTTGCTTACTACATAAATCCAACTTCTATCTCTGAGTCTGTAGACTTTGGACAGTTTATCCGTATCGGTAGCAATCCATCCATGCAGCCTGGAAGTGGCTCTGTGGCGGTCTCCTTTGAGTCTAAGCAGGAGATCATGACACAGGCAGGGCTAGTCTACGAAGTCGTCCTAAAAGAGCTTGTAGCGCGAGATAGCTATTCTTCCGGGATGGCCTCCACAGGAAGCTTTGGTCTATCAAGAGTAGTCTCTACCAACGAGATTTCTAGAGCCGCAATTTCTCTTCCAATTGGAATTACACCAAGAACAAATATAGTCTCTGCCACTCTAAACTTTACTGCAGGCTCCGCAATTCTAAGCACTGATTCTTTCAATATAATTCCGATTCAAATTACAAACGCTGACAACCTTGTTCCAGGATATAACTATCCATACATTCAGGATGTCTCGGTCTTAACTAATTTTATTCCTGGGGCACTCTCTACTGGGTCAACCTTCTCTGTAGATATCACCAACATAGTCATCAAATATCTCTCTGATCCCGGCTTTCTGCCCGGATATTATAAGGCCCTTGTAATAGAGCCAGACCTTGATGTTTCTGTTGATTCTTCCATAATTCTGTCAGGCTCAATAACCATGGATATTATCTACGAAGATATTACCACTGGTGTTATCTTTAAGATTGGAGTTAGCGTTGATTCATCCACCGGAATAGCCTCATTCAAGACAAAGAATATTCTTTATGATTCTTTAAATCCAGAAAATAGAACTGTCATTAAGTTTGGAGTTTATCTTAAAAAGTCTGGCTTTAGAAATCAGGACATTAGCCTTGGAATAACTGAACTAAAGAAGGTAGGACTAGGATCATGTTATGATCCGAACCTGATAATCTCAGAAGCAGAGCAGTGTTACTTCGTCGTATCTACAACCGGAGTAGGAACATTTGTCGAGGGTCCATTTGATTGCGCCTTTAAGCTTCCATAATATATAATAAGTATAATCTTTTCATGAAACCTCTTAAAATTAGAGCTCATGGAATGTTTGGAGCAACTCATTCCTGGTCATATACTGTCAGATCCCTTATGATGGAATTCCATAAGATGGGACATGATCTGTATGTTACCAGTACTGATGGCTATTCTTTTGCTCCAAAAGAACTATCTCCTTATTTTAATAGAGACATCAATGAAGCAGATATAGACCTTTGCTATACTTTGCCCAGAAACTTCCAACAATGGTTTAATTCAAAATCAAAGTTAAGATTAGCAATATTCAATTGGGAGTCAACAACTCTACCTCCTGAATGGTTAGATTGCCTAAAATATACTGACCTTGTCCTTCCCTCCAGTGAAGCAGTAAGGGATATCTTTATCCAAAATGGTTGGGATCAAAAAAAATTAGTTACTGTTCCACTGGGAGTGGACTGGGAGGAGTTTTCTAATGCAGCTCCAATGGAGATATCTGGTCTAAATAAGTTTAGATTTTTAAATATCTCAATACCTCATCACAGAAAAAACTTAGATGTTCTATTTGATGCTTATTACTCATCATTCTCTGCAAATGATGATGTGTCTTTAATTATAAAAAGTTCTTTATCTAATCCAAGACATAAATTTGAATGTAATTTAAATGAAATAATAAAATCAATGCAATCTAAACATGGCAAAAAGATGCTTCCAAAGGTGCATCTTGTGGTAGAAAAACTTCAGGATATAGCCACACTTTATAAGTCAGCAGATTGTCTAGTCAGTGCATCCTCATTTGAAGGATTTGGATTACCTATGCTTGAGGCCTTTGCGGCCAATCTTCAGGTAATTGCACCAAGAGCCTCTGGCCAACTTGATTTTTTAAATGATCAAAATTCATTCTTGGTCAATGTGGACAAAATTAAAGCAGGAGACAAATACCAATATTGGAGGCCTGATGAAATATCCACTACCTTTTACCCAAGAGTGGATGAAATAGCACATTCTATGCTAGAAGTTTATAATGGAAAAAGAAAGCTCTTTGATGAATCAATAAAAGAAGACTTTTCTTGGAAAAATTCTGCCAATAAGATCATTAATATTTATGAAAATATTCACAAGTAAATTACCTAGGGCCTGGAAGTCTTCAGGAGTCACGGTTAAATCCGACCAACTTGAGATGTCAAACTTCTCATTTATCGAAGAGTATTTTACTTCTAATTCTACAAAGTTCAATATAACTATAATTGGCAAAAATATAATTGGAAATGGAGCATTTTCAATCTCCATTTATAAAGATTCATTTTTAGTTTGGCAAGAAGAGTTCTTTTTTGAAGGGATTTCTTTTTCAAAAAAACAGATTGAAATAGAGGAATCTGTTGGTGAAACATTTAGAATTGTAATCTCTAGAGGAAAACGATCTAAGGGAAAGATTCTAATAAATCAAGTATTTATTTATCAAGAAAAGAAAAAAGAACTTAAAATAGAAAGCTATCTTGCCGAAGATTCTCCTGATGAAAATGAGCCAACTTATTTTATTAAAAAAGATCCCGTTTTAATTGCTGAAGAAATAATTGAAAATAAAGAATCTGTTATTAAGGAAGAGATTATCCTTCCGGAGTCTGCTCCTGTAAAAAAAGAAAGGGTTAAAAGAAAAGCAAGATATTTGAAAGTAAGATTTATAAAAGAAAATACTCCAATTGATAATATGGCTTGTGACCCACCAGCCATTATTAATCATCTTCTTGAAGATAATGCAAGGCCAACAAAGGATGTCTGGGTTATAATCATTGATTTTAATATCACCAATGATGAAAGGTCTACTTTTAATTATCTAAATCAAATAAGTTTTGGTAGAGATAAACAAATTTTCTTTGTAAAGCAATCATCTTTAGAGCCAATTGATTTTTCAAAATATGAACATGTCAAAGTTTTTTCTGAAGATATTCAGATAATAGAATTATTGGAGTCTGAATGGCCTAAGAAAATAACCTTTTTGAAAGAAAATCTTCAAGGAGACTTATTAAAAGAGGTAGAAAGAATAAGGGATGAGATATCAAAATGATAGTATTTTCTCTTCAAAAGAATAATCTATGGAATGGTTCCGGCTTTGTGGTCAAGCCTGGTTCATTAGAGTTATTATCATTTTGCTTTGCAGAGCAACAGGTTAAAATTGGTTCTGGAAAATATAGGATAAAAATAGTTGGGGCATCTATCTCCGGTAATGGAATTTTCTCCGTGCAATTATTATTAGGCGATAAAGAGGTTTTTTCAAAAACAATATCTTTAAATAGCAAAGCAAATACAGAATCTTCTTTCGAGTTAGAGTTAAACTCTCCTGGTCCATATAATATTAAAATTCTTCGAGGGAAAGAATCAATAGGAAGAGTTTCAATTAATTTAATTAATTTTATTAAGACAATTGAAAAGTTACCCGAAGCAATTCTGCCAATAGTTAATGGTGAAGCAAAAGATTTTGAAAAAACATTTGTAGTAATTAATTATGATGAGTTAAACTCACCTTCCGAAATATCTTCTCTGTTTTTAGACCTGAAGAGTTATAAAAATTGCTTTTTTCTTCTAAAGACATCTCAATCTTTTGTGGAGAAGATAAAGGATGCTAACTTTAGAATGTTTTTTGAGTGGGAAGATCTTTTTGATTATATTTCTATCTCTAATTTAAAAAAAATTATCTATTTAGAGTCAAATCTAAATAAAAGCATTTTTTCTAAGTATAACTGCGATATTGGAATTACTAGCCCAATAATGGTTGGTAAAAAAACTCCAAATAAAATATCTGGAATTATATTTTGAAAAATAAAACAATAAATTTTCACTACATGACTGTTGATAAAAATATTGGCTATGGAAAGGCGTCGGCCAATATGCTTGAAGTTTTTAGGTTGACGGAACATAGGATTAACCCTGTTCAATCTGGAAGACCGGCTCCTCATGCTGATATTGATTTTTTCCTTAGGCCTCCACCTTGGAATATGGGTAGATCCAGAAGAAAGATTGCTTACTTCTACTGGGAAGCTACACCACTACCTGATGGGTGGGCGGCTTGCCTAAATACCGTAGATGAGATTTGGGCACCATGTCAATTGGTAGCAGACTGTTGCAAAATGGCAGGATTCAAAGGAAAGATTATAATAGTTCCAACTCCCGCAATGCCGATTGACTTTTCCACCGTACCAGAGATGGATATTGCAGGAGTTCCGGTGGATTCCTTTAAGTTCTATTCAATATCACAATGGCATAATAGAAAAGGGTGGGTGGAGCTATTAACTGCCTTTTTTGATGAATTTTCAGCAGAAGATAATGTCTCATTGATTATAAAAACAAATCCAATAAATCATCTTCTTCAAGATGAAATAAAAAAAGATATTTTTAATATAAAGTCTAATTTTTCTTATAAAAAAACAGCACCACTTGTTGTTATTCCGTCAATTATATCAGAGCAAGAACTATTATCAATTCATAAGTCATCACACTGCTATGTGGCTCCTCATCATGGCGAAGGATGGGGAATGCCAATTCATGATGCTATATTGGCTGGAAAACAAATTATAGCCACAAAGTTTGGTGGAGTTGTTGAGTTTTTAGATGATGAAGCTTTTCACCCCATACCATTTTCTATGATTCCAGTATCAGGAATGGAATGGAATGGAGCATATAATTCCAATCAGAGGTGGGCCCAGCCTGATATCATTGCCTTAAAAAGCATCATGAGGGATGTTTACAATAATTTTAAAGTTTATATTAAAAAAAATATGCTAATCAACAAAAATATAGAAAATATATCTATAGAAAAAATAACAAGCTTAATAAAGAGCATAATTTAGGAATTAATATGGAACAATTTTTAGATCAAAAAGATAATCAATGGCACATTACAATGTGGATGGTTGTGCCGACTGTTAATGTAAAACATAGCTATAATTTTAGAGTTCATAGTATTACAAATAATGATGGCTCCATCATTCGTGATCCCTCCATATCAAATAGTCATTATGTTTTTGGGATTAGTACAAAGTTTTTTGGCAAAAAAGTATTTTTCAATGCATCATTTGATCCACTAGAAATACAAAATGTAAAGAGCTTTAAATTTGGATTCTGTAATGAACAGGTCGCATGGCTAAATAACACCTTTGTTGTGTTTGAGAATGATTGTCCAAAAGTAATAAATAATAATGATATAGTTGAAGGGCAAGTCTTAGAAGTGAAAACTTCAGATACATTAGAAGAATCTTCCTTAGTAAGTGTTGAAGCATCTATAAACATGAATGAATCAGAGACTATATCTGATGATCAAATATCTGCCGAGGTTATGATATTATCAAACGTAATTCCTGATGATGCTCTAGCTGAAAAAAAAATTGAAGTACCTATAGTGGAGGCAAAAGGTGAGCCTTTTGAGAAAGATGTTGTTCAAGTTGCAAAAAAGAAACTTGGAAGAAAAAGAAATAAAGTATAATTAAAAAATGAATTATGTTGTTAAAAATAATGTAAATGGAAGCAGATATAAACTTATTATATCCGCTACTATTCCAAAGTTACAAATTACAAATATTTTAAACTTTAGAATAAAATCAATTACATTATTAAATAATGAAGTAGTTAATGATCCTCAGATAAATAATTCAAATTATATTTTTGAAATAAAAGAAACCCAAATTAATAAAAAAAATGATTTTATATTTGATTTTGATATTACAGAAATGTCAAATATAAAAGATATTGATATTGGATTTTGTGATGAGTTTGTCAGATGGTATGACCATACTGCAAAAAAAATAAATGTTAATTTATCTCAAGTTAAGTTATTTAATAAAAAAGAAAATAATAAAATTTGTATTTTATCTACATGGAACATAAAATGTGGTATAAGCCAGTACTGTAAAAACTTTTATGATGCCCTAATAGACAAAGGATGTGCGACAAAAGTATTTTCAAATACTGAAAATTATACTGATATTTTTAATTTTATAAAAACAAATAATGTTAATATATTTATTGTTCAATATGAACCATCAATAATTCAAAACTTTGAAGTTTTATTATCAAATATTTTAATATTAAAAAGACATAATAAAAGAGTAAAAATATATTTTGTAATTCACTCTGAATATAAAGATCTTTTTAAATTAGATGGAATAATTGATGGATTTATTTATCATAAGTCAAATACGTTAAACTTTAAGAATACAAAAGTCAACATTATTCCGATGGCAGTTCCTATATTTGCTCCAGATAATGAAATCCCTTTTTATAGGCAAAAATATGGAATATCAAATGATACATTTGTTATATCTACTGTTGGATTTATGTTTGGATGGAAACAACATGCAAATGTTCTGCAGGGTATGGTTCCTATATTAAAACAAAATAAAAATGCAATGATTCAGCTGTTAACATCATTTCATTCAATAAATAATGGCGAGTGTATAGAAGAATATAATAAAATACGAAGGGTTGTATCTGAAAATGGCATCGAGTCTCAGGTAATACATGTCACTGAGTATATTCCGCAGCAAGAATTAAGCGAAAGACTGTTTCTATCAGACCTTGGATTTTTATGGTCAGGAATAGAAACAACAAGCTCGTCCGCATCATTAAAAGAATTTGTATCATCAAGACTGCCTGTCGTTAGAACAAACTCATCACATTACCATGATATAGAATCTGGATGTGAGATAACAGGGCAAGATATGGGTCAGTTTATATCGGCAATAGAGGGCCTAATTTCAAATAAAGAAAGATTAACTACTTTAAAAAATTATATGAATAAAAACTATGAAGAAATGAATTATAAAAATATAATATCTAAATTTTTAGAGGTGTTCGATGTATAAGGTTGTTGTTGGTATTACAACATTAAATAATCCTGATATACTTAACAACTGTTTAAAATCAATATACAAAACACATGATATGTATAAAGGCTTAGATATAAAAATTTTAGTGATTGATGATTGTAGCTCTGATGAGAATCTAGAAAGGAATAAAGAAGTTTGTGCATCACATGGTGTAGATATGTTGATGAATAGACAGAGGCTTGGTGTAGCTAAGTCTTGGAACAATCTATCTAAGCATTTTAAATCTGAAATAGTTATACTTCTAAATGATGATGTTGAAGTTTTTCATAATTGGACAGATGTTATGATATATACATTGGATAATAATCCTGAGATTGGAGTAGTTGGATTTAATGCATATGAAGGGGATAATAGCTTACTTCCAGCAAATAATGTACCAACTTATATCGAATCAAAAATAATGCTTGGCGGAAATTTACACCCCATATTATCTGCCAGAGGCTTTGGGTTTGGATTCAGAAAGGAAGACTTTGATAAGATTGGCGGTTTTAATAATGATTATTTTTGTTTTTTTGAAGAAATAGATTTTAATTTATCTATGATGAAAAATCTTAATAAAAGAAATTGTATATTGTCCTATCCAGTATTAAAGCATACTCATGGTGCTACAACATTCAAGGAGCTTGGAGATCATTCTCTTATTTTTAAAGAAAGCAAGGCAATATTTGAATTAAAGTGGGGAGTTGCCTGGGAAGATTTAAGAAATTTGTTTCATAATAATAACATACCTAGAATAAAAAATATTTTAAACGAATGGAACTCTAACTTTAATATCTGGAGTTAGTATAATTAAGTTTTGGAGATATAATGGAAGATTTTGTTACTATAGGAATTCCCACGTATAATGGTTGGCAACGTGTTGCTAACTTATTAGAAAATATAAAACAAAGAACTGAACAAGATATAAAGTATGATATAGTTATATGTGATGATTCCGGAAGGCCCGAGCATCGCGAAAAGATAAAGTCAATTTGTGCTCAATATGGAGCAAGATTTATTTTTCATCAGAATAATAGGGGTGTTCCTGCTGCATGGAACACTTTGGTAAAATCAAGTAATTCTAAATATGTGATTCTACTAAATGATGATATACTTGTTGCAAAAAACTGGTTGAGAGCTCCACTTCATGCAATAAAAGAAAATCCATTAGTTGGCTCATTTGGTCTATATTGTTATTTTATAAGTCCAAGCGATGTGCAACCTCTGCTTGCCGGCCCAGATGCAAAAATTATTCCTTTAAATATCAGATGGGAGGGCCCAAATCTAATTCTAAACGAAAGGTTTGATTCTGTTCCAACCTCGGCCGGTTCAGCTCCAGGAAGAACAATGTGTCCTACCGGCTGTGCATTTGGATTTAGAAGAGAGATGTGGGAGAAGGTAGGAGGCTTTGATGAAAGATATCAGGCATTTTATGAGGAAACTGATTTTGGGGTAGCTTGTGCTGAGCTTGGGTTTCCCTCTGTACAATTATCATGCCCCGGAAATTATCACATTTGGTCACAAACATTCGGATCTGCTCCAGAGATAAATGCAGGGCAGGTTATGGCTGATTCAAAAAGAAAATTTCTTGAAAAATGGAGAGCAAGACTTGCAATAGAGATAAATGATGCTCCAGATATTCATCCATTTTTAATGGACAAAATTGGTCCAATTGAAATATCATGGCTTGATGAAGACCAAAAAGAAAAAACCTGTTTTATATGAGGCTATTATATGAAAATTTTATTACTTGAACATCCACAACTTACTAACGGAACATGGATGCTATATGAAGGATTAGTTCGTGTGCTCGGAAGAGATGCTATCACAATCTTTCCTCCAAAACCATTATTTGATGGAAAATATCCATCAGCCGTCATGAAGCTGATGGATATTAGGTGGTATCGTGATGTATATAAAGATCTTCAAAATCTTCCCGCAGGAATTCCTCCACTATCAAATGGAGAGTTATTAACTGCAAATGATGATAGAGTTATGATTTCTGCCATATGCCCTGTTCCACCATCACCAGATAAGACAGATCAAATACCAATTGATGAGGACGAAGTTATAGAACTACTTAACCAAAATTATTATGATTTAATAGTTCTGGGAAATAGCCATAGAGTTCCAACCATTGCATTAGCAAGATTTCGTGATAAGTGTAGGACCCTACCTCCAATCATTTATTTTGACGCAGGAGAAAGGGATGAGTTTAATGCTCATTGGTGGCACGTATTTAAACCAGCGTTAGTTTTTAAAAATATATTAACACCAGAGTTATTATTAAAAAAAGGAACTCCACAGGTTCCATGTGATATATATCCAATGCCGATGTCACATACAACTATATTATCTGATAAATCTGATAAATTTAATATAAATATTGATAATTTAAAAAATAGAAGTATTGACTTAACATCTAATTTTGGAAGTACATGGGAAACTAGAAGATTAGTTCAGCAAACAGTTGAAAAAACATGTTTATCAATATCAAGAGATAATAGAAAGTTAGTTACAAAACTAGATATATTTACTCAGAGTGATTTACTTAATTCTAAAATTTCAGTATCTATGAGAGGATCCGGAAGAGATACTGAAAGATACTGGGATATGCCTGCAGCCGGTTGTGCTCTGATTTGTGACGGAACAATGGGTTGTATACATCCATTTCCTTTTAAAAATAATGAATCTGCAATCTTTTATAAAAATTTAAAAGAACTTGATATAGCTATAAAATTTTTGGTAAATAATGATGATGAAAGAATTAGAATTGCACAAAATGGACACAATCATATTAGAAAATATCATAGCGTTGAAGCAAGAGCATTATTTTTTCTTGGTATTATAAACACCAAAATTGGATGCAATTACTCAGTGGAAAATAAAGATAGGATAAAAAGTCTGATAAAAGATTTAAAGTGGGATTCAGAGCTTCCAGACTGGACAGGCCCAGTTGTAGGTTTTGATGAATAATGAACATTAATAACTCATTGCAAACTAGGAGATATTGTGAATTATAGTGATGTAATAAATACATTGATTAAAAACAATCTAATAACAAAAGAATCTGTTGAATATTGGTATAATAAATTATTCTTATCACCACATCCAGAGGGTGGTACGCCGTGGGATCAGGTCTTATGTGACGTATGGAATGAAAAAAATCGGGATTCTATTGATTTAATGTCTGACTTTTATGATTCTGATTGTTGCGTCGTGTTTCAAGGCTCAATGTCTGGGTCTTGGGCTGGAAATTCTATAAATAAAAAAATAGAACCATATATAACTCCAGGCTTAAATGTACTTGAATATGGCTCAGGAGGAGGAAGAGAAGTTGTTAGTGTTTTAAAGTCTGGAGCAAAGATAACAGCGTGTGATGTTTCAATAAGATTACTTGATGGAGTAAAATTATTAGCCAAAGAACACGGATATATTGTCGAAACAATTATAATAAAAGATGATGTTCCAGTTCTGCCAATTGGCTATGATGTAGTAATTACTACAGATTGTTTAGAGCATGTAAAAAAACCAATAGATGTATTAAATACTTTATCAAGATCATTAAAACAAGGTGGAATCATGTATTGCGAAGTATTTTTTGGTGGGCATGACTTATCTCCATATCATTTAGTTGAAAATAATCATCTTGGTAATGTTGATCTCTGGAGATCTGTGATGAAAAATGCTGGACTGAAACAAATAGATCAAGAAGGACTTATTTGGGAAAAAGAATGATAACATTTTTTTTAATGAATTTAAAAGGACTTAATGTATTAAAGTCTATTATATCATCTGGAAAAAAAAATATAATAAAAGAAGTTATTTCATCACAAGATAAAAATGTTATAAATGATTATTATCTTGATATAGTTGAGTTATGTGAATCAAACTCAATTATTTTTTTTAATAAAAATAATATAAAAAATATTTCTTTTGATTATGGAATTGCAATTGGATGGAGGTGGATGATTAAAAATAATAAAAATTTAATAGTACTTCATGATTCTTTGCTTCCAAAAAATAGGGGATTTTCACCACTAGTAACATCAATTATTTCTGGAGATGAAAGGATAGGAGTTACGGCATTATGGGCATGCGAAAATTATGATGAAGGAGATATTATATCATCAAGTTTTATTAATATAGAATATCCAATAAAAATTCAAAAAGCAATTGAACTAATATCGGAATGTTATTCTGACTTAGTCTTATATATTCTTAATATAATAGAAAAAAAACAGGAATTACCGAGAATAAAACAGGATGAATCTCTTGCAACGTATTGTTTATGGCGTGATGAGGAAGATTTAAAAATAAATTGGAATGATTCTGCTTCAATAATAGTAAGACATATAGATGCAGTTGGCTTCCCATATAATGGGGCATATTTTGTATATAATGATTTAAAATATATTGTACATAATGCAATAGAAATTTGTGACAAAAATATAGAAAATAGAACACCAGGAAAAATATTTAAAATAGAAGAAGATGGAATAATTATTGTTTGCAAAACTGGTCTTGTAAAATTAACAGATATTTTTTTAGAAAATAAAGATAAAATAATATTTAATAAATTAAAAGTTAGGTTAAAATGATTACTTTTAATAAACCATTTATCTCAAATAATGAATTAAATAATATATCAGAATCTATAAAATTAAAAAATTTAAGTGGTGATGGCCCATTTACAAAACAGGCAACGTCACTATTAAATAAAATTCATAATTCGCCAGACTCTAAGATTCTTCTAACTACATCCTGTACTGATGCGCTTGAAATGTCTGCTATTCTTCTAAATATTGGGCCTGGAGATGAAGTTATCATACCCTCCTATACATTTGTGTCTACGGCATTAGCATTTGAAATGCGTGGAGCAAAGATAGTATTTGCCGATAGCAAAGTGGACTGCCCACACATTGATTCTTTACATGTTGCAAAACTTATTACACCAAAAACTAAAGCAATTGTTCCTGTTCACTATGCAGGAATAGCTTGCGATATGAATTCCTTATTATCTTATAATATTCCAATTATTGAAGATAATGCTCAGGGTATCACAAGCACATTAAACGGAAGGGCCTTAGGTACAATTGGATGCCTTGGAACGCTATCATTTCATGAGAGCAAGAACATTAATTGTGGCGAAGGTGGAGCCATAATTATAAATGACCAAAACCTTGCTGCCCGTGCTGAAGTAATCAGAGAAAAGGGAACCAATCGATCATCCTTTTTTCGTGGAGAGGTTAATAAGTATGGATGGTGCGATATTGGTTCATCGTATCTTCCTAGCGATATTCTGGCAGCATTTCTATGTGCTCAGCTTGATAATATCGATCATGTTCAATCAAAGCGTCATGCAATATTTTCAAAATATCTTACTGAGCTTTCCTATACAAAAAGCTATGGATGGCAACTTCCTATAGTGCCAGAAAACTCAACTAGCAATGCACATATATTTTACATTGTTATGAACTCATTAGAAGAAAGAAGTAATTTTATAAAATATATGAAAGAAAATAACATTCATTCTGTTTTTCATTACCTATCATTACATAAAAGTGAATATTTTAAAAATAAATATAATGGAGATGAACTTATAAACTCTGATAAATATTCTGATTGCTTAGTTCGATTGCCATTATATCCAGACTTAACTGAAGATCAGGTTAGCCATATAATAAATGTAGTAAAAAAATGGAATGGTAATTAATTTAGTCTATTCAAAAATATTAAACTTAGTAATATTTATAAAATATAGTATCGGAGAATCAATATGAAAGGAATAATTCTTGCAGGAGGGACCGGATCTAGACTGCTTCCATTAACAAAAGTAACTAATAAGCACCTACTTCCAGTCTACAATAAGCCAATGATCTATTATCCTATTGAGTTTTTAAGAGACTCTGGAATAACAGATCTCATGATTATACTTGGTGGAAACTCTGTTGGAGATTTTGTAAATCTACTTGGAGATGGCGCACAACTTGGTGTCTCAATAACCTATAGGTATCAATACAAGGCCGATGGTATCGCCGGAGCATTAAAGCTTGCCGCTGACTTTTGTGGAAATGAGCCTTTTGCGGTATGCCTTGGTGATAACATATTTGGATCTCCGATTGATAATCTATCAGGTAGCGTTCAGAGGTTAGGCGAAAAGGAACTTCCATCTGCAGTAATATGTATTCATCCTACTGATAAACCAAGTAGCTTTGGTGTGCCATCTTTTGATGGTGATAATATTATTAAGATAACAGAAAAACCAGAAAATCCAGACTCAAACTATGCAGTTACTGGATTATATCTTTATGATAGAAATATCTGGTCTATGATTGAATCTCTTGAGCCAAGTGCAAGGGGTGAGCTGGAAATAACAGATATTAATAATTGGTATATTAACAATGGGTCTTTGGAGTATATTAAACTAAAGTCCTGGTGGAATGACGCAGGATCTATATCATCTTTGTTTAAAGTTAGTCAGTTAGTTATGGAAAAAGAAACAAATGTCATTAAAGAATAAAAAAGTAATACTGACTGGTGGATGCGGATTCATAGGTAATACTATGTCTCAAATGTTACATCATAGTGAGCTAAATGATCTTGTTGTAGTCGATAAAATCTCATATGTTTCAAATGATAGATTTCATTATGAAAATAAAATAAAAGTATTAAAAGAAGATATTCAATCTTTAAGTATTTTTAAGTTTATAAAAGACTATAAGCCAGATGTCATAATCAATATGGCGGCAGAATCGCATGTTGATGTTTCAATTAAAAATCCAAATATCTTTCTTGAGTCAAATGTATGCGGAACAATGAATCTTTTGAATGCAGCACTCACATTGGAAACGGCACCGATCTTTGTTCAGATATCAACAGATGAGGTCTATGGCGACGTTTCTGAGGGCTGGAGTAAGGAATGCGACCCGAGGGTAACCTCATCACCTTACTCTGCCTCAAAAGCCTCAGCAGAGCTTTTTGTTGAGTCCTATGGGAGAACATATGGACTTCCATATTTTATAACAAGATCTTCAAATAATTATGGTCCATATCAAAACGAAGAAAAGTTAATTCCAAAAATAATAAATAATATACTTGCCGGAAAAAAGATTCCAGTCTATGGAGACGGAAGGCAGGAAAGGGATTGGATTTATGTTGATGATAATTGTTCCGCAATACTTCATCTGATAAACGAATATAATGGCAGTGATATATATAACGTTGGTGGACTTGAGACAACAAATAATTTAGAAATTATTAAACAAATTTGTTCAATAATGAATAAAAATGAGGATGATTTTATAGAATTTGTTAAAGATAGACCAGGTCATGATAGAAGATATGCAATAAGCATTGACAAAATAAAGAGCAAGTCTGACTGGAAACCAACTACAGATCTTAAGACTGGACTGATAAAAACTATAGACTGGATTTCTTCTAGAAATGTATAATTTATTAATTGGAGCATCAGGACTTTTGGGTTCTAATTTAAAAATAGACTCTTTAAGACCGAGTAGTTTTGAATTAAATATATTATCAGATGAATCAGTTTTATCATATTTTAATTTAATTGATGAGCCAAAAAATATAATACTATCAGCAGCATACACAAATGTTATTGGTGCAAATTCTGATAAAAAATCTGCATATAATTTAAATGTTTTAGCTGTGCAAAGAATATGCAAATTTTTAAATAAATTATACTTAGGAAGACCAAGGTTAGTATATATCTCCACTGATTATGTCTTTGATGGTTTAATAGGATCTTATAAAGCCGATGATCCAATTAATCCGGTTCAAAATAATTATTATGCCTTAACAAAAGCCTTAGGAGAATCTTCGGCTACAACTTATGAAAATCATTGTATTATAAGAACTTCTTTCTGTAAATCAAATATTTGGCCATATGAATTTGCGTTTGAAGATCAGTTTACATCAAGAGATCAGGTAAATGTAATTGCACCAATGATTGACAAAAAGATAAACAGCTCTAATGTTGGAATTTTTCATATTGGAACTAAAAGAAAGTCTGTCTTTGAGCTTGCAAAGACAATAAAAGAAGATGTAAAACCATCTTCAAGACTACTAATAAAAAATGTAACTATACCATATGACACGAGCCTAATATGAAAGAACCAAAATTAAGAAATATAAAAGCATTTTGTGACAGCAGGGGTTTCTCATTCTTCAATATTTTTGGAAAAGTGACTGACGGCCAAATTAACCTTGGAAATCTACATCCAGGCGTTGTTAAGGCATTTCATTATCATAACCATCAATATGATTATTGGTTTTGCCTAAAAGGAGACATAAGGGTTATTTGCATCTCTCCAGATAAGCAGATTGTAAAAAACTTCTATATTGGAGAGCATAACCCATCAGTTCTTGATATACCTCCAGGATGGCTGCACGGATACAAGAATGTCTCAAATGATATTAGCACATTACTCTATTGGGTAACAAATGAATATAACCCAGAAAATCCTGACGAAGAAAGAGTTTCTTGGGATTTTCTGGGAAAAGATTTGTGGGAACCAGAAAATAAATAATTATCCTGGTTTAACTCCAGACATTTTAAGTGATATTCTTCCTCCTAAATGCTTTTCCCAAAACTCATCATGTCCATCATATACGTCATGAGTAAAATCATTTATATTTATAAAACCATTTGCATTAAAGACTTCTTTTAGCATTTGATGATTGTAAAGTCTTTTATGTGCGTAATTATAAGTTAATGAATTTTCCGCTTCCGATCCATAGATCGGACCCTGTGTGATGAATGGGTTATTTAAATAAGCCCGACATATGACATCTCCATTTGGAACGTGAATTTTAAAAATTCCTCCGGGAGCCAAGCACCTAAAGACTTCTGAAAATACATTATTTACTACAGATGAATCAAAGTGCTCTATAACATGCATTGCTAATACTTCAGAATACTTGTTTGATTCAATTGGCCACTCTTTTGTTAGTGACATATCAAAGCAATATGGCTTTCCATATTCTTTCTGATAGTCAATAAAGTCATATCCCTCTGATCCTACTGAACCAGGGCCTAGCTCTAATTTCATAATACCTCCATAAATTGTACTGGCTATTAATATTAATTATACTGCTGATGGAGTAATTATGTGTGGCATAGTAGGAATCCTAGGTAAAAAAGATTTTTATGGAGAGCTTAAAGAGCTTCTCTCAAACATTTCATATCGAGGTTATGACAGCTGCGGTATGAGCATAGTTCATCAAGATCGGTTTGACATTGTCAAGGTTGTCGGACATCCTGAGGCAATGCCGGATGGAGTCCAAACTGGCGATTCTATTGTTGGATTTGGTCATGATCGTTGGGCATCTCATGGTGGTATCACTGAGGAGAATGCTCACCCTCATCTCTCTAATGATAAAAAGATTTCTGTAGTTCACAATGGAATTATAGAAAACTATACTGAATTAAGAACATTCTTAATCTCTAATGGATATACTTTTTATTCCGAAACAGATACCGAAGTAATTCCAAATCTTATTCAATATTGGTATGCTAAGTGTGGAGACATTGAAAAAACACTTAATACGGTTTTCTCAGAGCTAAAGGGAGCCTATGCTTTTGTTATGGCTCATTTAGATCATCCAAATAAACTTTTTCTTGCCAGACTCGGATCCCCACTTTGTATTGGTGTTGATTCTGGGACTTTTTATATTTCGTCTGATATTCCCTCCCTTCCTTATTTTATTAAGAAGACTGTTGTACTTGAAAATAATAGGTATGCTATTCTTGAGCCTGGCAAGAATATTTTAATCAAAAACTTCTCTGGTGTTAATTCTACATTTTCTTTTGAGGAGCTATCTGCCGTTCAATCAACCTATACCAAGGATGGCTATAAGTATTTCCTTGAAAAAGAAATCTTTGAGCAACCAGACTATATAAGAACAACCCTGGCAGGAAGGGTTAATCCGCAGGCCGAAATTATTAAGCTTGGAGGAATTGAATCGCACCTTTTTAAGCTGCTAAAGACCGATGAGTTTATCTTTACTGGCTGTGGCTCTGCCTTCTATGCTTCGCAAGTTGGCTCCTATGCTATGGAATCTCTTGCTAGAGTTAAGTCCAAAGCCATTTCTGCCGGAGAGCTTCAATATTATGATGTTATTGCTGGAGAAAGAACCTCATTAGTGTGCGTAACTCAATCTGGAGAAACTGCAGATACTATTGGCTGCATTAACAACTTTAAAAAGAAAGGCTCCAGCACCATAGGGATCGTAAATGTTGTTTCTTCCACTATCTCTAGAATGGTAGATTGCGGAATCTACATTCGTTCTGGAAAAGAAGCCTCTGTTGCCTCAACAAAATCTGTAACAAATCAGATTTTAAATATGATACTTATGGCAGCAATGTTAGGATCAAAGGGAACAATGCCTACTAGTCAGTACCTCAGTCTGATAAATGAGCTTTATAGTCTTCCTGATAAGGTGGCAAAGATATTGCTAAAGTCTGATGATATTAGGACAATTTGCGAGATCTATAAAGATAGAGAATCATTGTTGGTGATAGGAAGAGATAAGCTGGAGCCAATAGCAAAAGAATATGCCTTAAAGATTAAAGAGATTAGTTACATTCATGCCGAAGGATATTCTGGTTCTGAGCTAAAGCATGGTCCTCTTGCCCTTATTAATGCCGATAGGCCTACCATCGCCTTGGTTGAGAATAATATCCTTGGAACAAAGATGATGGCCAATATAAAGGAAATCACCAGCCGTGGTGGCCATGTAATTGGCGTCTTTGAGGAAGGCTGTGCTAATGAGCTAATAGAGTCTGCACACTATAGTATAGTTATTCCATCTAATGAGAACAAAATTCTTAACACAATTACCTTCCTAATTGTGGGACAACTAATCTCGCTGCATCTCGCAGACCTGAGAGGCTGCCATGTTGATAGGCCCCAGAATTTAGCGAAGTCCCTTACAATTGAGTGAAAATTTATTGATTCTCAATAGAAAGTTTAACTTATCCTAGTAGCTTGTTCCAGGCCAATTTGGCAGCTCTCTCAGAAAAGAGCTGCCTTATTTTGTCGTCTGCACGGAATTTATAAATATTTCCGGTAACTCTCTCATAGGACTGTCCAAAGGAAAATCTTTCATCCCAGTCCATACCATTCTTATTTATAAAGATATCTATATCTGACATTATAGCTTCAAGGAAGCCTAGAGTATAAGGTGCCGGATAACTACTCAGGCAAAAGACTTTTGAGTATGTTCGGTAAAGATTTAGCTGATCCTCTGGTGATAGGAATCCGCCACAGTTAGGGAGATGCTCGTTTCCCCCTCCAAATATTCTTAGTCCGCTATTGGTAATAAAATCTTTTGATATATTCCAATCATTATGGGTAGCTCTTTGTGTTATTGAGTTATAACAAAGAAAGCCTAATCCATTTCTATCTTCACCATTTTTAAAATCAGATTCTTTTTTATAGAACCTAATTAAGGCATCTTCGCCGGCAAATCCTGCTGTTTTGCTTTCCATAGGAGAATATCTGATTAGTTTTACTCCAGACTGTTTTAGTCTCTTCAATTTTGATTCAATTACGGAATTTGATTGACCTATGCCTCTCCAGATTGTAACTGTATTTTTTTCTATATTTTTAAGATTAAGGGCTATTGCATCATGAGCATGCATTCCTATTATATAGTCAAATTTTGATAAGAATTCTTTAGATAGCTTTATAGGACTACCACCACAACCCGTCTTATGAAAGATATCTTTCCACTCAGGATCTTGATGGAGTTTTAATGGAGGCCTTATGGTTTCACCTGGAGACTCTGGATTAAAATAAGAGCCACAGGAAAAAATCCTGTGGCCCAAAGAAGTGAGCAGACGAAGCTCGTCATACTCTAAGACAGAGTGGCAGGATAGATAGAGTATATCTGCCACTCTGGATTAGCCTAGTGTGGTCTGGAGAAGTAACCTGCAGACGATGTATGGGTCTAGGTTTGCGGCAGGTCTACGGTCTTCAAAGTATCCCTTTCCTTCCAGTCTGGTACCGAGAGGGATTCTGATGGAGCAGCCTCGATCAGACTTTCCAGCTTTAAAGGTATCATAGCCGGAGGTTTCATGAAGTCCTGTCATACGCTCCCTATTTCCTTCTCCATATCCCGCCATATGAAGTGCATGTGCCGCCTCCAGCTTCTTGCAGGCGGCATTAATCTCTGCAATGCCCCCATCTTCTCTCATCTTCTTTGTACTGAAATTAGTGTGTCCGCCAGATCCATTCCAATCTCCGCTAAGTGGCTTGGGATTTAGATATACGGTGACTCCGTGTTTCTCTGCTACCATATTGAGAATATATCTTGACATCCAAAGTTGGTCGCCCATACTGATCGGATCTACTGGTCCAACCTGATATTCCCATTGTCCGGGAGCCACCTCAGCGTTGGTTCCGCAGATAGATAATCCTGCATTCATACAGGCCGTGGCGTGCTCTACAGAGACATCTCTTCCGTAGACCCTATCCGCACCCACCCCGCAATAGTAAGTGCCCTGAGGAGGAGGATACGCGTTGTATTCTGATGGCCATCCTAGTGGCTTTCCATCCTTATAGAGAAAGAATTCCTGCTCTATTCCAAACCAAGGCTCCTCTGAGCTAAACTTATTTGCAGCTTCAACTAGAGCCGCTCTAGTATTTGTGGAATGGGGAGTTCCGTCTTCATTCATAACCTCACAGAGAACAAGTACGGATTTTGCCTCTATTGGATTTCTGCAAAAATAAACTGGCTTGAGATAACAATCGCTATCCTTTCCCTCTGCCTGTTTTGTGCTTGATCCATCAAAACTCCATCCGGAGAGAGTATTCAGACTAACATCTCCCATATTCTGATTTGTAATCTTTACCTTTGATCTAAGCTGCTGAGGCTTGTTTCCATCAAGCCAAATATATTCTAGTTTAATCATTTTTTTCTCCTAGTATTTCCTTTACAAAGCTCTTCACTTGTCTTGCCCCATCATCATCTAAAAGAAAATGATCACGAGCATATTTGAGATCATTATCAGGATGTTCAAATGACATATCCATAGTTCTTTGCCAGGCCAAAATTCCGTTAATAGGGCTCTGCATTCCTAATGTTCTCATTACTTCCTGAACATGTGATCCAACTCGCTGAACTTGATAGTGAAGTCCCGTAACTATTACTCCGCAAATTTTATCTTTTAATGGATTTTTTTCACCATAAGAAGAATGTCTATTTTCAAGAGTATTCATTCTTTCTATAATGGTCTGAAGTAAGGCCGAATGACTCATCCATCTGGTAGAGGTTGCAAATAGAATTATATCTGCAGACTCTATTGCATCATAAATCTCTCCCATCTCATCTTTCCCGCCAAACTTTTCTGGCTCATCATGGGATTTCTTATGTGCCCAGCATCGGTACTTTCCAGAATCAGGATGAGCACAGGATTCCTTTCCAGAAGTATAACAAGATAAGTTTTTTACAATATGAAGTTTATTAGCATCAATAAAATCAACATCATGGCCTTCTTGTTCTATTCTGGAGAGAACATGCTTTAAAAGATATTTGCTAGAAGACTTGTCCTCGTTAGTAGTAGTGCTTATTCCTATTATTTTCATAAATAATATAACCTCATTATGTTAGTTTCTTCAATTAATAGTACTATATTACTAAATACGTTATGGAGTTAAAATGAAGACGGCAATAATAACAGGATGTTTAGGACAAGATGGTGCATTTCTTACTGAGCACTTATTAGATTTAAATCATAAAGTTTATGGTGTCAGTAGAAGAAAATCTACTGATGCAGATTCTTGGGGATTTCTTGAACATTTAAAAGGCCATCCAAATTTTAAACTTGTTCATGGAGATATTACCGATTCAATATTTATGTCTAATATAATTTCTGACATAAGGCCAACAAAGCTTTTTAATCTTGGAGCGCAGTCACATGTCGGATACTCATTCCAAAATCCATATACAACATTTGAAACAGATGCTTGTGCGGTGGTCCACATGCTATCTGCCATACAAAAACACTCTCCCGCAACAAGATTTTACCAAGCGAGCACTTCGGAATTATTTGGTGGGATCGATTGTCCTAGTGCTGGATACAGTGAGATTTCTCCGTTCCATCCTCGTAGCCCGTATGGAGTTGCAAAGCTCGCAGCACATTGGGCGACGATTAACTTCAGAGAAGCATATGGAATGTTTTCCTGCGCCGGAATCCTCTTCAATCACGAATCAGAAAGACGCGGACTAGATTTCGTTACCAGAAAAGTTACCAATGGTGTAGCCAGAATTAAGGCCGGACTAGATACAAAGATTGTCATGGGAAATATAGATGCCTACCGAGATTGGGGCTATGCAAAAGATTACGTGAAGATGATGAACCTAATGTTGGAGGCAGATGTTCCTCAAGAATACGTTATCGCAACAGGGAAAACTTACTCGATAAAAAATCTTCTAGAGTTATCTTTCTCACTCATTGGAATAGATAATTGGGAAAATTATCTTGAGTTTGATGAAAGATTCATGAGACCCTCAGAAGTTCCTTATCTCTTAGGAGATCCAACAAAGGCCCAAAAAGAATTGGGGTGGGAGCCTGAGACCTCTTTTGAGGATCTTATAAAAATAATGCTAGAATCAGACCTAAGAAGATATGGGATTTAAACTAATAAAGGTAGAGAGAAAAGAATATACCAAGATAGATGATAATAGTTTTATGTCTTTCCTGTTGGAAGAACATAATAGATGCTTATCTACTAGATCTCAGAATATACATGTAGATAATAATTCTATACCTAGCGCCTCATCCGAAAGCAAAAAAGAATTTGATTTTTTTTGGGACGAAAAGAAAGAGTCGGCTCGAAAAGATGCCATTTATGATTTAGAACATAGTATTATTGAAAGACCAGTAATTCAAAATGAAGAGCAGGTTGTGGATCGCAGAAGATCTAAACGGAAGTAGTCTTGATTACCATAAAAGTCACCAATACAAAATGCCAAATCCTGGGGCTATCAGATCAAAAGATGATAAAAATCTTGGATCACGAGCTTAGCTACCAGCTGGCGGGGTATGACTTTGCTGCAACCGCAGGCCGAATCTACTCGGGCTGGGACGGCAGGGTTCGCCTTATGGACAAGAAGCTACAGTTTCCGGTTGGACTTCTCAAACGTGCTGGCAAGGCTATGATCGAAGAGGGATTTGAAGTTCAAGTAGAGGATTTGCGAGATGAACCAAAGGGTAAGTTGATTCCACTTAATCCCTCCTTTAAGGCTAGAGACTATCAGCTAGAGGTTGTAGATCTTGCCGAAAAGAAGGGCTCCGGAATTATCAGAATGTGTACCGGCTCAGGCAAGACATCAGTAATCGCTATGTTGGCAGGAAGATTTAACGTCAAGACTGTCATCTATGTTATCGGTATAGAACTCCTATATCAAATGAAGGAAACGATAGAAAGAGTCCTCCGCGTTAAGTGCGGAGTTATTGGGGATGGAATATGCGATATCCAGCCTAATGGAATTAATATCTGCACTATCTGGACTGCAGCCCAAGCCTTTGGAGAGAAGATAGAGCTAATTGATTGTGACGTTACGGCCTCAGCCAAGTACAAGCCCGGAGCAATTCAAAAGGGAAAAATTCAAAAGATGGTACATGAGGCAGAACTATTTGTCCTAGATGAATGCCAGTATGCTGCCTCAAAGTCTCTTCAATTCATTCATAGGGTATCTGTCAATTCCAGATATAGATTTCTTCTGTCTGGAACTCCATGGAGAGAGATGGGTGACGATCTTTTGATCGAAGCTGTTTCTGGTCCTAAGTTTTATGATCTTCCTGCTTCAAAATTGATTGCAGAGGGGGTGCTTGTTCCGCCCAAGATATACTTTATGAGCGTTCCTAAGATGAAGAATCTACATGGAACATATGCTGAGGTTTATAATGCATATGTTATGAGGAACGTCACTAGAAATAAGATGATTTTTGATGCTACCAAGACTTTGGTAGACGCTGGAAAAAGAGTTCTAGTTTTAATATCGAAGGTAGAACACGGACAGATTTTGCTGGATATGATGAAAGATCAGTTTAGGGTTGATGCCCTAAACGGATCCTCTACTACCGAAAGCAGAATGTCTGCAATTCAAAATATGCGCGATGGAAAGGTAGACGTTCTTATTGCCTCCAAAATATTCGACCAAGGCATTGACATTCCAGAATTAGATGCACTTATCCTTGCAGGGTCTGGGAAATCTTCTGCTAGAGCACTTCAGCGAATCGGAAGAGTTATCAGATCCTACCCAGGAAAGAAGTGGGCCAATGTTATTGAGTTTTGGGACAACGCCAAGTATCTAGAGTCTCACTCCACCGCGAGATTAAAAATTTACAAAAGTGAGCCCGGTTTTCAAATTAAGATTGAAGAGCGTACAATGGTAGACGAGGAGGCTCCGGCCCTAAAGCCCAAGAGTAAAAAAAATGACAGAAGAAGAGTTTTACCAGAAGATTCCGACATGGATTGGAGCTGATCGCTCTAGCTGGAATCATATAACCTTATTTGCTTATTTTTGCCATAAGTATGAGCAAAAGACTGGAGTTAGATTCAAGATGGTCAGGTCAAAAGCAGGACCGACCTCTACAAAGGAAACCCGAGATTTTGCAAAAATTGTTAAGGGATTTTGTTCCGATGAATGGGATGATCTTCCGGAAGGTCCAAAGTCCGAGGAAAAATCTTTTGCCTTAAATAAGGCTTACAACTACATTAATTGGATGTTTGATTATAAGTATAGAAGTTCACCCGCCGTCTCCGGATCTCAGGTTTTTCTGGTACCATCGGTGATGAACGAGTTCGAAAGAATGTACGCAGCACACCTAAGCACAAAAAAATCCGAATCTGGAATAGAATCTCTTATCGTATGGATAAATAAAAATTATCCAGAGGCTTTAGATCAGTATCAGCTGGAAAGCAAAGAAGATCTTGCTTTGTTTGCCAAGTATGTTTCTAATCATCGCTCGCCAAGTCAAGAATGTAGAAAAATTTTGGAAAAAATCAAGGAGATGAATTTATTATGAGCAAGTCAAGCCTACTAGTCGGAAAGATGGTCAAAGCACTTGTAGATGGAGGCTGGGAGTTAACTGGAAAAGTAACTCATGATAAGGATGATAGAGTAGTTCTTGCTACCTCTGATGGAGAAACCCTCTTGGTCTTTAAAAAGAAGATATCTGCAATCCTTCTTCTAAAGGAAGAAGCCTCTATTCCAAACTCACCAAGAGATGCGGAGCAGGCCGAGGTTCCTACGCATGATAAAAACTTTGTGCTGTTTAAGCCCGGCAGGCCTGATGGTGGTAGAAAAAATACCACCAGATATCAGGAAGAGGATGTAGATCCGGACGACCTGAGTGAAGGAGGAGTATCACTACCTCATGAGGTTCTTCTTTCTTCTCCTACTCAAACAAAGGTAACAACAAGATCGGATGATGATGATTTTTCAATCTCCATGACATCTTTATTTGGTGGAAATAAAAGCAGAATTTCGGTGACATCTGATGACGACACAAAATAATAAAGTAGCGAGAGTGTGTGATGGAGTTCAGAAGTCATGTGAGGAGTGCGAGGGGTCTGGCTGCATAAAGTGTGCCAGAACAATATCGAGAATACAAAAATACTCTGAGGCAGGAATTCCTGCAAGCTATTGGACCACCTCCTTTAATAATTTTAAAGGAGACGCCTCTTATGCAGAGCTTGTCAGAGATGTAATATCAAGCATAGACTCCGTATATGACTCTGGAAAATCATATATGTTTGCTGGACCGCTTGGAGTAGGAAAGACCTTTGGAATATCTTCCATTCTTAAGATGGCACTTTGCAAAGAATACTCTGCCAGATACTCTAGCATGGTGGAAGTTATCAATCAAATACTATCCGGCGGGAATTCAAATGCGGTTGCTGAGCTTCTTAAGTATGATTTCTTAGCCATTGATGAGTTTGACAACAGATGGATTTTTCCATCCGAGAAATCCGAACAAATTTTTGGCTCCACGATGGAGTATATTTTACGGAGCAGGTTCCAGAACGGGCTCCCTACCATCCTTGCTACAAACAACGCCGAGATTGACGATATCTTAACCGGCATGTATGGTAAGGCTTTTGCATCTCTAAGAAGCCAATATATGGAAACTGTATTTTTATCTGGCAAAGACTTTAGAAAGAGGACTAAATGATTGAATCTAAGATTTTGAATTGGATGCTTCGTGGACCAATTCAGCTTGCCGATGTCTACAGAAGTATTGAACCAGGACTATTGCTGGAAGCCTTTAATAAAAATTATAAAGGTGTATTGAGAGCGATCCAAGATTATCAGAGCAAATATAAGACACCACCATCTCCATCAATTCTTGCCGGAATGTTGGATGAGAGGGATCGTACAATCCTAGACTCAGTCTGTGATGATGATTGCGCTCAAAATGAGATTCAGTTCTATGTTGATGAACTGAAGAAGTCATTCAATAAGCACCTAGCTAATGAGTTGGCTAGGATTATTGAAGCTAGCGATGATAACCTTGGAAACATTAATCAGAATCTTAGAAATGTCGTAGTTAAGATTGAAAAGCTAGGAAAAAATGCAGTCTTTTCTGAGGGAAACTTTCCTGACTCAGCGAAAGAGCGAGTGGATGATTACCAGTATACAAGAAACAACCCAAATCAGGTGATGGGTGTATTCTCTGGATTTAAAAATCTAGATGATTATACTTGGGGTATTAAAAACTCAGAGATGATGATTATCTCCGGAGCAACCTCCAGTGGAAAGAGCCTTCTTATGATGAACATGGGAGTCAATGCTTGGTTGGGCAGCAATGATCCTGCCAACTTTGATGGAACCTATCTTGGTGACGGAAAGAATGTAGTCTACGTCACACTTGAGATGTCAAAGCGTCAACTAGAACAGCGTGTTGACGCAAATATTGCCAGAATTAGGCATCGTTCCATTATGCGCGGAAGTCTAACAGATTCTGAGATGAAAGATTGGCAGAGATCTCTAGAGTTTCAAAAGGGATATGATAAGAAGTTCTATATTGTCGATATGCCACGAGGAACCAAGACTATGGAGATCGAGGCAAAATTTGATGCTATTATTGGACAGTTTAAGCCAGATCTTCTTTGTGTTGACTATTTGGGGATTATGAAGCCCAACAAGTCCTATGGTGCGGACTGGGAGGATGTTGGTCATACTGCGGAGGACTTGCACGAGCTTTGCAGAAAAAAGAACATTCCTCTTATCACCGCCGCCCAAAGAAAGGGAAGACTTCGTGGAGCAGGAAAGAATAAGGGAGAAAATATTGAAGACTCAGAAGAGATCGGAAGATCTAAAATGATTGGCGATAACGCCAACATCATTCTTTTGATTGAAAATAGAAATGAAGAGCATCTTCGCGAAGACATGATTGTTCATGTCACGAAGAATCGTGATGGTGCAAAGGGAAAAGTAGTTCTCCTAAAAGACTTTGAAAGATCAAGGGCAATTAGTGCTCCAGATGATTGGTCAGGTGGAGAGGATCTTGAAAATGAAGTATGATGACCTAAAGGGATTTATAAAAAAACACGACTTCGTTGAACTCAGCACAAAATTTCAAAATAATTTAAATAAATGTTTGATAGTTGGGATGTCAAAAGACATCCTAAAGATTGCTATAATCTTAGAGGAAAATGAGGTCGCAGCAGTATCTCCGATAGTGGCCATACCTTATGAGATTTTATTAGAAGTGAATAAAATAGAGCCTCATAATCTACTTTTTTATTCAAATCTCAATAATTCCCACTTAGAAAAAGCCATTGTGAGTAAAAATAATAATAGAAGATCCAATGCCAAAATATAATTTTTCATGTCAAAATTGTAATAATAATCAACAAGACCAGCTCACTATCAGTGAGTATCAGTCTTTAAAAGATATTAATTATTTTTGTAATAGATGTGGATCCAAAGATCTAGTTAGAGTTTTTAAAAATACATATTCAAACATTGATCGAAACACTGAGGAAATACTGGCAGAAATAAAAGATGAAGTAAGAGCAACAGTTGAAAAGGTGAACTCTGGAGATATTTCATCAATTTCTGATATCTATGGTCAGGAGGTTAATAAGTTAAAGACGAAAGGCTGAATAAAAATAGGAAATAACATGGCGGGTAAACTATCAATTCTATCAAATATCAATAAGTTTATCAAAGCTCAGGATGAGAAGCTTTGGACAGGAACTTTAGAGGACTATCTATCTCTAGTTGTTAAAAATCCCGCTATCCATATGACTTCCCATACTAGAGTTCTCAAAATGATTGAGAGCCATGGGTTTGAGAAGGATGCTTCTGGAAAAATTGTTAAATATAATTTTTTCAAAGATGAGATCTTTGGAGTTGATTCATCTATTGATGAGATAGTCTCCTATCTTCGTGCTGCCGCAGCAGGCAGCGAGGTAGGCAGAAGAATTCTCCTCATGTATGGTCCAACCTCCTCTGGAAAGTCTCAGCTAGCAATCATGCTTAAGAAGGGACTTGAGAAGTTCTCTCAGACTGAAGCTGGCTCCATCTATGGTCTATCAGAGTCTCCGATGAACGAAGATCCCCTTACTGCCATTCCACATGAGCTTAGAGATGAGTTCTTAAAAGAATATGGTATTAAAATTGAGGGTGAGCTTAGCCCGCTTATGTCAATAATATTAAAAGAAAAGTACGCAGGAAATTTCCTAAAATTACCAGTCAGAAGATACTTCATCTCTGAAAAAAATCGTGCTAGCATTGGAACCTTTGTGCCTTCTGATAAAAAGAGCCAAGACATTTCAGAGCTAATTGGATCAATGGACCTATCTACCGTGGGACAATACGGCTCCGAATCAGATCCAAGAGCTTACAAGTTCGATGGGGAACTTAATGTTGCCAATAGAGGCATCATGGAGTTCATCGAAATGCTTAAGGTCGATCAAAAGTTCCTTTATGTTCTTCTCACTTTGGCACAAGAAAAGAATATCAAAACTCCAAGATTCCCACTTATCTACGCCGATGAATTTCTGCTTTCTCATACCAATGAGAATGAATTCCGTAAGTTCTTAGCTAAAGAGGAAATGGAAGCACTTCATGACCGTATCATTGTAGTTAAGGTTCCATACAATCTTTCCGTTAATAATGAAGTAAAGATTTACGAAAAGCTTATTGCTCAGGCCGACTTTAATGGTGTCCACGTATCTCCCCATGCCCTATACTGTGCGGCAATGTTTGCCATCCTCTCTAGACTAAAAGAGTCTGCAAATAAAAATCTTGACATAGTCACCAAAATGAAGCTCTATAATGGAGAATCAGTTGAGGGATTTACTGGAACTGATGTAACAAATTTCATGGGAGAATATCACGACGAAGGCATGGGTGGAGTTTCTCCTCGTTATGTTATCAATAGAATTTCATCTATTCTCGCAGAAACTGGCGCAACCTGTATTACTCCTATTGATGTTATCCGCTCTATTAGAGACGGGTTTAAGTCTAACGCAAAACTAGATTCAAAAGAAGTTTCTCGCCTAGAAGATCTTCTCACCAAAGTAATTGATGAATACTCAAAGATTTCAAAGAATGATGTGCAGAAAGCATTCTTCCTCAACTTCGAAGAGGAAGTCTCCAATCTTCTATCTAACTACCTAGAAAACGTCAATGCATTCCTTGATGGATCCAAGCTTGAAAATGATCTTGGTCAGCATGTTGAGCCAAACGAAAAGCTAATGAGAGCTATCGAAGAGAAGATCCAAGTAACCGAATCTGGCAAGCGCTCTTTCCGTCAGGAAATAAGCCGCAAGATGGCAAGATCTGGCTCTCAGAACTCTGGAGTTCCAAACTACAAGGATCACTTCAAGCTCCGTGAGGCTCTTGAGAAGCAACTCTTTGAAGAAAGACAGGACGTAATTAGACTTACCGTCAGCACCAGAATAACTGATGAGGGTGCACTAAAGAAACTCAATGTTGTCATCAATACTCTCTGTGAAAAATATGGATACACTGCAGAATCAGCTAACAAACTTCTGAGATATGTTAGCTCTGTTATGGCTAGGACCTAATGAGCAGCAAGGTCAATCGAGAGTTAAGTGATATCTGGAAGCTAAGGCAGAGAGGTAAACAAGACTCAGAGAGACATAAAGAGCTCTTAAAAAAGGCTATCAAAGAGAAGGGCAAGCATATTATCTCAGAATATAATATTGTCACTTCTGATGGTAGCAAAAAGGTGCGAGTTCCCGTCAAGGTTTTGGAGCCCTACAAACTAAAGTGGGGTCCATCCAACAAGTCTGATGGGACTGGCCAGGGTCTAGATGGAAAGCCAGGCCAGAAGTACCGTATAGGCAGCGGAAAGCCACAGCAGGGCTCTGGTGGTGAAGGCGAAGGTGAAGACGGCGAAATGCTTTTCGAGTCAGAGATTACTATCGATGAACTAGTAGATCATCTAATAAGAGAATTAAATTTGCCGTGGATGGAACCAAAGTCTACTTCTGAAATAGAAGTAGATAATGAGGAGTTAGTCTCTAGGGAGAAGAAAGGTATTTGGCCAAATGTAGATATGAGAAGAACCGTCATTCAGAATCTCAAGCGTAATGCCTCAAAGGGAGTACCTTACGTTGGAGACTTTAAGAAGGATGATCTTATTTATAAAAATTGGGAAGAGCAAAAGGAATATGAGTCCCAAGCCGTAGTCTACCTGATGATGGACATAAGTGGATCCATGACCAAGGAGAGACAAAAGCTAGCAAAGACCTTTTATTTCTGGATGATTCAATTTATCAAAAGAAGATATAAGAGAATTAAAATTCATTGCATTGCTCATGATACAAAAGCAGTATTTGTTTCTGAGGAAGAGTTTTTTAAGACATCCGATGCAGGAGGAACTCTTTGCAGCTCTGCCTTTGAAGCTGCATATAATCATATGTCTGTAAACTACGATCCTGCTAGCTGGAATATCTATGCTATGGAATTTTCAGATGGAGATAACTGGGGTGATGATAATAATAAGTGTCTAGAGATAATTAAGAAAATGGTGCCTATATGTAGCATGATTGGCTATGGAGAAGTAGCAGAAGAAGAGCAGCCATCTTGGTCAACACGAGGACTTCTTTCGTCTTTAATTAAAAATGCTTTTATAAAAGAACCAAAGGTAATTACTGTAGACGTTAGAAATGATGATGCAGTATTTCCTGCCCTTCAAACTTTCTTTGGGGTGAAAAAATGAGCAATTTAAATGACAGATTAAAAGAATTTGAAAGTATGGCAGATGATATTGGATTGACCCATTTTCCAATTGAATTTGAAATAGTTCCTCAAGATGTAATGCTAGAGGTCGTTACCTATGCGCTTCCTGCTAGGGCACGGCACTGGGTATACGGACAATCATATGATTATCAGAAGTATTCTGATGGTATGGGTTACTCCAAAATCTACGAAGTCATTATGAATAATGATCCTTCCTACGCATTTATGCTGGATTCAAATTCTGACACCATCAATACGATGGTAATGGCACACTGTTTTGGTCATAGTCATTGCTTTAAGAATAACTATCTTTTTCAAAATACTGACAGAAAGATGGTTTATAATGCAGCAGAGAGGGCACAAAGAATAACAGAATATGTTCAAAGGTATGGTATAGATAAAGTAGAACATACAATGAATATAGCTTTTGCCATAGATAAGCATATTGACTGGTCAAAGGGCGAAAATAGAATGGTCTATGGAAAGCCTAAGAAGATTATAAAAGAAGTAAAAAAGAAAGAATTTGATGATCTTTTAAATCCAAAGAAGCCTTCAAAGATTGAGATTATTCAAAATGGAAGCTTTCCTCCTCACCCAGAAAGTGATCTGCTTTGGTTTCTTTCTTCCTATGGTAACTTAGAGGATTGGCAGAAGGATATTTTTGAAATTATTCGTCAGGAGAGCTTTTATTTTTATCCTCAATATTCCACAAAGATTCTCAATGAAGGAATCGCCTCTGTTATTCATGCAGAATTCATGTCAAAGCTTGATTCTCTTTCTCCAGAAGAACATCTTGATTTCTGTAGAGTTCATGAGAGAGTAGTTCAGCCTGGCGGAAATCCATTAAATATTAATCCTTACTTTTTAGGATTTACTATCCTTCAGGACATAAGGAAGCGGTGGGATAATTATAAGTCTGCAGGAGAGTCTAGTATATCTGGTATGGAGAAGATGCTTGAGGTCGTATCTCAAGAAGATGATATTTCACTAATCAAAAATTATCTAACCAAAGAGCTTGTAGAAGAGATGAATCTTTTTGCATATAAGTCTGATAAAGATAAAACTGGAGATACCATCATTACTATCAAAAGTAGAAATCCAGATGATGTAGCAGAAAGTTTGACCAAAGATATGCATAATTATCGATCACCAGTCATCACAATAGAGAAGGCATCTTCAAATGGGATGGAGCTAATTCATCATCCTCATAATGCAAAGACTCTTGATGAAAGAAATCTTTCAAAAGTTATGGAATATATTTATGAGCTTTGGGGCTCTCCAATTGATATGCAAACCATTGATGATCAAGGAGAAGTTGTTCACCATACCTACGACGAGGATGGATTCTCTGGCGAAGAATAATTAATTTCAACCAAGATCCTGCGTATTATCTTCCAGCGAGGATTTTATGCAGGATTTTTTGCATCCAAAAAAAGTGGAAAAAGATTGGGGTTATGAATTAATTATCCATAATGATGAGATGTATTGTGGAAAAATCCTTTTTATAAAAAAAGGATTCTGCATAAGTCTCCAATTTCACAAAAAAAAGACAGAGACATTCTTTCTGCAATCAGGAGAGCTTCTCTGTAAATTTTCCGATCCTTCCGATTTCATTAGTGCGGAAGAAACAAAAATCGTAAAAATGAAGGCGGGCGACGTAAAGGAAATCCCGGTAGGATTTATTCATCAGGTCCTTGCCGTTGAGGATTCTACAATTTTAGAGTTTTCAACTCAGCACTTTGATGATGATACTTACAGGCTAAGCAGATCATTTTGAATGACCTGCTAATTGAAACATGCGAAACACAGGATATAAAATGACAAAGTTTTTAGATATCGAGATTGATCTGTCCAGAGACAGTCTGTTTGATGAGCTAGGACTGAAAAGACTCAAAGAATCCTATATGAAGGATGAAGAGTCTTCTCCACAGGAAAGATTTGCTTTTGTATCCAAATCCTTTGGGACAAATCTTGAGCACTCTCAAAGACTTTACGATTATTCCAGCAAACATTGGCTAAGTTATTCCACGCCAATTCTTTCTTTTGGTCGTACCAAATATGGACTGCCCATTTCCTGTTTTCTATCATGGATCCCAGATACGGCAAAGGGCCTAGTGGATACTCTATCTGAAACTAATTGGCTATCCATGCTAGGTGGTGGAGTAGGACTTGGATTTGGAATTCGCTCTGCCGGAGATAAATCTACTGGTGTTATGCCACATCTTAAAACCTATGATGCATCTTCTTTGGCATACAGACAGGGGAACTGTTACCTTCCCGGCACAGAAATTCTAACATCTTCTGGTTGGAAGGCGATGGAGCTATTACAGCAAGATGATGTTGTTGCGGTTATTGATGACGACGGAAGTATTTCGTTTGAAATGCCACTAGAGATAGTAGCCGAAAAATATAATGGAAATATCATAAACTTTACAAATAAAACCCGAGGAATAGATATTTCTGTTACAGAAGATCACTCAATGGTTATTGAAAGGAAGATTAAATCTGGATGGTCCAAAAGACTAGAAAAAGTTCGTGCTTCAGAACTCAAATTTCATAATGAAGTCAGGTTTTGGACTGCAGCAAAGCCAGCAAATTCTGCCTCTAAACTAGATTCACTCACTCGTCTAAAAATTGCAGTTCAGGCTGATGCTCATATTAGGGCTGATGGTGTGTGTGAATTTCACCTAAAGAAAGAGCGAAAGATTTCAAGGATAAATAAAATCCTTTCAGATTTGAATCTAGAGACATGGCAAAGCGATCATAAGGATGGCACCGTATCTGTATATGCAAAGGGTATGAGTTTCGATGGACTAAAGAGTTTATCTTGGATTAATTTATCAAAAGTTACTCCATCAGAAGCTGCAGCAATGCTAGAAGAGATTGCAGAATGGGACGCAACTAGAAACAGAGGGCACAGCTTCATATACTTCAGCACCATAAGAGAGAATGCATCCGTAGTTCAATCTCTGGCCGTAATTGCTGGTCGCCCAAGTCGTATCTGCAATAGGAAGAGACAAGCTCCTCGCTTAAATATGCATTCGGTATTTGTTGGAAATAAAAATTATTTTCTTCTCGAAAAGCTTAAGAGAGAAAATATTCAATATAACGGAATGGTTCATTGTTGTGTCGTTAGAACTGGAAAGATTGTCGTCAGGGCTGGAGAGACACCAATTGTTTGCGGCAATACTCGTCGCGGATCTTATGCTGCATATCTAGATATTTCTCATCCAGATCTAATGATGTTCTTGGACATGAGAAAGCCCACTGGCGATCAGAACATGCGCTGCCGCAATCTTCATCAGGGTATCAATATCACTGATGATTTTATGAGAATTATTGAAAAGTGTATGCTTGATCCTGCTGCAGATGATAAGTGGGAATTAAAAGAACCCCACAATGGAGTAGTAAAAGAAGTAGTGTCTGCTAAGGAACTTTGGCAAAAGATTTTGGAACTTAGAGTTCAAACTGGAGAACCATATCTTCATTTTATTGATACCTCAAATAAATTTATGCCTGAACACTTAAAGAAACTGGGACTAAAAATTAGACAGTCAAACCTCTGCTCTGAAATTCTTCTTCCTACGTCAGAAGAAAGAACTGCAGTCTGTTGCCTTTCCTCTCTAAACTTAGAGAGATTTGATGAATGGAAGGATGAGCCACTATTCCTTCGTGACGTAGCAGAAATGTTAGATAATGTATTGAATTACTTTATTAAAAATGCTCCTGATGAAGTAAGTAGGGCAAAATTTTCTGCTATGCGAGAAAGATCGATTGGTGTTGGAGCATTAGGATTCCATGCCTATCTGCAGCAGAATAAGTTACCGTTTGAGAGTGCTCTTGCTAAGTCAGCAAATATCAGAATGTTTAAGCACATCAGAACAGGACTTAACGAGGCTAATATTGAACTTGCAAAAGAAAGAGGTGAAGCTCCAGACGCAATAGGCACAGGGATGAGATTCAGCCACCTTATGGCGGTTGCGCCAAACGCCTGTGTTGTTGGAGAAACAAAGATAATTATGTCAGACGGAACAACCAAATCGATAGAGGATATCGGAACGTCTCTCGATATTGACATGAGGTCATTTGACTATCTCACAATAAATACTGATGATGGATCAACAATGGAACTGCACCTCGGGCAAATGCTATTGATTGAAAGAGATGGCAAGAAAATATCAATAATAGCTGCAGAATTAATAGAGAATGATGATATTTTAGAGACTTGATAGCGGCGGCTCCTACTAATACAAAAAATAAAGGTAGGAGCCACGGCAGTATGAAGAATAATTTAAATAAAAAAATAGATAAAATAAAGTCTTATAACCTTTTTTCCGATCTTGAAATACAGGAGCTTTTAAAATTAAAGTCAACAGAGATTTTAAAAATCTTAAAATGGAAAGAATGTGCAAAATTTGCCGGTATTGATGTAAAAATATCAGATTACATGAATCATCCAGATTGGAATACCATAACATCAATGTATGATTTTAATTATTACAAAATAAAATATTCAAGTTATGACTATCATAAAATATATAATATTTCAAAATCAAAAATAATAAAAAAGAGAGGATCTATGTATGATCCTGAAAATATAGCAAAAAAGAAAAATATCTCAATAGAAGAGGCAACTCTTCTTTCGGAGAGAAGAAAGGATTCTACAAAAATAACTAAAGAAAATTTGATAAAAAAATATGGACCTGAAGTTGGCATTATTAAATATCAAGATTTTGTAAATAAATCGATGTCAACCATTGATAATTATAAAAAAAGATATGGTAACGACTGGAAAGAGAGGTGGGGTTATTTTTTAAGCACAAGAGACTCCTCAAGCTTGAGTGCCTGCATTTCAAAGTATGGAGATGATGGTGAGAGAATTTTTGCAGAAAGAGTTCTTAAATTTAAAAAATCATCCGATATAAATTACTATATGGAAAAATATGGTGATGACGAAGGGCTTAAGATCTTTGAAAAAATAAACTCAATGAAGGCAGAGGGCGCAATCAGATCTTGGTCTTTTGAAGAGTTTAAAAAAAAGAATTATAATAATTCATCAGAAGAAGAGTTAAGGGAAATTTTTAATTTAAAATTAAAAAAAAGAAGCACAAAGACAATAGAATATTTTCTTCAAAAAGGCTTCTCTCTAGATGATTCAAAAGAATTAAGGCTTAAGTCAATAGAGAAATTATATAGAAGCTCTGAGAAAAATTCACCAGTATCAAAAGAATCAATTAGGCTTTTTTCAGCACTGCAATCTGAGTTAAATAGAGTGTGTAAGTTTGGAACAAAAAAAGAAGAGTTATCATTAAGATATGATGATAGGCTATATTTTTTTGATTTTTTTGATGAAAAAACAAATACAATAATAGAATATAACGGATCTATTTTTCATGCTCCAGAAAAACTATCTATATCAGAAAGAGAGATGTGGAAGAGTAAGTATGGTTTAGGTTGGCACGATGTTAACAAGAAGGACAATCAAAAACTTGATGCGGCCAAATCGGCTGGGTACAATATTATGGTAGTCTGGGATTATGAAGTAAGGTCCAAGACAAAATTAAAAGAAAAGATAAAAGAGCTTGCAACTACCTTAGGAAGAACAAATGAAAGTTAGAAGTGTGAAATTGAAACAACCTCAGTGGTTTGAATCAGAAAGTAATGTTGAGGTAAAAACATCATCTGGAACTGCAAAAGTAAATAAACTATATTTCAATGGTTATTCAGAAGTATTAGATCTTATTATGAAAAAAGAAGATCTAATTCATACTGCAAGATGCACTGCAAACCACAAATTCCTAACAATAAATCATGGGTGGCTCAAGATCATTGAGCTGATTCCAGGAATGGAACTTACGGATGGCTGGTATGTAGAATCTGTACTTGCTACCAGAGAAATTATGCCAACCTTTGATATAGAGGTCCCAATAACACACGATTATGTTCTTGAAAACGGTGTGGTGACACATAATTCCTCATCAATTTTGATGGGAAATACTTCTCCTTCAATTGAACCATTCAAGGCCAATTGTTATAGACAGGATACACTTTCTGGTGCATTTATGAATAAGAATAAATATCTTGATGCAATTATTAAATCAAAGTGTAATGAGAATAAAAAGCTTGATTATCAAGATGTTTGGTCGAGCATTATTTCAAGCAACGGGTCTGTTCAGCACCTAGAAATCTTAGATGATTGGACAAAATCAGTCTTTAAAACTGCAATTGAAATTGATCAGAGATGGATTGTAGAGCACTCGGCAGACCGTCAGCAATTTATTGATCAGGGACAATCAGTTAACCTGTTCTTTATGCCAGACTCTAATGTAAAATATCTTCATGCAGTTCATTTTCTAGCATGGAAGAAGGGGTTGAGAACCCTCTACTACTGTAGATCTGAAAAGATTATTAGGGCAGATAATGTTTCTCAAAAAGTAGAGAGAAATATAATTGAAGAAATAGATATGAAACAAATTGCTGAAGGCAACGAATGCCTGGCATGTGAGGGATAAAGTGTTAGATACTATTTGTGATGTTTTAAAGGAATCATATAGAAGAGAATGGATTACAACTAGGGATGGCAACGCATCAATTAGAATGTACGGACAGCCATGGTTCCATGTAACTCCGTCTGGAACAAGAAAGAACCTTTTAAATTCCGATCTTTTAATCAAACTATCTTTACCAGATTTATTAAGAGATTGGGACAAAGATGGTGAACAGAAGTTTGCCAAAGGACTAAGTCCAACTGGAGAACTTCCTATGCATCATTTTCTGCAACAAAGTCATAACAAAACTAGGATGGTACTTCACCTTCATCCCACCTATACTATTGCTGCAATGCATAAGGGAGTTGATCTAATTCAGCTGGCAGCGGACTTTCCAGAGTTAAAAAGATATACTAAGGTAGGGCCATCGGCTCCAATTATTGAGCCCGTATCTATGGAGTTGGCACATGCCGTAGTAAAGCATATTGGACTTCAAGAGAACGGAGAGGTACTATATGATATAGTCGGTCTGGATCGGCATGGCGTAGTTGCAATCGCAGATGATCCTTGGTCGGCGTTTGAGCACATTGAAAGGTTGGAGCATATTTGTAAGATCTATCTAAGCTAGGAGATAAAATGTTAGAAGTGGTTGTAGGATGCATGTTTTCTGGAAAGTCTGAAGAGCTAACAAGACGGTTGCGCCGTGCAAAAATTGCAGGTCTAAATGTTGTTGCATTTAAGCCGGCAATAGATAATCGGTATGACGCAGAGAAGATTGCAACACATTCTTCAGCCACCTTTGAAGCAAAGACCTTTAGGAACTTTGAAGATTTAATTAATAAACTAATGTCTATGAGACAAACTAATGGGGATCGGTTTCCAGATGTCATAGGAATTGATGAAGCTCAATTCCTACCAAAAGACTTTGTAGCATTTGCAGAAATGCTCGCAAATTCTGGATCCGAAGTAATTATAGCAGGTCTAGACATGGATTACTTAGGAAAACCGTTTGGACCAATTCCAGAGTTGATGGCGATTGGAGACAAGGTTATAAAGTTAAGTGCTATTTGTGTTGCTGAGGACGAAAGCGGTAAAATTTGTGGAGAGCCTGCAACCCGATCCTATAGGCTGGCTGCAAAGAATACCGGGGAGCTTATCCAGGTTGGTACTACAGACTCGTATCAAGCAAGATGCAGAAAATGTTGGAATAAATAGGACTAAAAATGAAGGCAAAGAAATTAAAGATTACCGAGGAACGTACTTACTTTAAGCCATTTAACTACTCTTGGTGTTATGAGGCTTGGCTGCAGCATGAGCAAGCACACTGGCTTCACACCGAAGTGCCAATGCTTGAGGATGTAAAGGATTGGAAGAACCGCCTCTCAGATAAAGAGAAATATTTTTTAACAAATATATTCCGTTTTTTCACACAGGGTGATATTTCTGTCGCTGGAGCATACGTGAAGAATTATCTTCCAGTATTTCCACAGCCAGAAACAAGAATGATGCTTCTTGGATTTGCGGCTAGAGAGGCTCTTCACATTGCAGCCTATTCACATCTCATTGAAACTCTGGGTATGCCAGAGTCTACCTATAATGAGTTTCTTCAATATGCCGAAATGAAGGAAAAGCATGATTATGTCGAAAGTTTTATCGCTCAAGATGAAGATACAATAGCTCAGCAGATTGCAGTATTTTCTGCCTTTACTGAAGGTATGCAACTATTCTCCTCCTTTATCATGCTACTAAATTTCCCAAGACACGGTAAGATGAAGGGAATGGGGCAGATCATTTCTTGGTCAATAGCTGATGAAACATTACATTCGGAATCAATGATAAAATTGTTTAGAGCCTTCATTGAAGAGAATCGTCATGTCTGGAAAGATGAGCTAAAGTCACAGATCTATACCATTGCTACCAGAATGGTTGAGCTAGAGGATCAGTTCATCGATCTTTCCTTTTCAATGGGAACAATGGAAAATCTAACTGCAGAGGATGTTAAGAAATACATTAGATACATTGCTGATCGTCGTCTAATATCACTTGGACTAAAGGGAATATTTAAGATTAAAAAGAATCCTCTACCGTGGGTAGAAGAAATTATTAATGCTCCAACTCATGGAAACTTCTTTGAAAACAGAGTCACTGACTATGCAAAGGGTGCTTTGACAGGAACTTGGGGCGATGTTTGGGCTGGCTAATCATCTAATATAGTATCATATATCATGAAGATAATCTTATTAAGAAAATTAGCATCAGAATTACAGAAACTTTCCAGTTCTGATGCTTCAAAAAAGACTAATAATCTTGCCGATATTATGTCTGGAAAGAAAAAAATAATCAAAACACCAAAAGCCCTTTTTGGATTCCTGCGAGATAACGAAGATCTAAAGATCAACATAGACTCTCCTAAGGGATCTAAAAAGGGCTTTGGTGATAAGAAAAGGGTACTGCCATTTGATTATGGTGAGATTGTTGGAATCATAAATCCTGCAGACAACATGGGATGGGATATCATCTTCCCTCCATCAAAAGAACCAAGGGGAAAGAAAATGACCCCCGTTGGTATAATCAAAGTGAATGACGATGAGGAGGTATGGAAGGAGAAGGCAAATAAATCTCCACCAATTGGAAATGACAAAATAATAGTTTCAAATGATGGTAAAATATCAGAAGAGGATAAAAAAATCATATCAGAATTTTTTGAACCAATGTGGCAATTTAAGAAAATAAAGTGGTTAGATTGAAAAAGATATTTTTATCAGATTTAGAGTCATGGAATAAGGTCTTAAACGAAGAGTCATCCGAATGGGTTCGATTAGTTATAAAGCATGTTGGTCTAGATGAAAATATTGTATTTCACAATGACAAAGGAAAAGCCGTTAGTTATTTGGTTCAAAATAAAACTTTTATTGATTTTAATATTGGAAATTCTTCAATAAGAATTTCAAAAGATGGTCAGACGATTGGTGAATGGAAAGATATCATCATAAAAACAAAGATTGAAGATGGATCGCCGTTTGCAGAAATATCTGTTGATGTTTGGTCAGTTAAAGATAAAATACAATCCACAGGTAAGGAAAGGTCTATAGGTAAAAAATAAATGAACAAAAACATACTCGTATTGGATACCTCCTCAGTAATTAATCATCCAAATATATTTATGCTTCTGGAAGATACAACTTTTATTATTCCAATAGAAGTTCTAGAAGAGCTTGATAATGCAAAAGCAAAGAATGATGCAGCCGGCTTTAATGCAAGAAAAGCAAATAGAATGATAGATGAGATTAGAGCAGGAAGAAGTCTAACTGACGGGGTTACCTTTGGGAAGAAAAATTTTCTTAAAGTATCAATGGAATCAGACCTTAGTTTGGTTCCATCCGTTTTTTCTCAGAATATTGATTCAAAAATCATATCTGTAGCTAAAAAATACGAGGAAGAATCACTCTATGTGAAATTAGTTTCGGCAGATATATCTCTTAGGCTTAAGTCAAACTCAATAGGAATAGACTCTGTTTCTGATGATGAACTCCTCTTCGGTAAAGAAGACCTTCTTTACTCTGGATGCAAGGTAATTAATACCGAACCAGAGAATATAGCAGACTTCTATAGGGATGGTTATGTTAGCCATACTAGAGTAGACCTTTATCCAAATCAGGCCGTGATTCTAAAGTCAGGTGATAGCTCTAGCGCAATAGGAGTAGTTAAGGGAAGTAAGATTGTAAAGCTGAGAGCTGACAAGAAAGAATCCTCTATTATGGGTATATCTCCAAAAAATAAAGAACAAAGATTTGCTATGGAATATCTGTTAGATCAGGATATTCCAATGGTTACTATAGCTGGTGTAGCCGGAACTGGAAAAACTATGTTTGCAGCAATTGCGGCAATGCATATGCTTGATAAAGGAATGTATGATAAATTAGTTATCTGTCGTCCTGCAGTCAGTGTATCGGCCGGAATAGGATTTCTTCCTGGCACAAAGCTAGAAAAACTTCAGCCTTGGATTCAGCCAATCTTTGATAACTTAAAACATATTATGAAATGCAGCGATATGTACCTAAACCTTCTTATTGAAAAAGGAAAGATTGAAGTCGAATCACTTTCCTATATCAGAGGAAGAACATTTCCAAATACAATTATGATCATTGATGAGGCACAAAACTCTACTCCCTCAGAGATGAAGGCTGTAATCACAAGAATGGGAGAAAAATCAAAGCTAGTTATCACCGGAGATTTGGAACAGATCGATTCCCCAAAAATTGATATTTATAGTTCTGGGTTATCTACTGTAGTTAATAAGTTTAAGCAGACCGAACTATCCGCCCATATTACACTTCAGAAAACAGAAAGATCTGAATTAGCAGCCCTCGCTGCAAAATTACTCTAAACTTTCTATAAAAATAGTATCATCAAAATATGAAGATACTATTTGGAAATCAAGAATACCTAGACTTAAAGCTCTCTTCCAAAGAAGACTTTGTAGTGCTAACTACAAAGACAAAATGGGATGAGGGCTCTTTTGCTATGTCTTCAGTAAATTTAACTGAGGAGCAAATTGACAAATTAATTGCTGAGTTAATTCAGCTAAAGACAAAAGTAAGAAATGTCAAAGTTTAGCTGCAAAGAATCTTGTAAAAAAACAAAACAACTAAGAGAGAGCAGTCTTTGTACTGGACTGTGTGAAAATATTGGAGGAAAGTTAGTTTTTGATTGCGAGGCATCAATGAAAAGCCTCTCTATGGAATCCAATAATTTTTTAACCTGCCATTTTTGGGACATGGGAATAAAGGACAACTGTCAAGTCTGTCCACTCGGATGTCCAGAAAATAAAAACCCGACCGTATTGAGGGCAAAATCTGCAATTAAAAATGTTTCTAGTATAATGGAATCTCTTGGTCCCATCATTCAAATGAGCGGTATAGATCCTGCTACTGTAAAAAAAGCATATGACACAATGAACTCTGCAGACATAAATACTAATACTTCTACAGAAGTAGAAGAGACAATAAGGCTAACTAATTATGCCAGAGACGTTATGAATACTGTAATGTCTGGCGGAACAATTAATATAGTTGAATTTAAAAGAATAAAAGAAGAGATAGAAAAAAAATATAAAAAATGAGGATTGTATGGCTTGTGGATGTAATAAATCAAAATCAATGACTACAGTAAATTCTACTACAAAAAAGGTTGACACTTCTGCTGCCCAAAGAAAAGTGGCTCAGAATCTTCCTCTTGTTACAGTAAAGAAGCCACTAACAACCACAATTCCTGCAGCAAAAAGTATAAGTAAGAGGCAGAAATGATTTCATATATAAAGGAAATAAGAGGCATAACTCCAGGCACAATCACAACTGCAGGGCTAACTATTGAAGTCGATATGGGTAGCTATGGCACTCCGACAGGAATAGAGATTGTTAGGGTGACTGTAAAACAAACTGCAGGATCCGCACCACATTTTATATTCTCTGTAGGAAATAAAGCAGGATTTGCAACTGGAACTGTTCATGAAAAATATCTTAGTGGTTCTACTGATACTACAGGTATACTTGATGAGTCAGACGTTGCAGCATTTTGTATGACAAGCGACTCTGGAAAGCTTTATATCAGGTTTCTACCAGATGCCGGATCAGATAATGTTTATATGTATTCGGTAATGTACAGACGCTAGCCTATGGCAATTAAGAAGTCAGAACTTCTGAAACTGGTTGATTGGGCAGAGGCTCTTGGCTACGAAGTCTTCTTTGATAAGACTGGCGGAAATAACATTTGTTTTAAAACAAAAACAATTGAGATTTCTTCAAAAGTAAAAATTGAAGAGAGGATATATATTCTCTCTCATGAGTGTGGACATATATTAACTAATAAAAAAAAAGGCTTGCCACACGTAAAGGCAAGCTCTAATGATAAAAAAAAGATCAATAGACTTTGGGAAGAAATGATGTCTTGGGTAGAGGCACGAAAGATATTGATTGAGTTACAAATTGATTTTAATGAGAAAAGATTCTCTGCTTATGCCGCCAAGTGTTTGGCTAATTACCTTTACGCATTTGCAACAGAAGAGGAAATTTAAGCCTCTGCTATTTCAGTCATATAATTTATAAAGTCAGTATCATCAACAGTTTCAAAGTCATTTTCCAGCTTAACAATATTCTTATGCTTCATAAACTTGGCAATAAGTTTAGACATCTCTAGCATAACTTTGTCTTTCTCTGATTCTTCTACCATGATGGTTCCTGAGATTGCAAATTCTATATAGATTTTGTGCAAGAGGCCTCCGATAAAATATGAAATTATATTCATAGTTCTCTGTTCGGAGGGGTATCATAGGATGCGAGGTTTAAATGAGCACAAAGAGTTTTGGTACAAAAATAAAGAGAATTAGCGAGAAGGCAGAGATCCCCACTAAGGGCCACCCATCAGATTCGGGATGGGATCTAACAGTGATCGGAGTTGATAAGATCAAGGGAGATACAATATTCTTTAAGACTGGACTGCAGGTAAGGCCGCCGGCAGGTCATTACTTTGAGATTTATCCAAGAAGTTCTATTGCACCACTTCCTCTCATGCTTGCTAACTCAGTCGGAATTATTGACGAAAATTTTTCCGGCGAGCTGATTGTCGCTATCAGAGTTCTTCATTCTGAGATGGGTCTTTCAAATGAAAGAACCTCATTCCCATCGGGGATGATTAATGCTCTTGACGCCCGACCATCATCAATCACAGAGGTTGCGAACCTAATTCTTGGAAAGAAGCCAAAGATTGCCCAAATGATTCTTAGAAAGAGATTGGACACTACCTTTGAGGAGGTTGAAAATCTTGAGGAGACAGACCGAGGCTCTGGAGGATTTGGAAGTACAGATTCTAAAAAATAGTTAATTAAGACCCTGGGAAACCGGGGTCTTTTAATTTCTGCTATTATTTTTTACATAAAAGAGGCCGAAATGTTTGGAGAACAGGATTGTGATTGCGGTATTTGTAACTATTGTAATGGAATGGGAGATGACACCATAATGATTGGTGATGACTCCGATGTTATAAATATAAAGATTTTAGATCCTGCTAAAAATAAAATGCTAGAGGATCTATCAACTGCATTAATACCAATTGATCCCCAAGAGGTTGTTATATTGAGTAACTTAAAGATAAGCTCCGGTATAATAAAGATTGCCGCTAAGCACAAGCCAAACAACCCTAAGCTTTGGGCAAAATGCCTAGCAGATGCAAGAGGTAGATTTAAAGTCTGCCCAAGTGCTTATTGTAATGCGTTTGCAGCAAAGACTTATAAAAAGAAGGGTGGAACCTGGAAAACTGTGAAGCCAAAGAAGGGAGATAAATAATGTCAACAATCAGACCAAGAAAACCAGCAATATCTCCGGGTGGTGCAGCGGGTGGAGATCTTTTTGGAGAATATCCAAATCCTGAAGTCTACGGACTTGAAGGATACCCAATGGAACCTCCTCCACCCTCAAATGGCGATACCATCACTTTTAATGCCGCCTTACAGATGTGGGAGCATAATCCCCCAATATCAACCGGAGGAAGCCCAATTGGCCCCGCTGGAGGAGATCTTTCTGGCTCTTATCCGGATCCAACCGTTGCTCAGTTATTAGGTAGACCAATGATTAACTCAGCACCATCCACAGGCAACTCGCTTGTTTGGAATGGAACTCAATGGGCTCCTGCTACACCCGGAGCAACAGGCTCTGCGGGCGGAGATTTAACTGGATCTTATCCAAACCCAACCCTTGCCGCTGTAGGTTCTGCGGCAACATACGGAAGTGCATCTCAAGTTGCGGTGGTTACAACAGATTCCAAGGGAAGAGTCTCATCTGCATCAAATACTTCTATTCAGATTACAGAAACCCAGGTAACGAATCTGACAACCCACCTCGGAGATAAGGCAGATAAAACCACAACAGTCTCCGCAGGAACGGGCCTTTCTGGTGGTGGAGATCTTTCTGCAAATAGAACAATCTCAATGCCAAATGTGGGAACCGCAGCAACATATGGTTCATCCACAGTAATTCCGGTAATCACTACCGATGCTCAGGGTAGAGTCTCTGGAGTTACGGCTACCGCACTTAGCACCTCTCTAAGCTCTGCAGCATTTCCAAGGATGGGAAATGTTATTATTGTTGACCAGATAAATGGAAATGATTCAACCGGAGTAATAAATGGTCTTTCATTTCAGACAATAAATGCAGCAATAACTTATCTTAATGTAATTATAGCATCACCGGGTATTCCGGCAGGAGGCGTGACAATATGGGTTATGCCAGGGGTTTATTCACTATCAGCCGGAATAACAATACCTGACACATGCTCAATTCGTGGTATTAGTACTCAAACAACCACAATACGGTTAACAACATCTGTAACTGCAACTCTATTGACCATGGGTGAGAACACAAGAATAGAAGATGTGACACTATCATTAATAAGTACCAATGATACTGCAAATCTTATAGGAGTAAGTCTTCCAGGCACAACGATGGCAACATCTAAGATCAGAGGTTGCGTACTTACCGTAAATAATAGTACAGTTTCTGTCGGATCTACTACAACGGTAACCGGAATACTATCATCTGGAACCTCTTCATTACTGCCAAATAGTTTCGTAGCCACACTGACTAGAGCAGTTACTATAAATGTTCTTAGTAATGGATCTGGTAACAAAAGAGGAGTATTGGTAAACGCCGCAAATATAGTTTCTCTCAGAGATACTCAAATCTATGTTGCCATACCATCCAACGTAGCTTCAACAGGCTCTTATGTTGGAGCCGAAACTACAAACAACCTTGCTAAAATATCCCTAGTAGGATGCTCTGTTTATGGGCCAAGTTCTGTAGCCCTTGCATATTCTGGATCTGATATTCTTCAAACTCTGCCGGTAGAGCGAGACTCATACGGTATTAATATTGGCCCCGGAACAGACCTTATAAATAGAAATGCAGGAGATTTACCATTTGAATTGACGACAACTCCTGCCATAGTTCCATTTGCCATAAATGCTCAACTCTTAGCGCCGGGTGGGACGGGAAGGTGGCTTTGGCCGGGTACTCTGCCAACTGGTGGCGACACAACTCCTGTATTTTTCAGATTTGATAGAAAGATTATTGTTCAAGGTATGTCTGTAAATATGAGGATTGCACCAGGAGTAGGAAATAATGTAGTATTTACAATGTATAAGAGTACTCTTGGAACACTAGCGACAGCAACAGCAACTGCAATGACTATTACAATATCAAACGCCAATACATCTGGAGTAAATCTTAACTCATCGATAGCGATAAAAGCAGGAGAATATATAGCCATTCGTGCAGATAGAAGCGCATCCGGAGCTGAGGATATTTTCGTACAGGTTGATTTTTACTAATGAACAAAGAATCCGATCTAAAGAGATGGTTTAAAGAAAAGTGGGTGGATATATCCAAAAAGGACGAATCAGGTAAGCACCCAGAGTGCGGCAGATCCGATGCTGATAAGGGAGCTTATCCAAAGTGTCGCCCATCAAAGAAAGTTTCAAAGGAAACTCCTACTACTTCAAAATCTCTATCAAAGAGAGACAAAAAGAAAGCTGTATCAATAAAAAGAAGAAAAGAAAGTGCCGCACCAGACGAATCGGCCGGTGGATCAGCTAGAAAGCCAAAGTATACTAAGTTATCTGGAGAAAATATGTCAAGATCTATTTCAAAAAGAGCGGGCGAACAAGAGCATGATGGCGAGCAAATGTACATGGTAAAGAAGAATTTATTTACTATGGCAAAAGAAGCTGGAGAGCTTTATCATGCTGCAGAGGGGATGGGAAAAATTCCAGAATGGTGCCAAGAGAAACTTGCAGTAGCTGCCGCAGACTTAGATGCAGTCTTTGAATATCTTATGTATGATATGGAGTCTGGAGAATCATCTGAAAGCTCAGAAGATGATCCTGATTGAAGAGGTGATGGCAATATATAAATGAAGATTCTATTTATATTTAAATAGTAATTGCAGGAATAAGAATGACAACAGCTAGACCAACAAAACCCAATAATGGATCCACCATAACCTATGGTTTTGTGGAGGGTACTGCCTTAGAGGGGGACACTAGAGCTATTGACATTGGTGGTGCTTCACTAACACCTAGCTATGTAGTGCTTGCATTAGATGCGAACTTAACAAATGAGAGAGTTTTTATTGCAGGAACTGCGCTAACTGTTGTTGATGGCGGGGCCGGAAGTAATTTAACCTTAAATCTTGATGATACTGCAGTAACTCCCGGATCATATACGAGTACAAATATAACTGTTGACGCACAGGGAAGAATAACTTCTGCTGCCAACGGATCATCGCCGGCCTCTGGTTGGACAGACGGTGGTTCTACAGTATATACTACAACCTCATCGGACGTTGTCGCAATAGGAGGAAGTACACCGGAGCCAGCAAGAAAGCTTTCAATTATAAATGATGCAACATATGCAGGCATAAGAGTACTAACAAACTCATCAACTCAAAATATATTAGATACACAGAGTACAAACGGTGCTTCTCCAGATGATATAGCATCAAGATTCAGTGTAACAGGTGAAGGCTCAGTTGTATGGGGGCCTGGCTCTGCAGTCGCTGACTTGAGAATGAGGAGACACTCAGTAAATGCTTCAACACTAGTTATAGATGCTAACGGTGTTGGTGGGGCCACCGTAGTCCCGGCTACAGATGGTTCGGGCTCTTTCGGAACCTCATTATTAAGATGGTCTGATATTATTGCAAATACACACAGAGTATTTCCATCTGCCGGTGCCACAAATGCTTCGGCATCACTTTCATCTGGCGCATTGAAATTGGGAGTCGGAGCATCTACCGCTCTTGACACTCAGATTTCAAGAACTGCATCAAATACGCTTACCATTGATAACAACGCCTCTGGTGCAGCAAATCTGATTCTTACTGGAAACTTTCAATCACAAGGATCTATTTTCCTAAAGACAGTATCAAAAGTTTTTGCAGATAGTCCATATTCAGTTGCAGCTTCAGATAATATAATATTTTGCAATGCTACCGGCGGAAGCATGACAGTCACACTACCAAGTGCAGTCACATTTGCAAGCAGAACGCTTACAGTAAAAAGAACAAACACAACAGCAAACACAGTTACAGTCGGATCTGCAGCAGGAACTATAGATGGCGCTGCCACCTATATAATTCCAGGCGGAACCTTAAACTCTATTACCGTCGTCTCTGACGGAACTAATTGGTACTTAATATAATGTCATATACCTTACCACCATCAGTAACAAAAGCGGGCGCACCAACATCATCAGATGACTCAACAAAAGGCTACGTTGTTGGTTCTTCAATAATAGACACTACTGCATCACCAAGAGCAGTATATTTTTGCACCAATCCAGCTTCTGGTGCAGCAGTTTGGGCGGCAGCAAGTGCAATAACAAATCACAGTCTTTTAACATCTGGCCTTGGGTGGAGTGCATCAGGACACACAGGATCTACAACTTCAATTGCAGGATTTAATGGTGCAGGAGCAGCACAGACAATTCAGTCAACTGAAGATGGACAGGTTCTAAGCAGAGTTGGCGGGGTACTTCAGTTTGTGGTTATGACTGCAGCCTTAGGATTTGTTGCAGGAAGAGCATATGAAATAGAACAAATTTTTAGTTCAAATTTTCCAACAGTAGAAACAATATCAGTTGACGGAGGCTCGTTCGCGTAATGGCATTATCAACTTTAAATTGGAAGCTTCTTCCACCACAGGTAGTTACAGTAAATAATGTAAACTCAATACTTGATAATTTTTATACAATGTGTACATCAATTACTTATGCAGATGGTTCAACAAGAACTCCTGGGTCCGGGTCTGCTTGGACATGGGGTAGGGATACTACTAATGCATTTCAAACTGGAGTTACAACAGCCTTATATGGAACTCCGCCAGTAGATGCGATAGGACACAGGGTATGTATGGCGGCTAGCACGGTTGCTGGCCCTCCAACATCAAAACAATTTATTGATACTTATGCTGCAAATACTGTTATGATTGGAACTGCAAAAAACTCTGGTACTTATGGAAACTGGACAAATGCGACAACTCCATTTACAACTGGTGACTTTACAGGATTTGTTCATGCCGGAAGAGGTACTGTTGCCGTTACAATATCTACAGTTTATATGTGGGAGTCACAGGAATGCATAGCCATTCAAATGGTACATAGTACTGGCAGCCTATCAGAAGCATGGGCCGGGGCATTCATAGATCCTCTATCTGCAAATGCTTTAAATGCCGAATCAGATGGAAGGCTATATGGAGTAATGACAACTGGCTCATCAGCCATTGCGTCAGCAGCAAGAAACACCAATGCGGCAGCCGCTGGATTTTGGCATAATGTTGGGTCTGGTGCTGCACATTGCGGAGTATTTGTTCCAGGATCTGCAACAGTGCAAACTACCTTTAAAGGCGCAGTAGGTACAAATACCACCATTATTAGCTCAAACTTTACTGCAAAGAATGGAGATATACCAAGACTGCCAATCCCAATGGCATATCAAATCTCTCCATATTTTGCTGGGCAACTAAGGCAAATATACATGACAAGAAACGCAGCATCAACAGGATTGACTTGGAGCATAAGTGGTACTCCTCAGGGATACATCTTAACAAGCTCTTCGGTTGGATCAGCTGAAGCATATGTGGTGACAGTATGACCCTAAGAGATCAGATATTATCAAATATTAGTAATCATCCTCTTTCATCAAAAGTAATGGTTCCAAATGAAATATTTGAACAAATAAATTCAGATATGGCCTCATGGCTTCCATCAGGAATTTCAGTAGAGATATACGATGCTTGGGCAATATCAGTATTAGATTCATCTGGGACGGCCATCGGAAACTACACTATAATTGCTTGGCCATAAAATTTAAGCTCTTTATTTATAACATTAACACAGGTTAAAGTGGCATCTAGAGTAAATTTTAATTATAGGAGCGACCATGATAAAAGACCTAATGAGAATTGCAGATTTTTTAGATAAGAGTGGTCGAACAAAGGACGCAGGTATAATTGATTATATCTCAATGAAGTACGCCGATGGTGATCTAAAAGAATTCTTTAAGAGAGGCATGGATAAAGACTTCTTTGACAGCGAGTTTGGCAAGAAGACTGCAAAAAAAAGAGCCCAAATGCTGGAGATGGATCGCTCACTTGAAGAAGAAGAGACAGAAGAACTTTTAAAGTCCTTAAATAAGAGTTTATCTGAGTAATTGAACGGTGGGATTAGTCCCACCATTTTTTATAAAGAAGTTACTGTTCCAGAGCCTGCGGACCAGTTTATCTCGCAGAATGGCTGGTAGTATCCTTCTGAGTCTACATTTCTTGTATCAGTCCACTCTAGATATCCGCCAACATAAACATTTATAGTAACTTCGTTTCTTCCTGAGTATACTGAACCGGGATAATCATGAACATAAACTGTATACCTACCAGACGATGGAGAGTCTATGTTTATGTTTTCTGGGCCTGTGCCTGGAATATCATCCAAATCTAAGATTGGATTATCAACAGTAGACCCTCTAACTCCCCAATCAAGAGTACTGAAGGTACAGTTACCATAATAGCAATCAAGATCGCTGACAATAGAACCTCCTGGGGCAACTAAGTGTAGATCCATATCATCGCCAGAGTGCACCCAAAACATTTCTATCCATAGGTTTCCACCTGGGATTGCATCAAGAGTTGCAAAGCATGGCTCCGATGATATTCCTGCAGAGTTTGTTACAATTAGTTGGCCGATATATTCTCCTGCAAGAGTTGGCACGAAACCTCTTCTGTTCGCACCACCAGATGGCATCACATCAGTTGAGCCAAAAGGAGCAGATATAAGTTGCCAATCATAAGATACAATTGATCCTCCGCTTGGATCATATGAGCTGGAGCCTATCCAATCTGCAGAGCCGTGTATTGCCTCAACTTCGACTGGATTAACAGAGCAAACTGCAACTGGCTGAGAGACTGGAGTTCCCGTATCTCCAGTATCAATCGTTCCCGTATCATCTGGTGCCAGCCCAGAGATTGGAACTATTACTTCTAGATTAGAAGGATCATTTGATATTATTTTTATAGAGTCACTATCACCATATCCTTCTGATCTCCATGAGACAACAAACTCAGATGACTCGCTTGGTAACAGGCTGGTTGGCGAGGCATCAGTGAGTGTAAAGTTAAAGCCATCGGTCAGGGATATACTTGAAACATTTAGGGCCACTTCACCTACAGAACTGATCTGAACAGTTCTTGATTCTGTCGTGCCAACCTCAACCTGCCCAAAGCTTATTGACTCTGGTTGGACCTCGATTGCTGGAGAGCCATCCTGAGGATCGTCTGGCTTGTTGTTTATTTGGTAATCAGAGCAGGAGATTAAGTATAGTAAGATTGTGTTCATAGTTATATTAAAAAAATTAATATAGTTTATAGATCTAGATCATTTTATTTAAACTATTGGATAAAATATATGCGGTATGATTAGCCATCGCACTATTTTTATAGCCAAGGGATTTTATGACCGCAGAAAGATTCGACGCAATTTTAAATCTGACTGATAAGCTAAGAGGTATTTCAACCGATGGTTCTTGTCCAGTCGATGTGAACTCAATAGTTACCAAGCTTGGAGGAGTATTTTTCTTCAAAAAAGAAAAGGAGAGTGGAGTTGATCAGTATAGTTCTACCATAAAGATAACTGAGCCAAATAAATTTGAGATCTTAATGCTCTCCTTGGATGAGAATAGAGATCTTTCTAATAGATTTGAAATCGCACGTTGCCTTGGATATCTTTTTCTTCATACAAAATATGTAGATGGTGGATCGCCAGAAGTATGTATAGTAGATCCAAGCACCATATTTGGACCTCGCGATGTAAATGTATTTGCAATGGCATTGCTTATGCCAAAAGATCATTTCTTAGAAATTGCAGAAAAGAATATGATTCGATCAAAATATAATGTTGAAATGCTCTCTGGCTATTTTAAAGTGCCTGTTTATATCGTAAGAATTTATGGCCATTCACTTGGATCATACAGATGGAATAAAGATGCTTAAAGATTTGGAGGTTGTCATGAGCTTTGATTTAGATGAGAAAGAATTCTATGAAACATTTGCTGAACTTCAAGACGCTGAAGGTACCCAACGAGCACTGGAGTGGGCATGGTCTGCTCTTGACTGGACACAACAAGAGCTTCGAAAAGAAGCTGTCAAAAGCCAGTCGATTGTTGCTGAAGAGCGCGCCGCCGTGGTGGCGTGGCTCAGGGAGCAGCGGGCCTACGGCACCGATGAACTGCTGGGGCAGGGGTTCGCGAATGTCTGCGGCATCCTCTCGGACGCAATCGAACGTGGCGAGCACCGTCGCGAGGAGAAATGGGCAAATGAAGATAGTTGAAGTTACATATTCGCCATTAATAGTTAATGAGGTCGCCCAAATGGGCGGAGAGAAGGTTTACCAGATTGGCAAAAAGATTTTGCTCAAATATGAGGATGGCTCAACTGTAAAGTTAAAAAGAAGAGGCCCTCCGGATATTTGGATGGATGCTTCACTCTTTGTCGAAGTTCCACCAGACTTTACACCATACATTGGTGATTGTTATAATGAAGGCGACGAAATACGTGAGGTCACAATGATGGATCCAAATAATTTCTTACCAGTAAAAAGAAAGTTTAAAAAATTAAAGGAAGGAGAACTATGATAAAACTTGGAACCACTTTTACAAAAACTTATGTTGTTACCACACCAGAAGGAACCCCGTTGCAGGACTTTGAATCTTACAGAGTGAGTCACGTACAGAATAATATTGATACCAACCTATCCGAGTGTGAGTTTCAAAGACGAACCGGAAGAACAACCAAGATGGTTATATTGGTAAGGAGTTAAAATGGAATCCGATAAGATTGAACTTGCGAAACGCGTCGGCGCGTGCCGTGGCTGGCGGCGGGTGCCGGGCATGGACTTCACCTACGGAAAGGAGGGGAAGTGAGCGAGGACAAGGTCGGCTATGTCGTCTTTTACGATACTCAGGGTGACGGTCTCAGTGCACCTCCCTGGGGAATCCACGTGTGCTGGGGCGAGGCTGAGCTTCAGGATGAGGTGAGTCGGGTCTTCAACGAGATCGAGCCTGAGGGCGGATACACCCTTGATGACATCGTGATCCTAAGGATCGATGAGTCCTTCGATCTGAAGGTGAAGCGTGAGACCCGAACAACTGATGAGACTTGGGTGGAAATAGGGAAGAGATCATGAGCTGGAACAAAGTCCCTGAGACTGATTCTCGGTTTCCCAAATGGCTAAAGCGTGGACTGAGGCAAGCCTTATGAGTGAATATGGCTTCACAGATAACTTTGATAAGAGATATCTTTCTGGCTGGAGATATATACTTTATCTAAGCGGAGCATGCGAGCTAAAGTTCGTTAGAAAAATGCTCAAGGGAAGATGGGAAGCTTGGTGGATAGAGCCATGCCTTTCTTATGTTTGGCATCCAGTATATTGTGAGAGTTCTGGAGAAACAAATACGAGACCCTGCCCAATGTGGAACTCAGTATACATACTTGAAGAATATTAGATAAGATATAAACAATAAGTACCCGCGAATAACCTTGCGGGTATAATTCTGCCTATAGGAACTAAAATGAAGCTCGTTATTATCGAATCGCCAAACAAGATCAAGAAGCTGAAGTCAATTCTCTCATCTGACTACGAGATAGTTGCAAGTGTAGGGCATATGTTTGACCTTCCCAAGAGAGAGCTTGGAATAGATCTCGAATCATTTGATGTAGACCTAGTCCTTGATGATAGTAAAAAAGACATACTTACAAATATAAAAAGAAATGCAGATCTTGCAGATTGTATTTATATTGCAAGCGATGCAGATCGCGAAGGGGAGGCTATCGGGTTCAATATATACACTTCCCTATCGAAAAAGAACCAAAAGAAGTGTAAACGACTTCTTATCAATTCCATTACTAAGGAAGCAGTCGAGCAGGCCATTCAAAGCCCTACTGCAATTGATCTGAATCTTTCCAATGCCCAGAAGGGCCGTAGAGTAACAGACCGCCTTGTAGGCTATCAGATTAGTCCTGTCATGTGGGCAAAGGGACTTAAGGGAACTTCAGCAGGAAGAGTTCAGTCTGTTGCTCTAAAATATGTTGCAGATCTAGAGAAAGAGATCCTTGCTTTTAAATCAGAGGAATATTGGAAGGCAACCCTAAAGGGAGATGGCTTTGCCGCAGAGCTGGCATCAGTTGACGATAAGGCATATCAGCCAAAGACAAAAACTGGTGCAGAAGCAATGAAGAAGGACATTCTTTCTGGTAAGGAAACTGCTAAAGTCTCAGAGTATACAAAGAAGGTTCGTACACGCTCTCCAGAGCCTCCATTCATCACTTCAACCATTCAGCAGGCTGCATCCAATCTCTTTGGGTGGAACGCTCAGAAGACAATGCAGGTAGCTCAAACGCTATTTGCCGCAGGGCTCATTACTTACC